CTGCTTGTGAGTCGAGAGGTTGACAGCGAACCAGCCGCCGAGGGGGCAGAGCGACATGATCCGCACATTGACCAGTTTGTTTGATACCTGGGCCTTGTAGATGGCCCCGATTCTGACCTCTTTCTTCAACATATCTGTTTCCCCTTTCGTTACATAGCTACTTTGGCTCGCTGTCCACCATCGCGGCCTTGACCGTGCTGCCGCAGATCGGCGCGCCAGCGGCGAGGCGAAGCACAAGCTCGATGATGAAGCGCTTTTTGACACTCTCGATCTCGCGCTGCCTCGCCTGAAGCTGGGAGATTGAGTCTTGAAGCACGACGAAGAAGCTCAGCAGACTCGCATGCATCGAGTGGGGGCAGGGGCCGGATGCCATGCGCTCGACCCTGGTCTGTGGCCTAGACGCATGTCGCATCTCCTCGGCAACCCTAGCGACCCGCTCGGCTCGCTGCGCCTTTGCCTCGTCACTCTCTTTCGCAGTCATCGCCTCACGGACCTCCTTCGGGAACTTGGCGTCGCGCAGTTTTGCCTGCTCCTCTCGCTCTTCCCTGTCGAGTTGGTCCAAGATCCTTTTGCCCCTCTCAACGATCCGTTTCGTCTCCTCTTCCGACTGCTGCTGCGTCGTCGCGTAGTACGGTGTTCCCGGCTCGTCCTTGTCCGGGTCGGTCTCGGGAAGACTCTTGATGATGTCGGCCAGGTGCCTGAGATCCCTCGGCGGGTGACCCACCTCGACCACGGTCGGCTCGTAGGGCTTCCCGTCAGGTCCGAGACCGCGACGTTTCGCGTCATCGACGAAGCCCAGCGCTTGCGCCACGGGCTTGCCGTCGGGGTCCACAATCTCGAGCGTGCCGGGCATACCGGCTTTGCGGAGCCGCTCAAACTCCTCGTGCATCTGCTCCTCGGTCCCCGTGGCAACCGGGATATTGCTGCGACCGAGATGCTGTATGATGCGCCACTGCGGCTTTGCTACCTTGACTACCTCTTCCATTTCGCTCCCTTTCTATGCGATGTCGTCCCGGACCTGGTTTTGGTACTCGTCACTTCGCATCCACTTGACAGCAGAGGCGTACAGCGCCTGGGAGAGTTCCGGGTCACGTCCAAGTCGCTCTACGAGCAGATTCGCCACCTCGATCTCGTCCAAGCCATCGATACCGCTGTCCTTCAAGACGTGGTCGCAGAGATAGTCGACGACTATCTCTTCTGACGGGTTAAAGCCTTGAGCCGGTCCACAACTGGGACAGCACGAGTCTCCGCACATGCATGGCATATTGCCTCTCCTATCTTCGCCTAATCCTTAGCCGCCCTTACCCAGCGGGACAACCGTCGCAACGAGTCCTTGTCTCTATCATATTTCAGGTACATTTTCAACTGGGTAAGCTCCGCATCGTTCATTGAGCGGATAATATTGAGACCGTCGTCGTAATGCCTTTTCCCAATCGATTATGTCTTGGCTCATGTCATACCCGATCTGGGGTTGCAGGTAACGGTCTGTACACCGTGAGCTAGGAAGCTACCATTCGAGTTGCGACGGGTCAATCCCTAGCTGCTTGCGATGGTGCAGCACGATGCGTTTGGCGAGCCGCGCCTCACGATCGTCGAATTCATTTCGTCTCGCCAGGGCGTGACCGGCTCCGACCCATTGCGCGGAGAACCCCATGCCATCCTTCTGCCTCGCCCCGTCGCAGACCTCGGCGAGTTGGTGAATCGACTCGAGCAGAAGCGCCTTGACGTGGCCTGGGCATGGCTTCACGGCGAGTTGCTCAGCGTCCGGCATCAGGTAGACGGGCTGGCCCAGTGACGGATCGAGCTTAATCTGTTCCCCAGCCTTACGCTTTCGATCCAAAATAGCGTCGGCAAGATGCAGCTTCTCCACGATAAGCTCGGCCATGCGCTGGTCCAGAGTCTCATCGAAGGCGAGATAGTCGATGACGACGGGCTCGGACTGTCCGATACGGTGGCACCTGTCTTCGGCCTGTACCACGTTGCCGGGTACCCAGTCGAATTCAACGAAGACGATATGACTGGCAGCGGTCAGCGTGATTCCCACCCCAGACGCTAGGGTTGAGCAGAGACAGATTCTGACACTGGGATCGTTCTGGAAAGCTTGGACACTGTTATCCCTCTTCTTCTCGCTATCTCTACCCAGAATGGTCACCATGTTGTAGTCTTTTAGACCGGCAATGAGTCCGTCTTGGACCTTCTGATGATGCGTGAAGACCACAACCTTCTTGGTGCCAGAGTCGAGAAGTTCGCTGATATGTGCAATAGCGGGTTCGATCTTGGCTTCGCCAAGCATGGCGCGGATCCTGGCCATCTCCTGGAAATCTGCCTTCTCGCCCCTTCTGATCTCGGCAAGCTGATCAGTGAATGCGCCGATGTCTCCGGTGAGTTGCGACACGGCTGCATTGGTCATGGCGGCATCGTACCTGTCATAGATCGCGGCCTGAGCCTTCACGGCGCGCTTCGCATCGGGTGAATCGGGGTCGAGGGCGAAGACTCGCCGCCGCTTGGGAGGAAGTTCCTTTAGCACGTCGGCCTTGAGCCGACGAAGCATCAATCCGCCGCTTCTGAGCTTGGTTTGAAGCTCCTGCTCATTCTTACTGCCCTCGAATATCCATACCGTTGTCATACCCTTTCCCTTGACTGGCACTTCTTCCGTAGGCTTTGCTGTATATCGGTTGCCGAAACTGTAAATACTCTTCCAGATATCGGGCCTGAGTGAGGATATGATGGGCCAAAGTTCAATAGCCCTGTTGGGGACCGGAGTGCCGGTGAGAGCGATTGCCCTCGGTATTGTTCGAAAGATACCCGGCTCCTTCACGCTGCCGATGATAGCTTTACTCATAGCAGCTTTGGGATTCTTGAGCTTGTGAATCTCATCCACCACGATAAGGTCCCAGTCAAAGGACTTTATCGACTCGAGCATCCCCTTACCGCGTCCCTTGACCAACTTCTCGTAATTGGTCACACCGATCACGGGTTGATTTTGCGACGCAACGATGAGATCGTGCATATCCTTGCTGCTGTACAGGACCTTTGCCAGCGTGGGGACGACGAGGAATCTTGCCGCCTCTCTCACCCAGTTTCGACACACCGTGGCCTGAACAAGGATTAGGGTTTTCCTTATCCTCGGCTCTGCATTCAGAAGTCCTAGAACTTGCAGGGTTTTCCCAACACCTGGTTCGTCAGCAATCATGGTGCGATGATTTTCTTGCAACCATTCGATTCCTGCTAGCTGACATGGGTAATAGCTCAGTCCTGCCGGGATAGGGATGTCTCTTTGGGACTTTTCCGACGGCTCTGCGGCTTCGCTTTTACGTTCGGTCTCGAGCAGTTTGTCGAGAGCGGCGAGAGCCTGGGGCGTTGCGTAGCTGCGGAGGCGATTTGCCTTCGTGAAATCGGTCGTGAACCAAGCCTTGCGCGGCACACCGATATTGCAGGCGAAACAATGCCCGGTCTCGCAGCGATCGGGACCATGCCACTGAAACCCGGCATCCTTGACCGCTTTTCGCTCCGATACCTGCTCGTAGGCGAGTGGGATGTACCAAGCCTTGTCGCCCGGCACGATCATCATGGTGACTGCCGTGGGAGGCGGCGCGGCGGGCTGAACGACCTGGAGGCATGCGGCGTGGAAGGCACGAAAGTTGTCGGTGTCCCAGACAATGCGGTCGCCGGGATTGATCATCTTGCCGCACTTCGCGCACTTACCGCGCTTCTTCGACGTCATCGTGATGACGGGATTGTCTTCAACAGGCTTACGTGTCTTCATTTTACCATCAGTTCCGGCAACCTGCTCTGGGCAAGGTCTCTATTCAGACGCCTGACAGCTTCCGCCTTCATGGCAGACCAACCGTCTGAGCCGCCGATGTCAGTACTATGTACCGAGCCATAGTCATTTGCCACGAATGTTAGGTTGTATGAGTAGTCGTAATCGTCGTGGTATATGTCCACCTCCACCCTGGACTCGCCATAATACCTACCTCCACCAGGTCCGCTGCGGAAGACGCTTACCTCAACCCTGAACCCGGATCGAGTCAGTTTCTCTGCCCACTTCAGAGTGGACTTTTCAAGTGTTCCTATCGCGGGCATGGTCTACTCCTCGTCCTCGTCCTCGTCCTCTTCCGGCTCGTCCTCGTCGCACAACTCACAGTTGTCTCTGGGCTGGTCTGGATGGTCTGGGCACACCTCGGCTATGTAGGCTTCGTATTCCTCGTCGTAACTATCTGACAGGATCTTCTCAGCCTGTCGCATCGAGTACAGATCGCCTTCCAGCAAGCCTTCGTCGTTGAATATGCCGTATTGCTTCATTTCGCCTTCCTCTCCAACTCCACGGCCATGGCTCTGAGTGATGCAGCTTTGATCTCTCCTAGATCTGACTTGAATGCTACCGAGATGGCCGACAGGAGGTCCGCTGCTCGGTTGATACTGTCGCGTACCACCTCGAGCCGCTTCTCCTCGCTCATCCCACTTAGCTCCTCTCGGGTGATGGGTAGGACCGACAAGTCCCATGTCTGGGGCCTATTCTTGCTAGCCCTGGCTCGCTCCTTCGCGATCCTGTCCCGTATCAGGCGCAAGCCCTCTTCCCCCTCGTCGCCACGATTCACGATGCGTGGCTTATTGTACCTGCCACGAGAACTATGGTATCGACCGAATGGGCCAGAGCCGCTTGGTGTATAGCTTGAAGGCATATATGCGTAGTTTGTACCCAGAATCTGATTGATCTGCGGCATTTGGGTTCGAAGGACCAGCCCCATCTCACGCTCCGAGAGAATACTTCTCTCAGCTAGGTCGGACACTTCTGCGTATCCCTTGGCGTACAAGACCACAGCTTCTATCGCCAGGGCGAGTCTCTCTTCCCTTGATGGGGACAGCGCCTCATCCGTCTCAGCCCTATCTCTTGCCCGTTTGGCCAGTTCTCGCCAGTTCATCCAATTACCTCGACGCGGAGTATACGCCACGTCTCAAGCCGTGTCACCACAGTCTATGCCGATTTCCACCATGGCGGCATCCGCTCGTTGAGCATGCGCTCATACATCGACACCACGACTTGCTCCGACACGCCGTGAACATTCCTTGCCGCAGCTACGATGGGGTCACAGTGGATCGTGACGTACTCGGCCTCGTAGCCATAGGCCGCTGCTCCCAGCATATACGGGGCCATCTCGACGGCTGTCGAGTTGGTGTTGTCCACGATGACCAAGTCCGTCTTGCGCTGTAGCGCCTCGATGAAGCTCTTGAAGCACTCGGCATGGGCCTGGGACAACAGACTCGCGTCGAATGCGTATCTGCCGTTGCCGAGCCTGACGAAGTAGGCGTCAGCCGATACGATTTTGTGCCTGTAGCTACCATACGCCACGTAGCTCTTGACGATTTCCATGGCCGCAGTGGTCTTGCCGCTACCCGGCACTCCTCGCATGACGATGACTCTCATATCTCCTCCACTTTTAGAGCCAAGGCTCTATGCCGAATCTTGCCAAGAACTCTCGAGCCTCGCAGATGTCGCAGCCCATGCACTCCACTCCCTGCTGCCACGACTTGAACTGCCTACACGTCTCACCCCTGGGTCTGCCATGGCGCGCAGAGGCGAAGCGGCATCCGTAGCCACTAGTCGTCGCCTGAAGCCTACGCAGAGCCTCTCCAAGCGCAAGTCCCTCATCCCTCCACGATCCTGAACTCTTCGCCAAGCAACGCTGTCAATGCTCCGACGACGCAGTTTTCGCCACATACTGGGCAGTCGTAGTCCTCCGCGTCGGGCTCCGTCGTCTCCCGTGTGAAGCTCTGGCACTGCACGCACCAGCCCTCGTAGTTGTTTTCCGCCACGGCGTAGCGCTCGAACGAGATCAATTTCGGCACGGCTCACCTCCATCGTGGGTCCGGTGAGATGGTCGAGACTCGACCATCCGGCCCGACCCGCGATAGCTAGCCGAGAGCCTCCACGATGTCGGCCCAGATCCGCTCAATCGTAGAGACATGACCCTTCGACCCGTCGCCGCCCTCGCGGTGCGCGACTTCGTGGACCAGGACGCGCAGCGTCTCTCTGCGGCTGCCTAGGATCCGCCTGGCGATCGAGATCTCGGCACCGGAGTCGCGTTTGTGATGGAGTCCCAGCAGGTTCTCGTCGCGGAAATCGACGATTTCGACCGAGTCCAGCGCCAGATCCATGGTGACGCAGGCCACCGTGTCGATTGCCCTCGTGAGACTCGCCTGCTCCAGGTCCGATAGCTCGTGCCACGAATAGACGCGAGTCGCCTCGGTGGCGTATCTCGCCTTGATCTCGTCGATAGTGCCGTATTTGCGGCGCAGGATGTGCCCCAGCGCATCACCGACGACGATTCCACGCTTGCCGAGGTGACCCACGTCCTCACTCTCAGCGAGCGAGCCGACCGGAATCGCGTCGCTGCCGTGTCGCCGCTCGAACTCCGCAGTGACGGCATTGACCACGCTGTCCGACAGGTATTTTGCCGTGTACTCGCCGATACCCTTGCAGTCTGGACTATTGTCGTCGAGCATGATCTGGAACGAATCGACCAGATCCGGCCTGCGACCCAGTGCGCTCAGCCAGATCTGCGACATATGGTATTGTAGCGACCACTTGTCGATCATGCGCCGGTCACGATCGATTTCCACGTTGTCAAAGTCATAACCGTACGCGAGATCATGGTCGTTTTGGACATGAATGCCTTTGCAGTACAGCATTCCCCTGCTTTCCGGGTCGAGCAGTAGCGAGCCGTAGCTCGTCTTGACTCGTGCCGTCTTCTTGCGCCCGTCGCCCAGGAATAGGAAGAGCTTGCGCATCGTGGTCCAAGCCTCGGCGTTGACTCCGTGTACCTCGACCTGGACCCGCTGCTCGGCCTTGCGGCCCGTCGCGATCTGGAAGCACAGCACGTCGGCATTGAATCGATCGCTTCGCTGGATCGAGGGAATCCAGACCTCGTCGCCGCTGCGGATCTTGATCCTGAGCCCCTCTCGGACCAGGGCGAGGACTCCGAGCTTCAAGCCCTCACCGAACTTGCCGCGCATATCGCTGCGGTCCGTCTTCGTCGTGTGCCCGAGCAGCAATGCCTCGTGCGGCAGCACGACTCCCTCGTTCTCGATCACCAGCACATTGCCGTCCCGATGCCGGATCGTCATCTGCTTGCCTCGGCAATTGCCTCTTCCCAGGAATGCCCCGTACCCATGACAGCCCTGCACCAGGTCTCGGTCCCCACACTGTACACCGACTCTCCCGGAGTCTGACAGCCTTTTCTGAAGCAACGGCATCTTTTGACACCGTTTCTGTCGCAGAAAAAGCCACCTTTGCCAACCTCGGCCCATACCCTGTAGCCGGGCCACAGTGCTCGAAGCGCCTGGAGAACCTTGTGCCTAGTCACTTGCCCCTCACAAATCCGTCCCGGACCAGTACGTCTCGGACCGCTTTTCGGTGCGCCCTGGTCGCGGTTCTCCCGGTCCAGTACTGCCCCTCGGCGTAGTAGGCGGCGAGACCAGGGCACACCCTGCGGCACATATCCGCGACCCTGCCCATAGGCATGTCAGCGGGTACGATAGCCATCTCACACTCTGGCTCTCCATTCTCGTCGAGGACGAGAGCGGAGACGGTGCGCTCGGGGCGGCTCATTTATCTCCTCCCGTGTAATGACGATGGATCGCGTAGACCTGATTTGCCACTTTGTGACCCATCGTGGTGCCAATCGCCTTGGCGAGCCTACGTGGCATACGGGTGTACAGCGAATCGATTGCTGGCCAGTTCTCGTCAGCCTGCTCGACGGTGTAGGAGAATTTGGCGAGCCGCTTGACCACGGCGGCTTCGAATGCCTCCATCATCACCCTCTCCGCATCCACTGCCTCGAGGATCTCGATCTCCTTGTCCGACTCCTCGATTTTCGCGACGGTCGCGGCGTGGATAAGCGCTCGCGTCGTGTCGTGGACCGAGTCGCAATCGACGTGGTCCTCGACGAGCGCAGCGACGTGGCTAAGTAGCAGATCCCAGATGATCTCTGCCGTTGCGACCTGGGGTTGCCTGAGCATTTCGCTGATCATGCCGTCCTCCTGAGAAGTCCAATCTCGCAATTCGCGAGGATGTAGTCGCGACCGAGTCCCGCCTTGGCGAGAGGCTCGATTCGCCTCGAGCCTGGGGGCAGGACGAGGCGGAACACGAGCGCCTCGTCACCGGGTCGCATCACGATCGTGCGCCTGTCGTAGGGCACCTCGATGCCGGTTAGCTCGCTGAGTGCCTCGGCGGTCTCGCGGTAGCCGATCGAGGACTGCCACTCGCCGTCCTCCAGCCACTGGATCGCCTCGATGAGGCTGATTAGTGCGTAGGTGTAGTCGCCGGGCGCTGTGATCACAGCGCTGGACAGGATATGCCTCATAGCTCGCCTCCATTCGGTGGTTTGGGTGACCAAGACCGCATCCAGGCGGCAGGGGCTGGCAGCCAGGAGCACTCCTCGCCACCCTCGTAGACGACGAAACGGCTCTCTGCGGCATCCCACCAGCCGTACACGACGCCTCTGTCGGGGTACCAGGCCCAGACGTCCCGTTCATCGATCGGGGCACCTGAGACCCAGATATGCTCCCACACCTGTCGCTCCACTACCTGTCGCATCGCGACGCCTCCCTCGCGCAGACCCAGGCAGCCCTGGCGCAGGCCAGGGTGAGCCGCCACACCGCTCTCAGACTGCGGGGGCGGGCCAGCGGTGCCAGACCGGCCATGACCGCTCGCAGCGTGGGTTCGGGGACCCGGTTTGTGACTCGTTGTGTGATGCTCATTCCTCCTCCTCCTCGTTCTCTCGCTCCCACTCCGCTTGCTCCACCACGTCGATGGCCCACTGCCGCGATCTGAGGTCAGCGGGGGATTCCTCGATGGCCAGAACCACCGAGGTGACAGCGCACCCCAGCGTGTCGAGCCAATCGATCGGGCTCGGCGTGTAGGCTGTCTCATACTCCGTGAGCAGGACAGGGTTGCCATTGGTCCGAAGATAAAACAGCCACCCCCTCGCGCCGGTCAGCGCAGGGGCGGTCCAGAGACTGACTCTCTGGTCTCCGTCCCTCATGTTACTGAGGATCTCCGTGGCCCTGTCCTCGTCCACTGAAATGTCGTTGGTAACGTAGTAGCTCACGACTCACCTCCGTAGCGACGGACATATTCGCCCTGCTCCACCTGCATGGCGTAGGGATCCATGGGTCCCTGCCCCACGTATACGTCGACACCGCACGCTGCGCAGCGTGCGTATCCATCCTCGCTCCACGCGGGGACTATGTGCGGCAGGTGCCGCACGGTTTCGCAGCCCTTACGCGGACCGCGAGTGATGTAGTGTCTCTGCGCGCATGTCCTGGTCATTTCCCACCTCCAGCGTATCCGGACTCGTTGCGGTATCGGTCCCAGCCCGCCGCATCGTTTTTATCGGGCATGTCTGTTCGGTCGACACTGCCCGGCTCATCGCCGTCGTACAGGTATCGCTCCGCGTCTGCGCGCGTCTCGAATCCTCCGACCCTGCCGCCGTTCTCGTAATTGATTTCCCACGTCATTTCTCACCTCCCATACGCCTGCTGACACTGCGCGCAACGGCGCAGCAGATACTATCCGGGGTCGCGTTGCCTCGCCCCCTGTGCTGCAAAATCCTGCCGTCCGGGGCGACCTCCAGTGTGCTGCGATGCCTGCCGCAGCGGATCGCGACGATCACGCTGTGACCCTGTTCCACTGCGTGGCTGTATCCGCCGACGCAGTGGCGCATCTCGCGGCCCTCCTCAACTAACTCCGCAGGGGTCACGAGGGCTCGTGCCCTAGCTCCGAGGCGGCACGAGGGAGGGCTGGCGAGCACTCTGTGGTCTCGGGCCAACTCCTCCAGTCGCGACTCGCCTACCCGCTCTGCGGCTCGCGAGAAGGCGCGCATCACTCCGGTCGCCACGCCTCTGTCGAGGTCCACGTCCTGGATCTCGTCGAGCCGGTCCGCGAACCTGACCCGGACCCTGGCACCGTTGGGGCCGAGGAATTCGCGGCTTCGGACCAGCGCCTCGTGCTCGGCGGGCGCGGCCAGTACGCGCTCCAGCCAGCGCGCGACCAGCCAGGAGCGCAGCGTCCAGTCGCGGCTCACTCGCAGGCCCCGGAGCAGGCGCTGGGAGAGCCAGTGCAGAGGCGCGCTCTGCGGCGCGTCGCTGAGCCAGCGGTGCGCCTCGCTGGCGGTTAGGCTCGACGCGGGATCGCTGCGCCTCGCGATGTCGCGGGGCGAGAGTCCCCGGCGTAGCCACCGAGCCTGGATGATCGAGCAGCCAGGGTACTCGGGAGCGAGCCAGGCAGAGAGGGGGGCGCGGCGGATCGTGCTCATTTCCTCTCCATAAGCTCGCCCGCCGCCCTGGCGGGCCAGTCCCAAGTCGAGTAGAGCCTACGGGTCGTCCCGTCGGCCATGTGGGCGAGGTACGCCCGCCCGATCGCCGCCCGCGTCTGTGGGTCCTGGGGCGCGGGCTCGGTGGAGATGACCTCCACCCAAGCCTCCGCTCCCTCGGCGCGCATGTGAGGGGAAACGCAATCCTCCCACAGTCCGACGTAGCAGCGCGGGAATGCCGCCTCTGCCGATTCGCGAGAGGTGAAGTATCGGCGGCTCCCCATCACCTCGACCACGACCCACGTACTCGTACTCATGACGCCACCTCCTCGACCCGGCTGATCTGCCGGGCATAGACCGTCTTGGCCCCTCTGACGCTCTGGGCATGGACCCAGGGCAGCCAGGCGCTACCCGCGCCTCGAGACCGGCGGCGGTAGATCACGCCGCGAGCCGTGGCGAGGCTGAGCCCTCGAGACTGCTCGACCCAGACCGACTCGTAGACCTCCTCAGTCTCCGTGATCGAGACGGGGACCGCCGACAGGGTCAGACGGTCTTCGATCACGTCGAGTCCACGGTCATAGACCGTCGCCTCCCAGTCCTGGGGGACCGTAAGGGTCACCTCCAGGTTCGTCCCCTTCCAGGTATGCTTCTTGTGCCAGACCGTGTAGGTCGTGGACGAGACGCCGGGCTCGCCGGTCCCGACCCGGATCGTGTTCTCGCCGCCGACCCAGGCCGAGGAGGCTCGGCGGTACTCTGCCCGCCGGTAGGCTCCCGCGACGAGGTTTGCTAGCGCCTGGCGCATCTGCCGGGCTCTCTCTGCCCGGCGCTCGGCCTGGCGAGCTAGAACCCATCCTGGCTCGCGAGCGGCGAGCGGATCGGCGGGAGCCTTCGCCAGCGCCTGGCGAGCCAGGCGCGTCCTGGCGATGGCGACGATGGTCTTGGCCTCGTCGCTGACGCCGAGGCGGGCAAGGGCGCAGCTACGGACCTCGGAGGCGAGGTCAGCGGCAAAGTCCGTCGCCATGTGGCATGCGAGGCGAGGTGTGCGATCAACGACGGACGCCACCGCATCGTCGAGGACGTGGGCGGCTTCCTTCTTGGCAGTGGGTGTGAGGCGAGGCTTGATCGAGGGGTTCATTGGTCCTCCGGTGCCGCTGGTTGGTTGGTGCGGACACCTACCCGGTGCCACTGCACGAGCGGTGCCAGGTGTGGCACGAGACACCTGGACACAAGAGCGAAGTGATTACACGGACTTAGCTTCGTTGCCAGGCGAACGACCGGACAGGTGTCCGCCGGACAAGTGTCCGTGGGCCGGACAAGTGTCCGCCGTCCCCACTGTAACAGCCCCAACACGCACAGCTACACGGTACAGCGTTCTGCGTGATACACCCAGCATCCTTGCGGCTAGGTCTACGCTTCCCGCCACATCTATCGCTGATTCGATACGCTTCCTTGCCTCGTCGGGGCGGATGAGGGCCAGCGCTGCGAGTTCGGTCGGCATTCTCACCTCCATGGCATGGTCAATGCCTACACACGCTTACCATGACAGTCTACTTCCTGCAATCATTATACACAAATCTAATCAAGATAGGTGAAACAACCAACCTTCGAACTAGAATTTATACTCTAATAGGTGAGTTTCAAGAACCGATGTATCTACTCGGTATAGCTGATACGTCGGAGTCTGCTATGCATAACGCATTCGCTGACATGTGGGTATGGAACGAATTCTTCTTTCCATCTCCAGATCTGATCATGGCAGCTACTCAGAAAAAAGTAGATTTACACCTTCCCATAAAGGCATTTGTCAGGAAGCCAAAGCTACTGTGCAGGTGGGACACGTATTCATATGGCGTAAGGCGAGTCCTGGCTAGAGATATTGAATGGAGAAAGGACCTTGTCGGCAGACGCCCAGTGCCGCATGACCCCTATCCAATACCTTACCCGGTGACATATGGGATGACGATTCCGTCAGACTCAGATGCGGCAAAATACTTCAAGTTGAAAAGCAAACTGCTTGAGCAGTTACTTTGGAATCGTACCATGTATGACGACAAATAGGCTACTACGACGCAGCTTCGATGACCTCGTCCATATTCCAGTTGCGGAGCAGGTACGCGGCAGCGTGGACACTAAGACGACAAATAGCCGGGTCACGCACGTAGTATTTTCGAAGCGAGCGAGGTTGCCGCGTTCCGCATATGACGCGCCCAGTCCCGGCCTTCAGGGAAAGCGTTCACGCCCGTTTTCCTTCGCAGGTACTCGTACTCGTCATCGAGTTGGTTCGCCCTGTCCGTGAGCATAGTGAAAGCGAGGTCCCTATCGAAAACCTCAAGCGTCTTGCCCCGCATCACCCCTGGGAAAAGATGATCGCCCATCAACCTCGTCTCCTCAACCCATACGGGATCGAAGAAGTAGGTCTCCATTAGGGAGCATTGCATATCACTCATACGAATCATCAGAGTCTTGGCAGGATTACTCTTCGCCGCCGCCCGTAGCTCCGAATCGGTGAGAATGCCCATGACCGGATTCCTCTTCGCAGGGGACTCAAGCGCCCAGAAACTCCTCCCATAGGTATCCTGCGACGTTCCCATGTCTGGTCCCGTCAGCCACCTAAATTTGAGCCCTCTAATTTGGTCGAAGGATTCGCCTCTACCAAGTATCTCCACAGCTTCTAGCTTCCCAGATTCTGATGATGTTGTAAATAGAATTTCGCCACTGCTAGGCTGCGGAATGTGACACCATCCATCACCCCCGGCATAGGGTTGGACCTCTTTCGGGATTTTGGGTATCTTTTTAGCTCTTCGCATGACCGGATTCCTTGACGGCTGCGGGGTCCATTCGTCCATCTTGAGATAATAGCCCTCGGCCAGCCCTTGCGCACGCCACTTCTCCCACATCTTCGCGGCTGCCTGGGAGGTAATCCAGCCTTGCTTGAGCCTACCCCCACGCTGACGGAGCCACTTCACAGCCTCACGATAGAGGTCCGTTGCAATCCCCATCCGTTGCAGCTTGGGGGCCACTGCTACCTGACCCACCCAGAATACACCGGGTTCTTCTGGTTCTGGATGTAAATCTAACCTACCTATGCTGTCGTCCCCCGGATTCTTTTTACGTAATTTCGGGGAGACCTTTGGACCGAAGCGTGCCACGAACGAAAGCTCTGGTACTTTCGTAGTACCTCCACCCTCCTGCCAAACGCCCCCAGCGATTTCGATGCCGTCTTCCCTAGTGAATAGGGTAAGCTTCTTGGCTGTTGGCACATAGGGGGGCAAGGGGTCCGGGGGCTCAAGCGTAAATCGAGCATTCCTTCCCTTGGAGACCGGATTCCCCTTCGCAGGTTTGGGAAGCTTCCCCTCGGCCCTGAGTCGGCTGATCACCGAGTCGATACTGATCTCGCACTTGCTCTGTAGCCACTCACGGTCAATCTCGTCGTCCAGGTCCCCACCCTTGGAAGCAAATTTGATCACCGCATCTACGCCGCTTTGCCACGCCTGCGGGTCATTTACGATCTGCTCCTGCTCAAGAGCCCAGGCAAGCACTGCGTGCCAGAACCTCTTCTTGTGCGAGGGTTGCGATATCTCACGCTTAGTTAGTGTTGGAGCCTTCCTGTCACCAATGAACAGTTTGCTATTAGCTATGCTCTGCACGGCTCTAGCGGCTCTCTGTTCGCGTGTATAGCCGCGCCCAAGATTTGGCAACTTGCCACTGGCAAGCCTCTCCTCGTATACCTCTTTTGCCCACTGTCTACCCGCAGCGTCGCTATCCATGACAGGGTTGTCCCTTCGCAGCCTCGACGGCTGCGGGCTGTAGGCCCACATGATCAATGCGAGGTGCCTTCGCGTCGGGCGACCATTGGAGTCGAACCAGGGCTCGTTAGATGCCTGCACCATATGCCTGGCAATGAAACCTTCCCGCTTTGCCCTCCACTCAGGCGATAGGGCTCGAGCCGATCCGGCGGCTTCGTAGGCGCGCAGAAAACCGCGATTGCTCCGAGCCACTTCGGACACGCCGCGCCGCGCCGCCTCGCTTTCCCATGCGAGGACCTTGTCCAGGCTAAGATAGCTATGTGTCATCTCTTCCTCAACGCGAGATACGCTATGAGTCCAGCTATAGCAGCGGTCCCGATGATCGGCAATGCGATATTGACTGGCTCAATGCCGGGTTGTACCGGCTGGACCGGAGGCTTTTCTGGCTCGATGGGAGGCTTGGGGGCAGGGGCTCGAGCCGCGTCCCACCATCGCAGCATCGCGGCTCTCGTCGCTGGTACCTGCTCGTGGTGCCCCAGGTCGAGATAGCCAGAGATGAGGTAACCGGGCTCGCCCCAGCACTCGTCGGGCTCGGGAAGGCCCCACTCCGTGGCAGAGGAGGGATCGACTTGAGGCGAGCCTAGCCTTCCCATCGCTTCCCGCCACCGATCCAGACTGTGATCGTATTGCCCCGGAGTCGAGGTGGAGGCAGTGGCGATAAGCGAGGTCTCACCCAGCCTCGACGCTGTGACGAGCCTATCGGCAAATGTGTTGCTGCCGTAGAGCCCGTCAATGCACATCCAGGCAGCGGCGTCCGAGGGACTCGAGGTGGACAGGATAGCTCGCACCGCGCCGTGACCGGCAGAGAACCAAGCCACGCCAATAGGCTCGGTGCCACCGACCCGGTCCCGGAGCGATTTGCCTCCGAGCCAGGCCGATGCGGCAGCTTGCATCGCGTCGCTGCCGATGTCCGAGCCCTTGGGATGAATGTGGATTACATCGTAGTCAGCGTCCTTGGGAACGCCGAGTTGATAGGCATTCATAGGCCCGGTGACGATGAGGGTGCCAGGCATGTCTAGTAGTGACAGCGTGACGAGGGATCGTTCCAGTCACCCCTGCTCTGGTATCCTGGGCTCAAGACCCAGGAGCCGAAACCGGAGCGGTAGCCACCGACCTTGACACTTTTGCCAGCGGTGCGGTTCCAGAGCTTATGTGCCTTCTCGTCGGGAAGCTCAAGTGTCCAGTCACTACCCTTGCCGCTGAGTTGGCCAGGAATCTTGTATTGAGCCAAGAGCTTCTTGACTTGAGACTTGGTGACTGTTGTCGGGTTGTCGCAGACCTTGTAGCCGGTAGAGAACCACATAACGCTTCCATCTGGCCGACGAACGCCACCTTTCCAGGACAGAGACCCGCCGGTAGGCTGCTTCTGCTTCTTGGCATAGCGAAGCGCCGCTTTTTTGGCCGCAGCCTCGGTAATATGCGATGACCAAGGCACGAACCCTTTCCCCTGTTCCCATACGCCAGCTTCGAATCGACCCTTAGCCGGGTTGTCGCAGACCTTGCAGCCAGTCTCATACCTGTTTCGGAACCCGATCCACTTCTTGCGTTCACTCTCCGAGATCTGAGATGGTGACGCAGCCTCGACAGCGTCGAGCGTCATACGGATGTGACCGGCGAGGCTCTCGCCACCAAGCTCGTCACCCGTAGCATAGGTCCCCGTGTAGGTCTCCGCATCGGCGTAGGACACGGTGAATTTCACCTTCTCCTGAGCCGGTGGCTCGGCCCAAAGCGAGAGTTGCCTATCAGCCTTTGCCCAGACATTGCCGCCTTCAAGCGTAACGCTCTTGCCCACGTCTTTCGAGCCGCTGAGCTTGGTCAAGGTGATGGATCGAGCCTTCACCTTGCCACCGCTCTTGACTGTCTTTGCCTCGGCATCGAGAGACGCAAGCGCATCTCTTACCCCAGTCTTCACAGCCTCAGACTCGGCACACTTTGCCTGAATACTCTTTGGGATATCCCACGGTCCCAGAACAACATTGACATACGCCCTGAACTCTTCGCCGGTTGGTCGTCGGCCCAGGTGCTTTGTGACCATCTCAAAAAGCTCAGGTACATTATGAGCCTTGAACAAGTCTTGTCGACTCACCTTCTTCTTGGTCGGGTTCTTCTTTGCCTTCGCCCCGAGCCCAAACCGCTCGACGCTAGCCTTGTCACTGGCCGGGAACGCAATGTTCATCCCCGACTCGTAGCGAGGCAGTTGGAATTGCTCCCAGCACTCCTTGTCTTTCACCTCGACGAGGCGGAAGCCGTTGACGACTTTGCCCGTATCCTTCACATACCAGTAGTCGTAAGCGGCGGGAGCATTGGTCCAGGCGAGGAACTTAACACTCTTCTCGTCGGGGCCCATGGTCTTAATTCGCTTTTTAGCAGCCGACGCTACAACCTTATCTTTACTTCTAGCCAGTACCGAATTGATATAGCCCATACACAAAATTCGTGGCGACTTGAGTTTACCTACCGAAGCTGGATTCTCGTCGGGGCCCATGTACTCGTCGATGTATTCCTTCGCCTGCTTCAGCGTACCAACCACCTTCCCATTGGGCATGTGTTCGGGGTGTTTGGCTATCCATCCAGACGTCTTTCTTCCCTTACCGAACTTTGGCATACTACGACCGTAGGTTTGGTAGCCAACCTGCATCCCGGAGAACTGTTCTATTGTCCAGCCTCTGTACTGCACCGTCTTTTCGGTCGGATTACTCTTCCGTCCCGCCGCCATGGCGCGCCGAGTCCCGACGAGGTATTCTAGACTCTTCTCAATCGTTACAAGCTCTTTGTGGCCCTTCCTGTCATGTCTCGACGTCGAGCTTGTCTTGAGACTGCGAATACGACCGAGCGCATCGGCGAGAGTCTCGGTGGGCACGGTCTTACCCGCGAAGAGGCTTGAGCCTACCGCGTAGATCGGGTCGCCTTGACCATAGTGCCAGTTCTGGAGCATGAGCCCTAGCTGTTTCGGGTCGATATAGTCGGGCCTGTCGTGGTGAGCCATGGACTTGTGGCTCCACGGCACCTTGACGGCTTCGCCCGACTCGATCTGGCGCTTCGCCTCGGCATCGCTGATCGGCACCCATTGCTTGTCGAGAAGGACATGCCACTGCTTGCCTTTCTGCGAGAGATGGACTTGATCCTGGCTCGGATTGCTGCGAGGCTTTGCTCGACCAAATGTCCCTCGCAGGCGCAACTTCTTATCGATCAACTTGAGTTGAGCCGTGGTCAGCGGCTTACCGTCGCTGCGCTCGATAAAGAGACTGTACGATGTCCTGTCTCCAGTCGTGTAGTCCTGCTCCGACTCGGAAATAATCCAGTCGCGGCTAGAGGGGTGGCTACTGCTCCACTCAAGCCACGTCGCATCGTGGCTAACAGAGTCGAGAAGCGACTCGAGCGTATCGTAGCTCTCCGACTCCTCGACCTTCCAGCCCCTATCGTCGGTCTCGCCAGCCTCAAGAGCCTCCTCGTCCCAGGTCTCGTAAGCCATGCGGTAGATATAGCCACCGGCTCGAGGCACGGGGTTGGAGGCGATTCTCTTGTACAGCGTCGGGTTCTTCTTGGCCTTACCTCGCTTCGGCCCAAAGTTACCCGTCATCACATCGGTGTAGTCTTGCTGGTTCTTGCGATGAGCCTTAATGGCATAGTCGATACAGCGACGGGTCAGCTTCGCGTCGAAACCGGCCTTCTTGCAGCGCTTCTCAATGTTGGCACGCACCTCTTCATCCGGCGTGCCGACATGGACTCGACCCATGAGCCAGTCGATTTCGAACTTGAGACCGTCCCACCTAGTTCGAGCCTGGGTCTTGGCAGGGTTTTCCTTCCAGCCCTTGACGATCCCGGACCATGCCTCTTTCGCGACGCCCGCCGCTTTGCGACCCACGCGCTTTCCGCCCTGCTTGAGCTTCTCACCCGTGTAGACCGCAGCCCGCTTGGTGAGTTCGGCTCCCTTCGCGGCCCCCGCCTTGGCGGCTTTCTTCGCCACCTCCGCACCCTTCTTTGTGCCAGCCTTTGCGGCGCGACTCGTCGCGGCCCCGGCACGCTTCGCTGCGCTCTTCGCCTTCTCCTTTGCCGACCCTGCCGCCGCCTTGGCGGCTTTCTTGGCCCTAAACTTCAGCGAGGGCGTAGGCAGATCGGAGGGGTTTTTCTTAGCCTTTAGCTTCGAAGCTTTCTTCGCCTTCGGCTTGGTGGCGAGTTTGGCAGATTTGCCTGCCCGACTCGTGCGAGTAGCCTTAGTAGGCTTCGACGCTTTCCTCGACTTGGGAGCGGTCTTGGTCGGATTGCGCTTCGGCGTCTTGCAGGCGAGAACTGTGGTCTTGGTAGCCATGCCGAGACGATACGCTAGCACCATGGCTCTCGCAACATTGCCTGCGTCTATTTCTTGCCGCGTCGCAAGAGTCCCGAGAGCCGGTCCAGAGCCGACATGGCCGCGAGGGTACAAGCGAAGGCTCCAACCGCGATCCAGAACCCCTGGCTCGCCTTGGCGGGCAGGCAGGGTGGGGCGGGAAGGTATTCCTCGTCGGCAAGCACCTTCGCGTCGCAGCCGCCACTGCTCATATCGCCACCCGACTCGGCCAGGACATAGACCGGCGGCACACCCGACGCGATCCTGTCGCGAACCCGCTGCCTCGCCCCCGGCTCGAGCGAACCGTAAATGTTCGCGGCGCACACCATCGCGGGCCAGTAGACAAGATCGGTGTAGCCCCAAACAATGTCGCCGACATAGCCGGGCGGCGCGAGCCATGGCGCTGGGGCCATGACGGCTTCCCCCTCCCGCATGATTCGAGTCACCTCTTCTGCTTCAGACACGGCTTCATTGTACTTGTCAACTTCCTCGATATTCGTAAGCTTGCCGCCCCTGATAAGCTCTCTCGCGAACAGATACGTGATCTGACACCAGGCAAATGGCTCGGTGCGATAGAGACTGGGTTCGATCGGGGGAAGAAATGGGTTGGTCTCGTCGCTCATGGCGCGAGACTACCACGACATTTCACCTAGAGCGAATATGCGCGGCGGGAGAATCGTCATCGTCTTCTCCGTCCTCTTCCTCCTCGTCATCCTGGTCGGCCCCATCCTCCTCCTCGGATTCCTCCTCGTCCTCCTCGAGGTCGTCATCATCATCGTCGTCCTCGGTCTCATCCTCGTCCATCTCTGCGATGATGGCTCTCGCCTCACGAAGCAGACTCTTCTCGTCGTCCGAATTGGTCATTGTGAACAGAAAGGATGGGATCGTGTTGGATAGATAGTAGGCACCGTTGATTGTGGGCAGAAATGGCAGAAGTTGATACCGCGTCTCTCCGTCATCCTTTTCCCCCGTATCGACGACGCCCCAGGCCGGGAACTCGACTAGCTGCGGGATCGGTTTGCCGCTCCTCGCCTTACCCTTTCGAACCACGGCAACATCTGTCTCGTTTCGAATCGCACTGATGAGCTTGACTGCCATTTCGGCCTCCTAGTGGTGGCGCACCGTACACCATTTGCACCACCTTAGTCAACCTACCAAGCTTGCATTTTGTCAATAAATCGTGTAGCGTTGCGCGCCATGCCGACACTGTACCGGGTCAGTACCAGGATCGACGAGGAATTGATGCAGCGGCTCAAGAGGGTTGAAGCCGCTCTGTCGTCTCGATTCCCGAGAGAGGATATCTCCGTTCTGATCCGAGCCGCGATTGCCGCAGGGGTTTGCCAGTTGGAAAACGAGGTGTCAGACCTTGAGGAGCAGAAAAGGCTTGACACACGAATTGAGAGGATAACGCAATACCTCAAACCGAGAGCCAAGGTCATCGTTGGTAGAGACGTGACGAGGGCCGACGTGGTTCGGGCCATTCTCGAGCGTGGCGCGGAGATGATTGAGAAGCAGTATGGTCTCGACGAGATGGATGTGGGTCATGTCTTGGTCGAGTCTGATGGCTCCAGAGGCATGGGAGGGAAACAGAAACGGCGCTCGAGGCGCAGGCGTCCGACCCGTACCACGCCATAGACTCGTCGCGTCGTGAAGCTGTTTCTGAGCCACAATCTACTCCCGTTCCAAACCACGTCGTACCTGCCCTCCTTGATTTTGCCTCTCCCCCCATCGACGCTGTGATAGAAGACTTTCCCCTCAAAAATTCCCTTGTCAAAGACCATGAAGGCGTGCCCAGGGTTGCCCCATGTCGCGAGAATCTCGGCTCGCCTCGGATTGCTCGTCGCAACGTCGGTACCCACGATGACGATATCTCCAAGCTCTGGGACCGAGTCTGCACCGTCCCAGGCCCCATGGTCTCGAGCCACGGTCTCGAGCCGACTCATCGCATCGTTTCTCCCCTTGTATGGCGGCTCAAGGAGCTTGTGGACTACGCCCAGACATCGCATGACGCCCGCCGCTGTCAGTGCGCATGCGCTCTGAAGCCGCTCCATCACCTTCTGGTCCTCTAGCTTGTCTCCCGGCCAGCAAATATCTCGATAGATCTGATCACCGGGGCCCTTGCCGACCATGCGAAGCGCAACGTTCGTAGCGGCTAGGCGTACCTCGGGTTCCGCCCAGTCACTGAGCGTGTAGGGACGTTCAATGAAACCTGAAGGTGGCCAGTAATCCATGTGCAGATTGTAGCTTGAATTATGCGCTTTCGCAACATTGTGAAGGCCACTTGTTGACATGCGATTTATGCGATGTTAGCCATGCTCTCGTACTCACAATCGGTGTCAAAAACCTGGCACCCACTAGCGAACGGAGATGGAGTCATGGTTGAAGTTGCGAAGAAGAAGGAAGCGCCGAAGCCGAAGTTTTGGAACGAGAAGTGCGAGGATGCGTTTCAGAAGTTCTTGGGGCAAGCGGGTTGGGCAAACACTCCCGAGGACAAGCAGAAGGAACTCGCCGGGATCGACACGAAGATCCAGGCGCTAGAGGCGCAGATCGAGCGGCTCAACGCTTCGAAGCTCGTCTTTGACAAGCGGGAAGAGATGGTCAAGGACTTGATCAGGGTCGCGTGGGGCGCGCTCGAGGACGACAGTACGCTCGAGTCCCTGCTCAGCCTCGCCAAGACCAAGTTCAAGATCAAGGCGAAGCGCAGCCCCTCCGCTTCTACCGCGAAGAAGAAGACCGGATCGGGCCGTGGCAAGATCGACGAGAAGCTGCTTCAGAAACTGCTCGACGTGCTCGATGCAGACGGCAAGACCGTGACGCAACTCGCCAAGGAAATCGGCGAGGGCACCGATACCAAGGAGCTTTCCAAGCTGCTCCAGAAACTCATCGCGGCTGAGCGTGTCGGAGCGGAGGGTGAGCGTCGCAGCAAGAAGTACTTCCTGTACGCGGACGGCGACGACGAGGAAGAGGACGAGCCGGAAGAAGACGAGGACGACGAGGAAGAAGACGAGCTTGACGAGGACGAGGAGGATATCGAGGAAGTGGCGGGAGAAGAGGAGGACTGAAAGGTCCTACCTGCCCTGAACCAGCCCCACCAGATCTGAATCGCTCATCAATCCCTCCCGCCTCCGCTTCTCAATCCCGGTCTTGAACAGAATCACGGTCGGGACCTTTTTCAGCGCATAGGCTTGAACCAGCCGTGGGCACTCATCGATATCCACATCGACCACGTTGATTCCCGGCGTCTTTGCGGCAAACGCAGCGACGCGTGGATGCAAGAGGCGGCATGGGCCGCACCACTTGGCCGAAAACACGGCAAGCGTGGTCCCTTTTCGGACGAGTTCGGAGAAGGTCTGGTCCGTTGCGCTGGTCATCGTTCGCACCTGACGTTGCAGGATCGAAGCTCTTCGATCGTCGTCGCCTTCACGCCGCAACTCGGCCCCGAGCTATCGTCGGTCCAGATATAGCCGAGACCGGCGATTCGCTCGCACTTCGCTGTGCAGACCTCTTTGGACTCACCTCTCTCCGGGCAGTCGAAGTGTTCGAGCACGATGCAGAAGCCCTCGCACTTCTCGACGCCTTCCGGCACCACGGGCGGATTCGGCTTGCACGAGCCGATAGCGGTGATGATGGGAATCAGGATGAAAAATCGCTTGATCATGCCTTTAGTCGTTTCTCCATTGCGATGAGATGGGTGTAGTAGTCTGGGAACTCGAGCAAGTGGTCCACCGCTATTCTAGCTATCGTGTACCAGTTTCTGTCAACCGTCTCCCAGTGCTCGGTCTCCACTCCCAGTCCGATGTGGAACTGATCAAAGTCGATGTCGTTCCAGTTTAGGCCGAGCGCGTTGCCTATCGACTCGGAGAACTTCTTTGAAGGCTTACGTGGCATCACTTCCACTTGACCCCGCTCCAATTCCTGCTATCACTTGCCTAATGGTGGCTCGACACCTTCATAATCGAGACCTCATTAGGAGGTACGCCAGCACGCCAACCGCGCCGAGCCCGGCGACCCAGACCAGGGGGCTGGTCTCTTCGTCACCAGCCTGTCTTTGAGAGACATTTAGCATACTTTCATACACCGACTTGTCCCCAGTCTGCTGGTCTCCAGTTTGCTGCCGTGAAGTGTCCCGAATGCTTTCGTAGAACGACTTGCCTCCCCATCCTGGCGGGAAAGCTCCAAGTCTACCTGGAATACGATATCTCATTGCGCCGCTCCTAACATCTTGAAGGCTTTATCTCTGTCGATCTCAAGGTACCAAAGCTCGTGGGTATTATCGTCCTCGACCATCCTCCACGCAATATTGCGACGGTAGGGATCGCCCCAACTCGATACGGCTAGTGGACCTTTGGCGTTGTACGAGTCGAGTAGCTCCATGTGCCTGCCCACGATTTCCCCGGTCAGGACCCATGGCAGCTTACCGGGAACCCAGTCGATGTACGACTCGTCAACGCTCTGGCCGATCAAGACTGGGCGATGCGTACAGGCGATGATGTGCCGAATCGCGGCTCCGTTTTGGCCCTCTGGCGCGATGATGCGCTTCATCCTAACCCAGCCCTCGACTGCCGAGATGAGCGCACCGTAGTCGGGCTCCTCATTGACGCGAGACGGGATGAAGGGCCATTTCGCATCAGTGATGAGACCTAGCTCGGAAACCACCGCAGCGGCATCGGGCGGGCGGCAGCCGAAATCGACAAGTCTGTCCTTTTTGCCACCGTTGCTGCGCATGCGAGTCGCGAAGTATCCGGCCAGAACGCTCATCCATTTAGCGTTAATGCCTTCGTAGCGAAGCGTGTTGTATATCGCGTTGACGAATGCCCACCACACGCAGCTATTGGTGACGGTCTGGTTGCCACCGATCCGTGAGAAGCGTTGGAGATGCACGTCTTCGCTGGGCGTGTTGGCGTCAAGCGCCCCAACGCTTCCCCACGGTGCGATCTCTTTTGGCGTAGGCTCGAGGCCGAACTTCACATTGCGCATCTCATCAAACCTCTACTTGGTCAGCAGGTACGCTCTGGGATCCGCGACAGGCGATCCTCCGACCCCACCGAACGTGGACAGGAAGGTGCGAACGACCTCCCATGCCTGCGCGAAGGCTTGGAAGATGCCGGGAAGATCGGGCTGGGAACAAGCCTCGGCTGACGCATGCAGCATCGACTCGGAGACGCGAAGCGCGCTCCTGGCCTGCGCCAACGCGGCAATCGCCTTGGTCTTTTCTCCGCTCTCTGGAAACGCATCGATGGCGACCTGGGCCTGCGCCAAGGCGTCCTGCGCCTCGTTGATGAGGACGTTGCCCTGCGCCAGCACGGGGAGCGCCTTGGCGCATGCCGCGTCGAGGTGAGCGCAGGAGGGGAGCGCGGTTACGAGAGTTGAGAGCAGAAAGAGTTGACACAGCCTCATTGTCGTTTTCCTTTCAGCGGCAAATTAATCGAACGTGTACTCCCGCAAATGCAGTTTCTAAGCTCGACCCTTTCCTCACTATCGGACATCTCTCCGATGAGTTCTAGAGAGTTCCATTCGTCTCGCGTATAGAATCTGCCGCAGGAGCAGACATTTACTACCTTGGACCGCATCTTTTCATACCTACGAGATCTCTCAGCAGCCCATACTATCACATCCATCGTGGTGTAATTGACCCTATCTAGGCTACTGCGACAATACCTGCACAGTAAGCATCTATGGTCGATCCGTCGCTGACAGACAACACAATGCATCCGCTTACTTCTTCTTCGCCGTCGCGGCCCACCAGACCAAAGCGCCGATTCCCACCGCACCGAGTCCCAGCCAGAGTGCGGTATTGCCTTCCTCTTTCTCCTCCTCCGGCTTAGGTTCGTTTCGCATCTGTGAGGAGTCGAAACGGGATGACTCGTCCCATTGTACCTTTTCTGGACTGAATTCGTCACCTAGCGGAGGCGCATCAGGATCCGGTTTTCGTTCCACTATCTCTGGCAGCTTCTCAGTCTCCGCTTCAACCTTTGCCGAATCCTCTTTGGTTGGGGCGAGAGGAGACAGTGAAATCGATGGGTCTGTGACCTTGCCAGGTCTTCTTCCGGCAGACAGATCAACAGTCTTTTTGATAGGAGCAATAGTCTTCCCACCTGGGATATTGATCTTTTCTTTCTCATCCCCACCTATGGGCCACTGACCAGTGCCGCTAGGATGATCGTCCTCGCCCTTTTCCTTCCCACTAAGATCGACTCCCCAACTAGAACTTTGCTGCCCACTCGAACCTTCGATAACCTGCGGCTCCTCTGCGTGTGATACATACTTGAATTGGTACCATATGCCACGCTTTTGGTCGTTGAATGAAAGGGACATATTTGCATCGGTACAGTATGTGCCAGATTCAGGCTTCCATTTTCCATAAAGCCAAATCGTTTTGTACCCATCGACCTGACCACGTATTGATACGGGGAAGTTAGCCTGTTCGCTTTCATGGAGTTGGCCATCCCATTTCTGAGTAAGATATGCGCCTATACCCTCCAAGAGCTTTTCGTTACTGATGCCAGCGGATGATACCCTGAACTTGACAAAGTACTTCGCGCCCTGCTTCAAGTAGATGTTCGCCATACCTATCCCTCACAGCAGCTTCAGAGCCGCCACTACAATCGTCCCTATCGTTGTGACGAGGGCAACGAAGATGCCTCCGTACATGCCGTATCTCGCAGTCTTGGTCTTCTCGGTCTCATCGGTCCAGCGCTGCTTCGCCTCGGCCACAGCGCTTTTCTCTCTCTCATGGATCTTGCGCTCTATGAGTAGGCTATCCACCTTCTTCTCAAGGTCGACTCTAGCGCTGCGCTCTTTGGTCAATACCGCCTTGACCTCTTTGCCGCTCATCACGCTGATGATACTGGTGTCGATGTCGAACTCGTCCTCGACAAGGTCTGCCATCTTGACGTCGATGTCTTCATGCCGCGAGTCGCACATGATCTTATGCTTCCCCAGGGTCGAGTCAAAGTCGGCCATCTTGTCGAAGATCGACTTGTACGCACTGGTCAAGCCAGATACAGACGAGTCTATCTTTGTTACCTTGGCAAGCAGGTTGCCGTACGACTCGGAAAGGTCCCCTACACCTTTCACGACGAGGTCAAGCTTCCCCTCGATGGCTTTGCTCGACATGCTCCCCTCCCGCTCTATCGAGGCAATGCGCTTGGAATGTTCGGCCAGTAGCTTGCTGTGATGCACATGCAGCTTGGCACATGATCCATTTCCAGGCTCTTCCTCTGGGTCTTGATACGGGTTCACCGCTTGGCCTCCTCGTGGTCCGGTTTGGTTGGAGCCTCGTTTCTCGAGAAGGTCGGCGGCACGGTGGGCCGGTCCATTGGGAGGATCGGAGGTGCCTTCACCTTGCTCAAGACTCGAAATAGGTAACTGTCCCCACCCACAGCGATCAGGGCCGACATGAGCCCGACCAGTCCCGCATCAAGCCATTGCGACACCGAGGCTGGTTTCACGAGCAGTCCCACGATGAGAAGTCCAAAGGCAAGCGAGGTAACGAGCGTTTTCCAGCCCGATAGACCTGGGATATGCGCCTTGGCAGCCGCGATTGTCGGCACCAAGAGAAGCGAGATCCAAACCGCGAATCCGGCCAGGTCCTTGAAGCGTTCGACGTAGACAGGTTCCATTGATATCTACCACCTCTTTTGAATCACTGCCGCGCCGATCCCCAGCGTGACAGCGGCGAGCCCCATCTTCCACCACGACCAGAACGGCTTCTCTTCCTCTACCGGATCGGATAGGTAGGTGTAAGCGGAGTCGGCCCAGACATCAGATTTACAGCAGCCCTCGTGCTCGCTTTCCGAGACGCAGTAGGTCATCGCGTTCGGTGAGCCGTGAACGATCCATGGGGCCCCGTCTCCCCCCTGCATCGCTTGACGAATTGACTCTCTCCCCTTGTCATTCTGCGCCATGTACCAGTTGGCGAAGCACGCCATTCTCGGCCAGTCGATGCGGCAAGTGCCGTCACTGTCTCGCCACGCGCCGGGAACCACTTGCCCCGCATCCATAGCCATCATGCAGTACTGAATCGCATCATCGATCTCTTTGGGGACAGACGTGGATTTGCCGTCTCTCAGCCCATCATCGAGCTTCTTGACCGCTTCGTTGCCGAGGACGTTCCTGGTCCACTCTCTTACAAACGTGAGATGAATCTGGCTTCCAATGTCCTGACTGAAGATGTCGATCTGGCACGTCATTGTCACAGCCTGCTTTGCTTGATGAGCTTGTTTGCGAAGTGATAGGCGATAGCTCCGACGAATGCCGATGCCACGATTTTCGCCACGCTGAAGTCGGACTCTTGCCCCCCGACGATCTTGACCGAGACGATACCGGGCGGATACGCAGCGTTGGCGTTGTAATGGTCGATCTGCTTCTGGCAGATATTCACGTCATTGCTGCGGTCGGGACAGAGATCATTCATGGACAGGCCGGGGTGATACTCGAAATGCACCGCGTCGCGGCCCCACGAGAAGTGCCCGCCCCAGATAAGGCCAAAGTCCCTGCCTATCTCACCCAGTCTATCATATCTCGGGTCACTGCCGTCTGTGACCGCTGATCCGTTTTCGTCAAGGACAAGGACGTCGAAGGCGCGGCCCCAGACATGCCAGCTTCTACAGCCCGAGGCTCCGCTGATGACGGCTCCCGGCTCGGTTCTTCCCTGCGCATAGATCCGAGTCTGCTCCTCGCATGTTCTTAGCGTGGAGATGACTTTGGTTCTGAGCCCCTGCGATTCCGCCGCTTCAAGGAAGCGCTTCGCCACCTCGAGTGTGTCGGCAGTGAGGTCCTCAAGCCTGACGCTTGCCACGGCTTATTCCCTCCCCGAAGCGCGCCTGCGCCAGCGCCTAGTGTCGTGACTCGGACAGGTATGCTCACCATGGCTACGGAGCCAGGTTGAGGCTAGGAAAGAGACGAGGGAGGTTGAAAATCCCATGACGAGACAATCATAGAGCATGTCCAGGCTTAGGGAAATGTTGCTGGGGCAGAATGCTCGAGAAATGAGCCCGGCCCAGAAGCCGAAGCACATCGAGCAGTAGAATGGGCAGGGAAGCTTTAGGCCGAGGGTTCTGAGCAGCCTACAGCCGAAGAAGCGCAGGGGCCAGGCGATGTGTGACAGCGTCACTACCAGCGTCAGCCCCACGGCTCCGAGAAGGCAGGGGAAGAAATGAGTCACCACTCATCCCTTGGCGTATCCCTGCTCGATGAGGAACCTTGCGAGCTTCTCGGCACTCTCGGGTCGCAAGACGAGAGAAAAGGTGCCCTCGCTCAGCGTGACGCTTCGATCCTCGTTGATCTCTGCATCGGGGCAGCAGCCGTTGCCGCTACAGTCGAGACTGGTCTTATGCATCATTCACCTCAATCGTAGGGGCGGACAAGGAGGTATTGCACATACCCGGTGTCATCAGTTTTGGTTCTCGTAAACGATGTGGCTGCCTTTGCCGTGACGGCAATAGGACCATCCGCTGTCTCCGACAACTCACTTGGAATCACGGTGTAGTCGCTAGTGATGCCTGGATATGGCGGATCGATTGTCACAGCGAATCCTGCGGCACCATTGCCTTGAGGCTCTAGGACGTGCCAATTCGTCCTATCGACAGTTCCGCTTGTCGCGCCGACGCCGATGGAGGTTTGAGAGAACAAAGCCTCTCTCAAATCAGCATCGACCAGGTCACCGAAGAGGTGAGGTCCAGTGGTGTCGTATAGCGAGGCGTGCCTGAAGTTGATTCTGGCCCGCTGCGTACCACCCAAGCCGTCATCGGTGCATCCGACTTGCCCAGCGATCTCGGCATAGTCGAATCTACCGATCTCCGTACCATCAGCAACATTTGTCAACGTGAAGTTGATCGTGATGTCGCCAGCGATCTTACCACTCGACCAGACGCTGCCGCATGCAAGTGCATCCGTATCGAGAATCGACGCGGTAACGTTCTGGACCTGAGTATCTTTGCCCATTACCGCCCACCCAAGCTCGTCCACGACTAGATCGGAGAAAAGCGACGATGTGGCAGTGACGGGTCCGCGACCCGAGGCTGGGGCCATGGTGGGAGTGACCGGGTAGTTGACGGTAATGTCGCCGAACTGGCACGAGTCGATGAACACTGGTCCAGTCGCGACGAATTGAATATCGCTGCCACGGACGTTGTGAATATCGATTCGGTTGGCTGTCTCGACAAGGACATCGCCGATCAGGTATAGGTCGGAAAGCTCGACACCGTTATAGCTCGTAGCGGCAGCGCTGCCATCCATGACGATAGCGTTGAAGCCAATGTTCATGATGCCGATGTCGCGGATCTGGAAGTGAGTCACTGCGCCGACGCTGATCTGTGCGCCGAGGATGAAGGTGTCGTTTCGCCCAAATCCGCGAAGCGTGACCCTGTCGATCGGCGCGGCGGGCCAGACCAGAGGGACGGTTTGGACATAGGTTCCTGGGCTGACCCAGACCGTGTCTCCGGTCTGGGCCGCATCCAGGGCGGCTTGAATCGTGGCGTACTTCTTCGTGAAGCTGCCACGCTCAGCCGTCGCGTCGCTGCCGTTGACCTGATCTACGAACAGGATCTTGCTCCAGTCCGTACCAGCGCCACCGTTTTGGAGGAAGGCTACGAGCCTATGCCAAGCCTGATCAAGGTCGGGCTTGGAGTTGGACAGGGGAGGGGTGGGGAAACTCATAGTTTACCTATTAGGGGATAACCAGCGAGAATGGGGCGCAGGTATAGCCGAGGCAGACGTAGGCGAAGGGGTTGTAGCCAACACCAGGAACTCCGTTGTACCCGGTCGCGTTCGCGATGATTCCGATCCGTACGCCTCCACCCGGATCCACGTCGGTGGCCTGTCCCGCGTCGCTACCGGAGAGGTAGGCGGGAGTGCCCTCAACCAGGGTTAGCCCATCCTCGAAATGAACGAGAGCGTAGCCATTGGTTCGAACCACACCGTTATCACCATCGTCGATGTCCATGGCGCAGACCGCGATAGGCTCCTCAAGCGCCATGCCGTCGTAAATGGCGAGAGTGACTTCACCATGGTCACTGGCGTAGACGATGTCGCCTCGCGCCATATCTGTGCCAGAACTGTTTGTTGCGCGATTATGCTCGACATAGTTCTGGATATTTCGAATGAGTCCGTCCCATGCCTGCTTGAGCGGCGTGGCGGATTCGGTCAAAAGGTCGATTGCTTTGAACATGACTTCACCACCTTACTGGACGCCGCGACCGCAGATGCTTCGCAGGTAGACGTAGGCTACGGGGTTATCGCCAGAGACGTACTCGCTTCCATCCTCGAGCACACCGATCGCGCTGCTGAAAGTGAGTCCAACATTCGTCATGGTGGCGCGGCCCACGACATCACTGACGTAGACCGGAGTGCCGACAGCAGCCGAGTTGAGTGTCTCACCGTCCTTGAACCTGACAAGCACTCTGCCAGCCGTCTTGACACTGACCCTGGCACCGGAAGCGCCGCCGTTATCGACCACGCCGACCCACCTCGCAGCGGCTCCGGTAACCTCCTCGGAATAGGCTCGGCTCACCTCGTCATCGCCAGAGGCGAAGACAACCTCTCCGATCTGAAGCGAAACGCCAGGCGCTTCACCATTGGTGGGACGGTAGTGCTCGACCTTGGTGGCGAGGACCCGGTACATGTACTGGAGCCAGCCACGGAAGCCGAGACCGCTAAGCTTTGCATCATTCTTGGGGATCATTTGTCTCGACTCCTGTTAGTCTACCGGCGCGCAGCAGCGTTGAAGTTGAACCCAGCAGCCATTGTCAACACCATCTCCGACATAGGGGCTAGCGTCAACGATGGTGCCGATGCGGACCATGTAGCCTGGAGGCGCAAAGGGTTCCACATTCGTGGCGCGACCCGCTGTGGCAACGGATAGGTATATAGGTTCGCCAGCCGCGAGAGTGAGTCCGTCCACGAAAAGGACCCAGGCCCGGCCATTGGTGCGAACAATGCCGGTCTCGCCATCCGCGATCGGCTCACAGACCACACCGACCCATTCGCTTGTCGCGAGCGCATCGGCTTGGGCAAGGACAGCCCGCCTATCGCCTGCTGTCAAGGCAATGATCTCGCCGCGAACCATGTCGGCCACAGTCGCGTTGGTCACACGCATATGCTCTACCGTCGTCTGCAAGCGACGGATGAGCCCAGCGGCGGCTGCGCGGTGTCGCCAGTTGCTGGAAAGAAGATTTGCGAAACTAATCATCACTCATTCTCCTCGTCGAAGGACTAGGCGCTTCGGCCACCCTTTTTCTTCGCGTTGTAAAGGTAGATTCCACCCGCCACTGCGGCTCCCGCCGCGAGAAGCATCCAGAGCGTGGAACTGTCACTGTCGCCTGCACCGACCGTATCGACACCGGGTGGGACTCGGTCAACTGGGTCCTCCCCAGGCGGCTTGGGGGCCGGGGGCTCAACATCGACATAGGCTGTGCCGTCACTGTTGACCCTTCGATCCTTCCAATCGAGCGGACACTCTGGCCACTTGGCCGGGATACGAACGTAGTTGATACCATTCTGGAGCCAACCGTTTTCGCAGTCAGAGTCCATACGGTCGTAGTTGACCCTGATGAGGGCTCGAGTCGTGTACAGTCCAGTTCCCCTCTGCCACGAGGACGGAAGCCATCCCTGTGCGATCTGCTCAAGCGTCTCGCCTTGTACCTCAAATTCGTAGGGTTTGACGTCGGTGTCTCTCGTCTTGGTACACTTGCCGGTGCCCTTTGCCTTAGCGGCGGGATCCGCGACCTTGGTGCCGTAACCATCGCCGGGATACTCGGGGTCATCCGATGCGCCAAGCAGTCCAGTCACTCGGGGTCCGCCCAGGAACCGAGTCTGCGGCAGCGAGAACTTCTGCCCGACCTGAGCCCAGCGTGCCGGGATGTAGACCTTCAATCCCTCATGCCAATCCCTGGGATCGAAGACCAGGGCTCCGCAGCTATCGGTGGCGGTCCCGACATGGGGATTCATGTCGATGATGTCGCGATACGCCAGTCGGTTGCCGGTGTACATATACGCGACATCGGCGGGAGTCTCACCGCTCTTAACTACGTAGGAATACTTGCTCATCTCTCTCTCCTAATCCTTCATCATCACGATGAGCCCGCCCACAAGGACGACTCCCACCGCTGCTGCGGCATAGGCAAACGTGTTGTCACTCTTCTCGCCAGCCACGACAGGCTCTGTCTTTGGAGGCTGAGATGGATCTTCCTTACCCGGATCGACCGGGGGCAGAGGAGGTTCTGCCCCGCCTCCGCAGTTGAACCTGCTGATGGCTTGCTGGACGCAGTAGTTGAACATCTCCGCTTCACAGTCAGCCTCGGACTGTCCCGGCCTACAAGTCGATCCGGTACCGGCTCGCACATTTTCGATATGCCGCTGAGCAACCTTTGCGCATTCCGAATATGCCTGCTTGAAGTCGCAAGGGGAGCCCGATGACAGCCCGATCAGAGTCGGGTTGAGACAGCCACCGGCTCGAGACGGAGCGCTCCAGCAGCCTTCCGGCACCTCGACCTTAGACGTACTTTTGCATACCGAACAGGGATCCGCCGAGGCGCTACAGAGAAGTGCGACGAATTCTTCAGGGGTCTCGTAGCACTCCTGACAATTCACCAACTTAGCATACGCATCGGTCCCGGCGCGTTTCATGCTGCACGCGATGAAGTCTTTGTGCGATACCACGGCTTGCGTAAACGCATTATCCCACTTCGTGGAGGCGAATTGCTGCGACCTGATCATCTTGCCGGTCGGAGTGCCGGGAGCCCAGGTCGAGGCGGAAAAGAAGTTGGGCAGTTCGGGAAGATCGGGGGGCGTCGTGTAGGGCTGCTCGATCTGCGGCGTAACACTGCCGGGGTCCTTCTTGGAGAAGATAGCGTCGAGCTTGGCCCAGACGCTGGGCGGAATGCTCAGAAACGCCTCTGCGATTTTGGCCCACGCGATGTCGGCCCAGGGAATCGCCTTGACCCACGCGGGTACCGGCTGCCCCTCGTTGATTCCAATCGCTTTCAGGAAAGTGTTGGCACTTACGATGAGCAGAGCAAAGTTCTGCTCGGTCAAGATGCCTTTGGTAACGATCGCTTCCATCAGCTTGATGGGATCGGTGGGGAAAGCCGACTTGTTCGTCACGGCAGGCAGATTACGCAGGTATGGGAACCATGTGTAGAGTACCTGCGCGATGGGAGTCACAATCGCGGGGGTGGGAGGCGGCGGAAGTGGCCAAGCCGTGGGATGCGTGGCGAGGTAGGCTTGCACCATCGTCGCGAAGCCGTTCATCAAATCGATCGGTACCGCCGGTATGGTAGGGATGCCGAGCCCGAGTCTGGCCTGCCCACCCGGTTCGCGCCAATGCGCGGGAACGCGCAGAAGCTCGCCGGGCTCGAGGCGAGAGAAGCACTTGTACAGCGTCCCCCCGCAGCCGCAAGTCGGCTTGTGCAGGTTCGCCCCGACAAGCTCGGGCCATTTCCCAGCAGGCATCCCGAACCTGCCACAGATCTGCGTGACATGGTCGCCGGGCTGCACGCGATAAGGATAGCCCTTCACGTAACGAATCACGGGTGGATGGAGTGCCATGACTACTTGCGGCCCCTCTTGGTCAGGTAGTACAGGCCCGCGCCAGCCGCAGCGGTTGCCGCGACGCCAGCGAAGATCCAGCCCGCACTCATGCCTTCACTCGCGCCGACCTGTTCGACCTCACCGGGCTTGACCACGTTCGGGTTCGGGATGTAGGGAGTCACCTTGCCGCCGCAGTTCAACGACTCGGCGCTGGGAGCGACGAATTTGCCGAAACCGTACTGCACGACGGGAACCGCGTGTCCGATGCCGACCGGATCGTATCCAGCCGCCTTGAGATCAGAGTTGATGTACTGCTGAATACCCTGGCTCGTGATGAGAAGCTCGTAGACATCGAGCCTGCCAAGCACGTAGTAGTCCGATACCTGCCTGGTCTTTTTCGCCCACTTCGCAAACAGCGCAGCGACTCCGCAGTCGTAGGTGACCGGGGGAGGGGGCGTGACGGCTCCCATCTGCTCAGCAGCGGAGATCTGAAGGATGTGCAGCAGTTCCTGCCCGGTAGCGAAGAGGGTATACACGATGTACCCATCGACGTCCTCTACGGCAAGAATGACCTCGTTTGCCGCACCGGGGTCGGTGAGATTCACGACCTCCGACATCGCAAGGGACTCGAGTTCGGAACTATCTGCGACCTTTGTCTTAGCGTATTGCATCACTTATCTCCCCGTGCGGTGCATGGGATCATGTCGTAAATGATTCGGCCTCCGACGCGAGTATACACTGCTTCGGGGTAGTTGAGCATGAACACGTCTTCTCGCCTGAGTCCTGCCGTCTCGATGACGACGGGTTTGTTCGGTCTGCGGTCAGGGTCGGTCTGGTAGACCGAGGCGAAGAAGCCAATCGTGATGGGGCCCCTGACCTGGAGGTTCAGGTTTGGCTGGCAGTGGTGCCAGGGAAATCGCATGTCCCGCCACGTCCCGAGGCCCGGCACGAGGTCCTTGCCGTAGGGAAGGCCAGAGTTGAGCGGGATATACACAGGCGCAGGCTGACGAGAGATCAACGCCGAGTCTGTCGTATCGGCGCGATTCGTCGCGTCGGGCGGAAAGATGAAGTCGGTGAAGATCGTTCGGTCCTGCGAATTGGCTTGCAGATTCCGCAGATGCCAACTCACATTGCCGTCGGGGAAGCTCCAGAGCGGATCCTCGACAGGCACCTCGAGCAGCCACGTCTCGTCTACCTCCCCGTCCTCTGCCGGGACCCTAGCGCCGATGTAGAGAAGCTGGTGAATCGCATTGATCACGCAGATCGTATCGGCTGGCACCTCGAGGCCGCAGAGTCGAAACAGGTAGCGATTATTCTGGTTCAACGTGGGGGGCTGCGGCACGGCGATGCCGGTAGAGTTCAAGTCGCCAGGAAGTGGAGACGAGCCTACCCCGACCCGGTTGATATCGTACTGGGCACTCGAGACCATGCCACGGTCGAGTAGCTCTGCCATTTTCTACCGAACCCTCGTCACATCAGCGGCGGGCTGCGGATACATTTCCTCGTTACGAAGCGCACAGACCACATCGTCGTAGGAGCAGCCGGGAAGCTCGCAACCGGAAAGCTCGAGACCGACCAGAGACAGCCTTACGATGTACGGCACCTCGTCGGTGAAGGCGCGAGTATTGACCGCATCGATCCTGATATTGCCGTCCCGGCTCAAGACCCAGTCAAGCTCGATCTTGTTTGTCGAACCTGCCGGTGACGCGAGATGCTCGATGGGCGTCATCACGTCCGTGATCCAGTTCTTGTCGCCGCGACCCGTGATGCGGAAGGTGATGTCCACGTACGGGTTTCGCTTCGTGAACTCGTCCTGCTGTCGCTGGAAGAAGGCTCCAACGTTTGCGGTGGGACGGTAGATGGAATAAGTCATGTATTTGACCCAGAACATCTGGTACATAGGCTCCTGAAGCCCAGTGCCTCGAATGGTCTGGTTTGCGGCGGCGCTATCCCATTGGAACGTCACATTGTAGATGCGTGGCTGAAGCGGCTGGCCGCGAGTCAGCATGTAGGCCAGCTTGGGATTGTACAATGCGAGCGTGCGGATGCTCTCCGCTGCCTTGTTTACCGCGTTCTGAGACGACATCAGCAGGCTCCTTTAGATAGAGATAAACGACAAGGGCCACACCGGGTTTGGTTCCGGCGCGGCCCTCGTCGTTCACTCACTCACAACAGACACTAGCGTTACCCGACGGGGTCGCGCACCAACACTCTCTAGTCTCGGTCTCCGACCGGACCAGCCTCACCGACCGCACTCATGTAATCGTCGATGATCTTGTCGGCATGGTCGGTGGGACCCGAGAGAGCCGAGCAGTTCGCGAAGGTGCCCTGCATCGGCGCGTAGGTACCATTGAGCAGTTCCTGCATGAGAGCCTTATTGCTCAGCACGCGCTTCCACTGGCTGCACACGCCCTCGCGGACCTGGAAGCCCTTGAAGCCCAGGCCGACGCGGACCATGCCGCTGGGGATCTGGGTGAAAGCAGCGGAACCCGTATGAGCTTCCCCGTCCTCGAGCAGCGGGAACGTGGCAGCAATGTTCGGGATCGGGCCTTGGCAGGCACGGATGACGGCTTCGTCGATCATGCGAGTGACGTAGTCCTCGTCACCCGCGCCGGGCTCCATGAACATCTGAATCTTGGTGTTCGTGTCGAGCGGCATCGGGAAGGGCAGACGGTACCACGTCTCGACGGCGGGAAGCGCGTTGGGCTGACCATAGGCGGCATCGGTCGCGACCATCCGGTTGGGAACGATCTCGCCGTCGGCGGTCTGCTCGCAGTTGATGGGAACAAAGAAGGGGAGATTGGGAACAGCAGCCGCCCCATCGGAAACCGCCGGGCTCTGCGGCATGGCGGGATCGGTTGCCGCGCGAGCGTTGTAGCGACGGGTCAGGAAAAGATGCGGAGTCTTGGCATCGCTCAAGCCCTGGAACTCGACGCGGGAGCAGGCATTGCCGATATCGATGAGACGCTCGTTCAGGATCGTCTCGAGGCTCGAGTTCGGGCACTTGAATTCGAGGCGCATCGCGTGCATCAACGCCCACATAAAGCGCCACGTCGCGCCGCCATGGTCGAGTTGAGCCGCGCAGGGCACAGCGCCGCCGCGAGCGCCAGTGAACAGGGCGTCGAGGAAGGCTGCGTCTTGGCGCAGGTTGATGGGGGAGGCGGGAGTCTCCAAGATCGTGTTCGGGAAGCTGTTGCCTTCGATCACGGTCGAGTAGGGCTCGGTGTAGCAGAAGACGCAGACGCCGGTCACGATGATCGGGTCGTCGGGCGTGAAGGTCGGAGCGGTCAGGTTGCTACGGCTGAACTTGCGCGTATTGCTCTCGGCGATCTGGAAGACCTGAACCTCGTTGCCGGTCAGCCAGTTGTAGTCCTCGGCATCGATGGGAAGCTCGATGTTGCGGACAGCGGACAGGAGCGTGGGGTACACGCTAAGCGGCAGGCGAGACATGGCCAGCATGTCATCGACCGTATTGCACTTGAACATCTTGGGATACGACATTTCGATTCACCTTGGGTTAGAAACCAGCCTCATTTTTCGCGTCGAAGTGGCCACTTCCACATAGCCTCACTATCGACCAGGGATCCTGTAAGGACCCCTTACGTCACTGCGACGAATCACGAAGTCGCTACGATTCAGGTTGGCGTTGAGAGCGAGTCCGCTCTGCGAGCGCTGAGAGACCTGTTGTTGCTGCGGATCGTAGCTGTAGCGATTCACAGACTCATTGGGCCACTCGCGCCCCTCGGGGCGACCGGGAACGTTGAGTTCACTGCCGAAATCACTTATCCGTCGCCCAGACTCTGTCTCGACACGAGAGATGGGAGGCATTTCTCGACGAGAAATGGGCAGAGTCGGCTGCTGGCGAGAGATGCCAGACGGCAGGAACGTCCCATCCGGGTCTCGGGGAGAGAGCTTGATGGGCGGAACCGGCTCGCGAGGAGACACGGGAGGCTGCGGCTGCTGCGTGATCGGGGGACGTGCATTGACACTGTCCATGCAGTCGGAACCGCCGCCACCCACCACATCGAACGGCCAGGGCTGGCACGATTCCCTACCACTGCTCACGTAGTTGCTCGGATCAACAGGCACACGAGTACAACCGTATTTGCCAACGCTACCGGCTGCCTGGGGGCCGATCATCATTGGCTTACCGAGAAAAGGGCGCAGGTACCCTCGGGGGCCAGCGAGCCCATACTGAAGTCGGTTGGCAAGCTTCGTCTCGCCCTCCTTGGGCTCCAGAAGCTTGGGCATCAAGTAGTCCTTGATGATCAGGGTGATACCCTTGGCGGCAAAGCCCGTCGCCATACCGGCGAGAAGGTAGGTGCCCACAACGCTCTTCTTGCGAAGCAGGAACGCGCCAACGCTCAGACCACCAGCCGCAGCGGCTTGCGCAAAAATGCGGATTCCGTCAGCCTTCTTGACGATGGCAGCGGTTGCGTCTTGACCGTACTTGACGGCTCCGCTGTCACCCTTGCGGGTCGCGACGTAACGGTCGAGCACGTCGGCACCAGCCAAACCGAGGATGAAGCCACCCGCTGCCGAGACGATCGCCTTGGTCTGGTTGGCAGGGTTCTCGCGGATGATCATGCGAGCCTTGCCCTTGCTGCTCATCGAGTAGCGAACCGTCTTCTTCTTCGCCTTCTGAAGCCGCTTGCCCACGGTGCGAACGAACCGAGCAGTCTCCTTCGGCATGGGGCGACGACGCTTCTTGGAAGTTGTCACCTTGACGGTACGGTTACCACTATCACTCTTCGTGATCTTGGTACCGGCACGCTTGCGACCAGTCTTCGCCTTGGTCGAATTTGCCTTACGGTTCGCTGCGATCATCCGCTTGGTAGCGGCGATCTGGGCAGGGGTGCGCTTCTTGCTGGAGCGCCGACGCTTCTTAGCCATTTTCCTAGTCTCCTTACCTGAAGCCGGAGAAGTCCGGCTCACTCCTCCGACGACAGCCGCCCTCATGCGAACTGCGCCGACACTACGCTTTTTCGGCGAGGACTTCTTCTTGGCCTTCTTGTTGCGGGCAACGGCCCGCACACCGTGAGCAAAGCCAGCGGGTTCAACGAACGCCATGACGCCTCGATAGATTTAGGATTGATTCAGGGCCAGACGAAGCCGTGCGCGTTGATGACGCAACCGTCTGGAAGCGAGATGCGATAGACTCGGTGCGACTTGCCGTCAGCACACCTCGAGGCGCGACGCTGCTTGTACAGGATCGCTGCGCTCGACACGTCCTTCTTGGTTTCGAAGGGATGCTGATACTTGGAAGCCAGTTCGCCATATCTATCGTAGTAGACTCGCAGAATGCGGTCTACACGATCCCATGGACCTTCGGGGATTACAACCTGACCCGAGACGAGCTTGTAGTCGTCGCCCCAGTAGCTGGTGGCGGCTTCATGGACACTGTCGTCCACCTGGCGTACGGTTGGACCACGAGTGGTGTACGGGCATATGAAGATCTCGCACTTGTCCGCGCATTCTCCCGTCACATCGTGTACTAAACCCCACGATTCCGGGAACTCCACCATTCTCCCACTGGCAAGCTCCATGGAGACGATGTCACCACGGACCAGAAGCGGAGTATCGATATTGCAGGCTCCTGGCCTATCTATGCCGTTTCGCTTCGCTTTTCGAGCCATGACACACTCCTACCGCACCAAGACACCGGAGCGATAAAGCCTCGGCCTGACAAGATCTGAGCCAGGGAGCACATCGTTGTCGTCCCACACAGCAGTTGCTTCCCCCGCTCGGTACACCTGCCCATTCGCAGCCTTGTATGCGAACCCGCTCGCGTGGATATACAAGAGTCCACCCTTGGGCCGATAGAAGTCGTTCACTCGCTTGTCTGTGAAAGCGTTGAAGAGGTACCAGAAGTACTCTCGCTGCGCATGGCATTCCTGTCCAAGCTTATCTTCTATCGATGAGTGGAAACAGCCTACCATGGCATTGGGGTCAAATAGCCACTGCGTGTACCATGGCTGTTCATTAGGGACAACGACTCCGCAACTGACAATTGGCCACGACGAGTAATCATCCCTAGTTAGATCCCTAAGCTCAAGGAGAAGGTCTGAAGGGTCTGCTTGAGACTTGGACATGACTCGACCATTGCATTCGGTGTATGTCTTGATCGATTTCAGTTCAGCGTGCACACCAACTCCTTTTATGAGACCTATTTGTACTACACCACCAGTACACGTCCATTGGTTGCTATTTTCGTCAAAGAAAGCCTTGACGCTCTTGTAGTAGCTATACGACTTCTCCCATGTATCGAATGTTCTAAACGCAAAGTAGTCAAGCTCGTTTCGCTTGCCATCTTTATTCGTCATGGCATTTATCATTACAGCGAACGGACCATCTTCTCCATAAAGGCCTCCAGCAATGTCAGCGCTGGCCAGGGTCGTCTCGTCTGGTTGCTTGATCGTTAGATCAGACGCGGCACCCTTGTCTTCCTTCTCGTCTCGAGTCAGAAGCCAGATTCCAAGCGCCGCGCCACCAATTGCCAGTATCGGAAGTAGCATCCCTATCTCCTCTTGCCCATCCGTGTGAACCCATAGACCCCAGCCGCAATGGCCCCGATCGCGAGTAGGCCAACGACGATCCCCGAGCCGCCTCGATCCTCACCCGTCTCGAACCTGTCCCCACCCGTACCGTCAAGGTCGATATAAGCGGCTCCAGCATACCCATTCATGATGGCGCTGTTGTAGGCCGCGATGATGCTGTCGACGTAGCCGCATGGTATAGTCCATACGCCCCAGCGATCAGGTCCATCGCATTGCGCGTTGACCGAGCATGTCGCTTTGCCCGAGTTGAACCTGGCAAGCGCACCTACAATGTTTAGATTCTCCGCGTCGATACATTGCAGAATGAGTCTTGCGCCGTGAATCAGGTTCCACGAGGGGTGAAGCACGGTCTCCTTGCCGACTCCGCTGCTTCCCGAGACGAGCCTGGCCATCTCAAGCGAGAGTTGTGTGAGTCCCAGCCTGCCTCCATCTCCGATCTTGGTGGACTCGCCCCCGCTCTCAATCGCCACGACTGCGGCGAGAAGCGCGGGTGAAATGCCGTTTGCCTCCGCGCTTTGCGAGATAAGAAGCTTCCACTCATCGACCTTGGCGGGCCACGAGGTGAGCCTGGGAATTCCGATCCCCTCAACCTCAATCTCTCCGCTGTGAAGGTAGCGGTAGCGAGACGATCCGCCGCAGGGCGACCGGGTCCACTCGCTCATCGGATCCTCGGGTCTCGGCTCGTCTCTTTTCGGAGGAGGCGCTGGCATATCCTCGCCGGAATCTATCAGAGAAAGGTCGGGGGGATCGTCGGTGTCAAACCCGGCAGGAAGACCGCTCGTTTTAAGACTGATGCAGGACTGAGTCATCGCGTTTCCGGGGCGGAAACCCCGTCCTTCATGGCGGGGAGGAAGCCCCTCCGTGCTGTCGTTCGATGTAGCGCTTGACCGTCTCGAGTGGGACTCCGCACGTCGTTCTCCTTCACAAAGCCGCGCCCTTTAGGGCGGGGTTGATTACGCCCGCGATGATCGCATCAGTCCTGTCCTATCGCAACGTTGCCCCGTCACAAGTCTCCCACCGCTTTGTCGCTTTCTGTTGCCCAGAGCCAAAGAGTGAGATCTGACAGTAGCCACCGGAACAGGTCCAGTAGCCGTGACTCTGGCCGAAGAAATCCTCAAGCGTCTTGTAGTAGCGATACGCCTCGTCCCAGGTCGAGAATCGCCTCATGTCCATGTAGCTGTTTCGAGTCTCATCACTCGTTGCGTCGAAGCAATCGACGAGAACGTAGTAGGGTTTAGCACCGATAGACACCGTATCGGTCGAGCCTTCCGGCTCAGGGATCTTGATACCGGAAGGCTTCCCCTTCTCACTATCATCCTCTCGCATGAGCAGCCAAAGCCCTAGCGCGGTTCCACCTGCAACAATGAATGGAATCCACATCAGACATTACCTCTCTTATCTCTGTCTTCTTTCGATAGCGGATCTACGAACGGGGGCCTACCTTCTGGTGGCTTAGCTCTGTCCTCTTCCTCATCCTTGAGCAGGAGCCAGAGCCCGAGAGCCACTACGCCAACGCTGATGGGCACCCACATGTTCAAAACTCGTCCCGCCACATCGGGTAGCATGTGTTTTCGTAGACAACGCTCAAGTCGCCCATGGCGAATCGGATAAAGGTGGCTGGACTGAAAACGCAGTCCGATACCTCCACTCTGTAGCCCTTGTAGCCATAGGCTCGCATCGAGGCGGCGAGGATCTTGCCCTGGGCAAGAGCCGTGCTCTTTTCCTGCGGCAACGCTAGGACAGGTGTCGCCATACCTGCTCGGAGCCTGCTCTTGTCGTAGATGATGATCCACGAGACGGCTTGAGCCCCATCGTCATTGAGCCTTGAAACAGCGAAGCTATACGCCTCGTCGGCCCTGTCCGGGTCGAGACTTGGACCTTCCCGTCCCAGTGTCACGTCGGAAGCCTTCGGCGACGGGGGCCTACCCTCGGGTGGTTTGGTTGGCTGTCGCTGCTTCTCCTCGTCTCGAGAGACGAGATACCAGATGCCTAGCGCAGCGGCGATACCAACTACGGGAATCCACATCGAAGTCCTACTTTCTCGTTAACAGGTAGGTAAGGAAGAGAGCCGCGCCGCCAGCGAACAGGATCGGTCCCCAACTCGTTCCCTCATCAGCCTTAGCGGTGGGTTCCACCGGCTCATCTAGAACCGGCGGGTCATGCATGGTAGCAGAGCTAACCTCACTGGTTAGCTTCATCACCCGCTTGCCCTCATTCTGGGCAATGTATTCCACCATGGATTCTTTCGACATTGCCAATAAATCCCACAGTGGCAATGGGGCCATACCAAGCGAGGCTCTCACCTCGTTGTATTTTCTAAAGAGTTCGGCCAATTTCTTAACCTCTTCCCGCGTCTCCAGGTCCGAGGGGGTTACCCAATCCGGCATCCATTCTGGTCTCCTGCATTTACATATCAAGTCTCCCATTGGAGCAGTATACTTACCGGCGTCATATTCGTAGACGGAGAAGTCGAACATGTCCCAGAATAGAATATTATCTACCTGCTCCTGACTAGAGTAGCAGGGAAGGGCTGGGCTATTGGTTTTCCCTTCTTGAACCGCGAGTAGGAACTGACCAAGCCATCTGCCACATGTGCCGTTATCCATATCTGTGCTAAGGCTCGACATGTCTCTATCCGCGTCATACGCTACACGCCAATCGCTACTGTACAATCTGGCCACGAATCCCATGTACCAGTGGCAGAATCGGCCCCATTGCTGCCAGTCAACGCTCTGCCCCTGCGGTCTCGACACAAAGGTCTTGCAGGGATCGGAGTAGATTCGGTCGATGAGCTTTGACACCTCCATCTCGAGCGCAGCGGCTTTGACCTTACCCGCTCTGAAGTACAATTCGACCTTGGCTATCTTCCATGCCCTTCCGAGGTCAACCTGCTTGTCCCAGAACGAGAACTGTGTGCCTTCGGGAAGCTCCTGAACCCTACCATTGGTTGCGTATAGCATTGTCTTGTCCTCATATGTGCCAGAAAAGCCTATTCGAATCTGCGAAGGCCAGAGCCTGCTCCCTCACCAACCAGGCATATTCCCACTGCGCAGCGGCGTCTCCAGACTCGAGAGCACGCTTCGCCGCCATCGACACGTCGATGGGCAGGATCTTGCCGTTGAACCCAACCGCGCCCAGCATCTGCTTGACCTCTCTGATCAGGTAGCTGGGGCACGTCGCGAGCGGAAAGGTGTCGGCCACTGCGACACTGGCTCCCACCTTGACCTCGAGGTATGGGTAGCGAAGGTCGGTGAGATCCGTTGCTGCCTCGATCTGGCTGCGGGTCATTTTCGGCTTCCACCTAGCCCTGATCCGCTTCATGCGACCAGCGACATCAGACACAGACTTGGCGAGGTGGGCCTCGTGACCCAGCGATGTAGTGCCCTCGGCGAGCCGGGGCCCGAGCACGTTCATGTGACCATAGGCTCTTGGGCTCCAGTTTCCGGTAAGCTGCTCAAAAAGCTCAACGGAAGCGGACCTTTCGAAGTCTCTAGTCGTTTCGGTCCACGCATCGGTCTTGTAGACCAGCGCTGGCCATCCCTTCACCTTCTCGGGCCGAAGCGAACGAGAGGCGAGGGGAATGCGAGCGAAAAGGGTCAATAGGCCGAAGTTGGTAGCCGGAACATCGGACAGGGCAAGGCTGGGGTAGAGCATCGCGTTGCCGCAGCGCTGAATCCCCGCAATGACTTGCTCCAATGGGGCCGAGTACATGCCAATGTTGATGCAGCGCGTTAGCAGAATCTGCTGGCCCTTGACCACGCCTACGATTCCGCCCTCGTCAACGGTTAGCTTCGGCGCGACGGTGCAGAAGTCTACGCCTGGAGCGACTCTTCGCTCCATCTCGCCACGGCTCCACTGCGCCTCAACATCGACCTCCATCAGCCCACTCGGAGCAGTGCCGTGAAGCACCTTTCTCTTCTTGGCCGAGTAGTAGGGCATGGTCTTATCGATATGAGACAGGTCATTGAACCAGGGCTTGCCCTCGAGCGGCATGACTGTGAAGTCAACCCTTGACTCTTCCAGGGATGACCTGAGCGTTGACTCTATGCCTTCAAAAATCTCGTCAACCGACACGTCTCTGCGATCGGAACTGAAGATTTGACCCACCCCTCCACGGACCGATGTGCCCCAGCCCCCTTTTTCGAGACTAGCATCTTCGAATCCGAGTAGGTGTTGAAGCTGAATCTCAAGCCTGCGTTCGTAATTGTTGAGTGGATACTTGAGTTTGCCGAAAAGCCTCGCCTCGAGCCTGTCGGCCCTGCCCTGAATCGCGACGCGATATGTCTTGTCGGGCATGACCCAGGCAAGCACGTCTGAGCCGCCCATCTGCTTCGTACCGTCCCAGCGGAGCAAGCCATCGGCTCGTTTCTTGAGAAGTTCGGGAATCATCGTCCGGTCCTCTCCATTGTCGGGTTACCTCTGGCAACAACTGCCTTGCAGTTCTGCGACACCGCTCTTCCCTGCCTGATCCACGTCTTGCAGATTTGGCCCAGTGTCGCCACGGCTCCAGGGCTTCTCTTTCCCGACACGACATTGTATGCGGCGAGCGTCGCCTTGGTCCTGACGCTTGGCTCTCTCTGCTCACTCTGTCCGCTTCTCAGCATGGACAAGCAGATGTTGACGTAGGCTGTCTCATAGTCCCTCTTCAACCTGGCCCCGTCCCTATAGTGCTTGTTCAGCAGAGTTAGCGAGTACTTCTTCCTGGCCGGGGAGTCGAGCCGGTACTTTCGCTGCTGCGGCAGCGCGAACAGGGCTAGGCTCATCCGTTTTCGCTGTTCAGGCGTGACCGGGTTGGGTTTAGCCACGACGGTATGTGTGCCGGGGACATCTCGGATATCCGCGTCGTAAAGCGCTCTGGCGAGCTTCTGGTAGACCTTGCGCTTATTGCGCTCTGTCAGATACGGCTCAACCCTGATCCAGGTCGGGGAGTTGAGATAGGCGAGCATGCTCAACTTGACCCTGGCGGGAGTCGAGGCGCGAAGCAGTAGCGCCTCATCGACAACCTGCTGAGAAAACGCCTCAACCTCTTCCGCATCGTTGTAGTAGGCCGACTTATCGCCAGGTTTCAAGGCGTACGAGGGCCGGTTCGGTGACCAGGGAGACCTGGCGACATGTGTCGCCTCGTGCTTGAGTACGTTAAGGATAGCCTGATGCAGATCGCGGCGAGAATACACGCTCCAAGCGCCGAGGCTGGGCCGAATCGGCACGTATAGGCTCAGGACTCCTCCGATCTTCTTCCCTTTCTCTGCTACACTTAGGTATCCAAAGCTTCCACCGAAAGATATCCTCGAGCTATCGTTGAAAATGACCTGGGTCACAATGGGAACGGTGATGTTTCCATTGGTGGTAGGCATCTCGATCTCGTGCCGATCCAGTTCCTCACCGTACACGAATGGAGACTTGTCTCTGTCGAACTCTCCAAGAGCCTCTTCGTTCAGCTTGTCCCGGATCCGTTCGCTAATCTTACCAGCGATGATCGAGGCAGACTTCCTAAGCTGCTCGGAGTCGATGCGGACCGGGGCGGGATTGCTGCGACGTGCCATGCCTGGCAGTCTACAGCCGAGACTGCGCTACGGCAACGTTGTCGCGCCGCCAAAGAATCGATCCAGCCTGGTCGTGACGTGCATCGCTGTCACGTTGGAAGCCACTTGCTTGTTTGACGACTACTTCCCCAGCTTCAGCCGCATCACTTCGGCTGGAGTGATCACGATCTTGAGCCTGCCCAGCTTACGGCAGACATCGACCGGGCCCATGGAGAAGAATTTCTTCTCCTCTCTCGGAATGACCCGGCTGCCCATGTGACGGACATAGGGCATGATGACTGCGAGTTCCTGATCCGTGAACTGTCGTTGATTTTCTGACATCAGAACCTTCCTTGCAGCCAGCGCACGGTCGAACGGAACCCGTCGAGCCATTCGCGCGAGCAGTAGCCGTAACCATCATCATCGACTCGCCACCCGCTGTGAGGCGATGCTTGGGCAGATACGATCTCGGGCACCGACATGTCTAGGCTCGATACTTCGACGCCGATCTGCACCGTAATCGGGTCGCCACCCGTGAGCGGGCCAATCGGAGGTTCCACCATTTGCTCGTCGCCGCTGTTTCGCATCTCAGTTATTCCAACTCGCCTGGATCGTGATGTTCGTTATGGGTTGACCGCTAGGGTTGCTGCTGTTCGGCGCGCCTACCGCGATCCACGTCTCGTAGTCCGACGTGCCGGGACGCCAGCCGCGCATCAAGTATCGCATGGCTCCCGGAGCGGGAATGATTTGCGTGTGGTAAGACGAGGCCAGTGGGTCTGCGGGTCCACCCGTAGCCTCACTACCATCATCTCTTATCTCGGCAGTATAGTCAGCCATTAGATCACCGGAACCGAGCCGTCCCACGGAAATACTACGCCAGCGAGGTAGATATAGTCCCGTACACCAACTACTGATAGCGTGTCCGCTGGAGAACGAACGACCCCAGACGCTTTCATCACTGTACCGATTCCTTTCCATCCACTCGGAGCAGCACCAGCCCCCACTCTACGCGCCCACATCAAAGGTATCACATCATCTTTTGCAGAAAACGGGTTAGTACCTATGCTGCTGCTCGCGTCGTATGCTGGGATACTGCCATTACCTCCGCTATTATCCATAAGTCTGCATGGAGGACATCCAGTGTATGAAGCCCCCAATAACGCCCTGCCTCCAGCTTGTGTTGTTGAAGCGTTAGCGATCCAGAAATAATTTTTCACTAAGTCGGCATTTTGAAAAAACCGACCAAATACAACGGGATCCGGGTCTAACGAGTCGGGTGAGTCTACGGGATCCATAACAAAAATGCCTGCACTGGTTTCAGAACCTCCGTTGGGTATGGTGAGCCAGTATGCGCCATAAGGAGGTGCGTCATCTGCTCCACAGTGCCCCCTGTAGTTAGATATGGTTAGGAGATGAGTTCCGGCTGTACCAGTGCTCCAGATGTTCGTCTCATCTGCGGCTGTTGGCATAGTTTCTTTGTCCCCACCGGTAATAAAATGCGCAAGGCGACTGTACTTGATCCACCAAGTGTAGTCTGCCACGCTTCCTCTTTGGATACATAGCTCGCGGTTACCGTCAGGAGCTTGCATTCTAACCCAAGCTCGTGAAGCGTTCATTTGCGTCCCGTTCGTGACAGCCCCTGGACCAAGGGCACCAGCGGTCCCGCCACCGTCCATTGGTTTCGTCCACCCAGCCAACATGAGTGTGGACACGAAATTCCAAATGTGTGTACCGCCATTGGCAGGAGTCTGGTTTACTGTGAATTGCCAGGTCATGTCATCCTCACGACGTTTCGAACAGAAGGTCAGCGGAGTAGCACGTCGCCACATTCGTTGCGTCGGCCACGTTGATTCTCAGCCTGCACTCGAACACGCCTTTGCCGGTGAAGCCCGCGAAGGCTGCGGCAACGTCGATCTCGTAGGCCGATGGCAGCAGCGGGTTCGTCGCGGGTCCACCGGGAGGCGGCGAGCCGGTCGTGGTGTCGATTGTTGAGCCTGCAACCACGCCTGGCGCGCCGAGCACACCGTCTTTGTCGTACAGGTCAATCACGGCTTCCCGGCCCACGGCGGCGCTCGTCGTGCTCAGGATGACCTGGAACCTCACGCTGACCAGCGGAAGTGTGGACAGGTCGATGTACGTCGCGCCGATCGTGGTGGGCGTGTCGAGAAGCGTGCTCTGCGTCGTGCCGCAGACCGGAACCCGTGTGGGCTTTGCGCCCTGAATCACCATTGAGCTTCGCATATCGCCTCAGTTCCAACTCGCCTGAATCGTGATGTTCGTTATGGGTTGACCGCTAGGGTTACTGCTGTTGGGCGCGCCTACCGCGATCCACGTCTCGTAGTCCGACGTGCCGGGACGCCAGCCGCGCATCAGGTAGTAGGGGCCGTCCGCACCGGGAAATTCGACCAGAAAGTCTGCTGCGTAGTCTGCCATGGCTATGCCGGGACAACCCCGTTCTCCCAGGGAATGCAGATGTCATCGTTTGATCCGCAGACCACATAGCTGCGGGTGCCACTCGTGAGCGTGCTCTTGAAGGCCCGCGTCGTTCCCACCCACCGTGTGAGCGTACTGAAACCCTTCCAACTCGACGTACCAGCAACGCCAGTGGACCTGGCGAACGGGATCGGAATCGTCGCATCTTCACCGCTGCCCGAGTAGGGATTCACGCCGCAACCGTTGGGAAACGAGACCGGGCCGGATGTGGAGAAGATTTGGCTACCGGGAATGGCTCCCCATGTCGCACCGCTCCAACCCTTCGCCGTGAGGCTGGTCGCAGTGTCCCCGGTCTCGGTGACTCGCCAGCGATCATAGGCAATGCCATGGCCGCAAAGGTAGGGGTCTGGGTCGTCGGCGTAGCCCTGCGTCACAGGCTCGTAAATGATCATCCCGCCGAAGTTTGCGCCGCTCCAGCCATAGCTGACCCAGCCGTAGGGAGCCGCGTCATCCGCGACATGATTCCACGTCGCGGCACCGATGAAGGTGAACGTCGCGTCGGTTTGGATGAACTGCTCGTCAGCCGCCGTCGCTCTCACCGCAGCCGCGCCGCCGATGAACAGGGCACCCTTTGAGTAGAGGATGTCCCACTGCTCCTTGCCCGCCGTGCCGCCCATCGAGAAGAGCCATTCCGCGCCAGAGTCTGGCCTGCGAAGCACCATCCACGAGTTGGCGTTTTCTAGATCTGCGATGGCGGCGATGAAGTCTCCCGCGCCACCGCTCGCCCCATTGCCGCTTCTCGGCACGGTCCAGCCCACGCTGGTAAGCAAGACCTTGAACCCGTACAACGCCGCAGAGCCGCTTGCAACCACACTGTTGGATACGAATTGGAGCGTCATGGCTCACACCGGGGTGTACTTTGCATTGTCAAGAACGTGGATTTCTGCCCGCATCCTCGCGTCGAGAATGCCTGCCATATGCTCGGTAAAGGCGAAGGGGTAGACGGCAAGCGTATGGATAATGCCGTCTTCGAAGTGGGGATCGACTGTCACCGGGTCGGGGGCGACAGTGAACCAAGACGCGCCAATGATTGCGTCGAGCCCGCTCACGATCGTTCCGGCCACGCTTCCAGAAGCAGAGTCCCATGGCACCAGTTTGCCGTCGAGAAATAGTGTCAGACCAGAGGCGTTGCCAGAACCATCGCAGGCAACGATGACGCTGCGCTGCTGCTTATCCTCCACGTCCGCAGATGGTAAGACATTGAAGATCGCACTGGCCACCGTTGTTCCATCTTCCAGGAACATCTCAACCGTGCTCTGCGTCAGAATCATGTACACTCCTACCGCGTCGATGGGGTGGAGCGTAGAGAAGACGGGCGCAGCCGATGTGGGCAAGTTGCTCACCAGCGCCGCGATGGTGAAGGGCTGCGCATCAACGATGCAGTTGGCTGGGGCCGTGGCGTAGTCGGTGGAGCCGTTGCCGAAGCCGATACCCCTGCGGGTGTCGAGTTGGGCCGGGAACGTGGCGGGCGTGACCCCGTCGCCCATGGTGCAGTATTGGGGCCTGGGAGCCTTGCCGCCGCAGTTGCCCGTGACCTGGACACCACCGTCCACGAACTGCCGATCAAAGGGCAGGTAGATGTTGGCGTTGCGTGCCGAGACTCGTTGTGCGCTGTACATTTACCTATTCCCTGCCCACTAGAGGCATAACGGTCATGTCACACTCACCTCTGCGGCGTAGAGTTCCGTGTCGCCGCCGTAGGGGCCGGAGAACCAAGCCACAAGATTACCTGCTCGAGACGGATACCCAATGTTCCGACTATTGACACTCCACTGCGGCGTAACGAGAGCCCCAACGTCTTGCGGCGTCTCGATCATCACCCGTGGGTCGCAGGTAATGCTACACAAGTCACCGTAGTAAGAGATCGGATTCAATGAATAGCGTCGGAAGAACCACCAGGTAACGGTACCATCACTGTGCAACTCAACCCACGGGGAAACATGAGCCCAAGCGACAATCGTCGAAGGTGACGGGTCGTATTGAGGCAGATCGAGACGCCTCACGTCCCACGTCATACCCCCATCTTCACTGTAGCAGCGGAGCATCTGATCGCCGTCGGGGTAGGCACGCTCGATGCCGACCAACTTGTTGTTGCCAAGATGGACGTAGGCTCCCTCGCCAGCGTTGGTCGAATACACCTCGTCACGTATGATGCGATCATTACGAGCGTCAGTCGTCAGGTCCCACGCAACGATGGTGGCAGCCCAACTAGGTGCCCCAGCGACCAGGGATGGCATCACGCGCACACCAAACATGCCATCCCACTCAATTATTGGACCTTGCGGGACAACACCGTTTTCGATCTGCTCCGCAGCCGACCAGGTCGCGCCTTCATCATATGACACGTATCGCCAGGCGGTAAACTCCGTCGTTGCCACGATATAGTGCGACATGCACAGAACCCATCGACCGTCACTCACCCGGCCACCGGCAAGGTTGCGCAAGTCATACCCGGCAAGTTCCCAGACAAGCGTGGCGGCGCTCCACGTCGCTCCGTCGTCACTGCTCGTGCGCATCTTGATCACGCCGTCATCGTCTGCGTGAGTCGTACCTTCCCGATAGTAGTAGACGTAAGTGCCGTCCGTCTTTTGGAACAGCACACCAAACGCGTCATACGTAAGAGTGTCCTCCATCACAACGGGGACGCCAAGAGACACCGTAGGAGGAGTCAGGAGTGCAGGCATGGGCCATTGGATACCGACGTCGCTGGCCAGTCTGCGGCCAATCGCTGCGAGCTGTGCATCCGTCACGCGTTCGCACAACGTCCCAAATTCGTGGACGATGTGCTTAGCCGGATACGTCGCCACGCCGGGGAGTGCGCCGTAGGTGACCACCGCACTGGCATCCGTCGCGACCTCTCCGGTTACGAGGGCGTCGATGATTTTTACACCGTCGAGCCATACCTCGTAGTTGGTCGCAGACGACCATCGACCCGCAAGTACGAAACGCCTACCCTTGGGGAGCACAGCTACAGAGGTCGTCTCAAGCGCATAGGAACCAGTGCCGTTTGCCACGCGAAGTGTCACCGTGTCGTCTATCTCACGAATCGTTTGAATGCCAACACCGGAGGCATCCACGCAGTTAGCAAAGAGTGGTTCTGGGCTAGCGGGAAGCTCCATCGTTTTGCCACACCACCACCATGTCGATCCGCTACCATCGTGCAGATGGTTGTGTGATGCCGCTGTGGTAGATACAGCCGCCTTATCTCCATCGAATCGCAAGCCTGTGTTGCCTCCCCACTGGTCCCGAAAAGGTCGAGTCACGTCGGTGGCTTCGGCGACAACAAGCGCCGCGAAGCCCGCACCTCGCGTGCCGGGTGTCGTTGTCGAACATGTCAATCCGGTACAGGTAAAGCTGTCGATTACGATGCCTGAAGACGTGGTGAAGGCGTAGAATCCAGTTCGCGTCCCACCGGCTGTCGTGTCGACAGAGAATGTGCCGTTGTACACAATCGGCTGTCCCTGTGTTAGCGTATATGGATACACAAGCCCGATTCCCGCCGACCGCACAGCGGTGAACCTGTACCGCCTAAACTGTGTCGTAGTAACGGTCTTGTAGATGGCCCCGTTGGTCCCAGGCGTGAACCGTGCAGCACTCCCGCTAACTGTCCAGCCAACACCTTTCGACCAATACGGATCCGAGTCGAAACCTAGGTCTGTGACCGTGGATCCAGGGAGCAGAGTCATCGTGTCTGATCGCCAGTCGGCCGCCCACCCGTCGTACGCCGCGACAAGCGCAGCGATCGATGTCACGGTGACTGCCACCGTAGCAGACTGCGTGGTACCGCCAGGCCCCGTCGCGTCGGCCCGGAACGTCAGCGTGCCGATGTCCCCGGCGACGATGGGGTAGTCGACGTATCCAGAGCCAGAGGATACCGACGTATCCGATCCGAGCGAGGCAAACGCGCCACCATTTACCGAACCAAATACCTCAACCTCGGTTGCGTCTGCACATGTAAACTCGATTCGCAGCACAGCCCCGACAAGGTGCGTAGTTGCAGCTACTGGAGCGGTCAGAGTCACGGTAGGCGCGAGGATGAATGGAGGAACTACCGCATCGCTACCGAGTAGACCAGGAACCGAAAATACGTCGGACAAGGTGTAGGCGTAAAGCTCCTCGACGCTGCCTGCCCAAGCATTTCCACCACTGCTTCGTCCGCCCACGACGATCCGGTCGAAGCTCGACGTTGCAGTCGAAGCGACCTGCCCCACGACGACCGCATCGACCACGCAGATCACGTTGCCGTCGCTTTCGAAGACCCAGCCAAAGCTATGTTCGCCATCGGCAATAGCACCTCCGAGGACCACTTCTGCGGTCCCTTCGACATATGGCTCAGACAGAGCGGTTATGCCCACCTCAAGCCTAATCCCCGCTGCCGTGCCCAGGCTCAGAAGCGCCTGCTTTGCCCCACCCACTACCGTCGCCTTGGCCGCGATGGTGAACGCACTCTGCGCCCCTACGCTGTATGCCTCGGAGTAGAGCGTGTCGGGGATCGCTGCCGGGTCCCAGCGAAGGATGCAGCTATTTGCTCTTGGGTTGGTCATGGAGATACCGTAACTTCTATGGTTTGCGTGTGATATGCCTCTGCGGTCACACCAGCAAATTCGTAGTATGCCGTGACATAGATCTCATTCACACCGAAGACAGCATTTACACCCTCAACGGCCTGACTGAACGTGCCATCTGGGCCATCTCCTGGTATTACGTTCATTGGGACATTCGAGCCGTTATATGTACCCGCCACCGATGTTACGTAGTCGGTATTTAGAACCGTGCCAGATATGGCAAGAGGGGTCCCTTCCTCTATCGCCTGAAGATACGACGGGCTCGTTATCTCAACTCCCATGGAAGCAAAGGTTCCAGACACGCTGTCGCTGGAGAATTCATTTGCCACAATTACAACTCTACCAATTACATACCCACTACCAGCGGCTGGGTGCGTCATGGTGCCAGAGAAGTATTGATACCCGCCGGATGAAGAGTCGTAGGCAAGAACTACACTGTCTACGTATGAGCCTTCAAGGTAGATGTCTAAATAACAGTTGCTTACTGTGAACGTGTCTTCAAGATAGACCTCAACGGCAGACGAACCGTTTTCAGGTAAGATAAATGCAGCAGAAGGTGCGCTAACAACCACTGTTGGAGGTACTCGCAGGTCCACATTCATTTCGAAAGAGTAATAGTCAGTGGTACCATCGTTGGCCGCGAACCTGAGAACGTAAATACCTTCCGCATATAATGAAAGATCGAAGTTCTCGCTCCAGAGACCGCCACCGAAATCCGAAAGCGTTACCAGTGTCGCCCAACTTGATCCACCGTCTGTAGATATCTCCAATACACATGAGATTGCTACACCTCCATCTACCTGTACATCCGCAGACTGAAGTGCCGGATACCATGCGACGTAATCCGCAGATGGTGAAATTGGGGTAAGAACGAGGCCCGATGCCACTCCGACTACGCAGGCATTGATGATGCACGCCATGCTCTACTCCAGCACGCAGACGAGAGTTGCCGTGAGGTCGTCTACGCTGCCTCCAGCAATTGCCACGGTCCGAATATCCACGATGTCGTGCCTCGCTATTCGGTTGATCGCCTGAGTCGTTCCCACTTCCTTGTCTGAGAGATAGATTGTGTCAGCCACAGTCACGGAGGTGAGCGAAGAAAACAAGTCACCCGTAGGCTCTACCTCGTTTCGAATCGTAGCTTTCCACGTCGCGTCAACGCCTCCCCCAGTTATCGTGTCCGCGATGAAGAGTTGCTGCACGACACGAGAGGGGCCAGCAGATAGTGGAATGTACTGGTTGTTGGTGTCGTGGACGATGGAGGTGCCAGTACCAATGTTGCCTCCCACGAATGTGGACACCTGAATCACCCTGGAGGCGTCACCATACCAGAGGAAAGAAGCGGTCGCGTCAATGTCGCAGCCCGCCCAGATAATCTCGCTGCCGGAAAGCCCAGTGATGACGCCCCAACGGAAAAACTCCCATGCGCTGTCGATGTCTGCTCCAACCAACGCGTCTATCGTAATCGTACCTCCGAGACCAGACCCATTGGCCTCCGTGACGTTGTAGGTGCCCGCTACCGTGTACACCTCGCTCTGTCCCACGAGGTTCTCAAGGTTCCCAGCCGAATCCCTGTCGGCGTAAATGTCCACGCGATAGTCACCGCCCCCGATGACCACGTCTCGGAAGTACAGACGCCCACTCGCCTCGACGATGATGTCCTGAAGCCCGGTTAGGCTCATCGCGGTGATTCGTGTCGCGCCATCCGCCCAGACGTAAATGCCATCTGGCATGAAGAAGCGGATGGGCATTCCCACCTCGAAGTAGACCCGTGGGTCCGTCTCCGTGTCGATATTGCCGGTCCCCGCGTTGTAGCTCCAGGCAAGCGGAGCCGGGATCCAACCCTTACTCACCTTCGTACCCGTCGTGGTGCCCCTTATCGAAAGGCTAGCGTTGCCGGTCACCGTAGGCATCTCTGGAACTTGGGAGTTGATGACCTCGGACGTAACTGTCCCGACTGATGCATTCAACTCAAGCGAGTCAACGCGGACACCATCGGCATTGAGGTCCACCGTACTGTCGGCGTAGTCGGAGTTGATCTCGATGGCGCTTACGTCAGAATTCTTCAAGTCCGCGTTGATTGCAACGTTGTCACTTCCGGTGATCGTGACATTAGGATCCATCGTGACGCCCGCCAACTCCGCGTTGATGGGCACAGTCGATGTATCCGTGTCCGCGCCGATGTTGATTTGGCTATCGTCCATCCGGCCAGACAGGTATACGTTCAACTCCTCCACAACCGCAGCGTCGGGGCGGAAGTTGAGAGTCGATTCTGTGATTTCGCAGGAGGCATCGGTCGTAAAATCGAGCGCCGGGGTGTCAGCAGTTATGGTTGTGCCGGTGATCTTCGCGGAGTAAAGCGCGAATAGCATCCGGGTGAAGCCGGTTGGGAGCGTCCCGGTCGCAATCGCGATGATCTGGTCCCAGAAATCGGAGGTGCCTCGCTTGAAGACGTTGCGAAGTCGAACTTCTCCACAATCACTGAAAACTATGGTACCCCCCGTGGCCATGAAGCTAACATTTTGAAGCCTCACATACCCGCACTTTACGAAGTTCCAGCCAGCAGCGGCAACACCATCACTGATGTCGTCAACGTTTTCTATCGTCAATCCATCTGGCGTTGTGTTGAAATACCCGTCGGCAGTGCCTCCCCCCTCGAACGCAACATATGTCGCTGCTCCCTGGTCATACGTGAGTTCCGCGAGCCGAAAGCGATTTATCGCGGTAGCGCTTATCCTGCCGAGGTATCCACCACTGAACGTGAGCGTCGTCACGCCCCTGCCAGAGCCCACGATCGAGATGTCGGTGAGCGTGTCTGGGATGACCAGGCCAGTTTCGGTGAACGTTCCGGGACCCAGCTTTACCACGTCCCCGTCCGATGCGTCGGTGAGTGCCGCCGCAACCGTCGCGTACGGCTTCGTCAGTAGCCCCCTCACAGCCGTTGCGTCGTCGCCTGCCGTGGAGACGTACAGGAACGCGGCCTCGCCAATCGCAAGGTCGTCCAGCGTATCCATGCACTTCTGGAGCGTATCGTCGAGCGCACTCAGGTTCCCGTCAAACGCTGTGGTATCAGCAGAGATTGCCGAGGCGGGATGCGAGTCGGGCTCGCTGCGACCGGCAAGGCTGTTGTGGTCCGTCGCGACGAAGCCGGTGCCGGGAATAGGAGCCGTGTTACGAAGGTCGGCGTACTCGTAGATGTACGCATTTACACTGTTCGCATAGCCGGTGCTGCAACGGTAGATCAGCTTCCAGATCGGCTTCAACTCATTGGCAAAGAAAGTTCCGAGGTTCAGATCTGAAAAACTCGCGTCCTGCGCATCCACTGCGCTGGCGTAGTCACCCTGCCCCATTATGGCGAAAACTGGCTCCACGAGATAGCCTGCTCCACCAGGGTCGGCCTGCCCCACATTGTTCGTGGCACAGATCCACATCACAGCATAATCGCCATTCGTGCTGATGTCGGAAAGGATCCAGTTGCCGCCGCTGAACGTATTGAATTGCGGAAGACGCAGGTTCGTTACCGCGTATATAGGAAAGTTCGTCACTGCGAGCTTCGCCCACGTCCCAGTCGCCCCGGTTCGGTAGAAGATGGGGAAGCGACCAGGGGTAGCGCCTGAGCCAAGCTCCTGCTCGAACATGCCGGAAGGTGCCGCGCTCCGAGTGATGGGCACCTCGATGTCCTCGTCCCAGATCGTGCCGCCACTGATCGTGATTTGCGCGTCGCCATCCGCACCACCAGAACCTGTTGCGACCCTGGCAAGACTGAGTCCGGTCTCGAACCGAGTGCCGATGGTGTAGTGCAGATACTGGTGCGTGGCCCATGGCATGTTGATGCCGTGACGCTCGTCCAAGACCGCAATCGCGTTGTTTGCCGCGTTGAGGTAGACGAGTGCGACGAGCGTCGTCTTGAATCCGTAGGGCAGCGCGGCCCCATTCGAAAGCACGCCACCGTTGTACCAGAACCACCAGAGCCCAGGCGCGGGCACGGCGATTGTGGACGACTGGTCCGTGACGAAGGTGTGTTTCTGCACACTGCCGCCACCCACCTCGAAGACCTCGAAGCTCGTGGCAGGCGCTTTGATCGCCATGGTCAGCGTCTTGGTTGCGTCGTCCCAGGTCAGGATCGTGTCGTCCCGGTCCACGACTCCCCTGGGATACGCGGCTTCGATAGGCGTACCAACCTCGACGCCATCGATGGTCTCAAGCGCTCTCTGCACATCGGTGTCGCTGGGGCCGAGGATGGAGACGAACGCCGACGTGTCAACGACCGTGTTGACTGCCTCAACGAAGCCTGAGCAGCAGCGGAGCATGGACGAACGCATCAGATCGCACCCTTCTTGCCCTGCGCGGTCCACGTCGCAGGATTGTCGCTGTCAAATGTGATACAGTAACTGTCGTACAGAAGCGGCGTATCCACGGCAAGAACCATGTCTGCCGCCGAGGTCAGGCTGATGACCCCACCGTAGAGGTCAGCAGTGATCTCGCTGTAATTACGCAGTGAGAGGTTCGGCTGCGTCGTCTCGTTGCTCGCATAGATCTTTACGCTGATCGTGGCACCAGCCGTCGCTGTGGCGAGGATGATGGTCCAGTACGGGAACGTGTCGCCACTGAAGTAGTGCGCGACTAGCGCGTCGGTCGCCACGGCTTGCGAGAAGTCGAAGGGCTCCGTGTTGTCGAAGCTCTGCACGACCGGCACGACCTTGTCCGCGTCGGTCACCGAGTCGTAGCTGCGGCTCTGCACGATGAGCATGCGAAGCGCGTTCAGCAGCGCGTATCCCGCATCACCATCGGTAAGGGGGACAGCTTCATAATCGTCGATGTACTTGCCACCGATCAGGACTGGGTTTGCCGTCGCCGGATCAGCGTCAGCGTCGATGCCCTGGATCGATGGCGAAGAGCTTGGGTCGGTGACGATGAGTCGACCTTCAGAATCGAGGCGAAGGTGGCGATAGACGCCAGGGGCGAGCGGTCCCGGATCGGCAGCCTCCACAATCGCTCGAGGCTCCGTAACCAGCATCCGCAGCAGGTTCAAAAGCGCGGTACCAATATCGCCATCGTCGAGCGGAGACAGCGTTGGGTCGGCGATGAATCTGCCACCGACCGGGACCGGGTTACGGGTTAGCGCGTCTCCATCTACATCGCTTCCCTGCGCGCTTACAATGACACGGCCCTGGTTGTCGAGCCTGAGTCTGTAGAGCAGTCCATCGGCGTATGGGCCGGGATCCGCGTCCCTCGTGATTGCGATGTCGAGCGGAAGCGTGAGAGGGGCCGCGCCCTCAAGCGTGGTCCCCTCGATAGAGACGGGCTCTTCAATCGCACCTCCCCCGCCACCCGCGCCAGCCGTGGCAGACGAGGCGGCAAACTCATAGTCACCAGCCGGTGGCTGGTCCTCGAGCGAGACCACGATTGCCACGTCCATGCGAGACGAGGCCCTGGAGTCCTTACGGTCTATGATGTTGGGAAGCGGAATGAAATGAACCTCACCGGCAGGAAGCGTGTGTGCATCGGCGAACAGGTACCACTCCTCGGTCTGCTCGTCCCAGAGATAGAGACTGACAGAGGCATCCGGTGCCAGAGCGGGACCGTTGTAGGCTAGCGCAATCGACTCGAGCGGCTCGGTGTGCGGGCCATACTGCGGCGCGTGAAACACGTTGTCGAGCAGGAGATAGGCCGCATCGGTCGGGACCGCGTCTGTGCCGATGGTAGCATCGGTTCGAGTAAAGACGTGTTCGAGTTTCATCGATTACTTGCTTCCTTTGACGACGAGTCCAACCATCACTGCGGCCATGGCAGCCATGACGAGTGGAGGTATCCAAGGCATCGAGCCACCGCTCACCTCTACCTCATGCCTCGGAACCGGAGCGGTGCCGGAAATGGGTCGGATCCAGAACAGTTTCGTTCGATTATCAAGCACCAGCGGCTGACCATCTTTGCCTGTCCATGTCGCTTCGGCCCAGAACTGAGAGACGAAGTCAGCCTTGGTCTCTTTCCGATCGTCATCGGGCCATTCCTTGGGAAGCGTTTCCCAATCATCCCAGACCCGGACGTCAGCGAACCCAACCGACTCGAGCCCCTTCTTGACCTGGGACGAGCCAGCGAATGCCGAGGCTTCACCAGTAACGACAAGTGAGCCGCGATACCTTGTCCCAGTGCTTAGCACAAATGCCATATTTGCCTCAGAGGATGACGCAGCCGCTGCCGCCGACTTCCTTACCGGCCCAACGCGGAATTAGGATGTTATCGATGACTCGCGGCGCAATGACCTTGGACTGATAGATATGGTCGGTGCATGTCTTTTCCATATTGCGGTAGCCAAGAAGCCAAAGCCCACCCACCTTGTACTGGAACTTGCCAGGAATCTTGGTGTAGGTATACTTGCCTATCAGTTTCTTTACACCATTTACCTCCTGATAGCACAGTGTCGGTATGGGCGCATGATCCGCGTCTACCAGCGCACTGATTGTCACTGGATCCATGTAGACCGGAGACTGCATGACATGGTCGAGAATCTCGAGTGAGGCTTGTTCCGTGGAGATGGAAGCCTGGGGCGGCTTAGGCGTCTCACTGCTAGTCACGACGAGGCAATGCTCGGTGGGTGCGATGTTTGGATTGCCAGAGCTACCGAAGGCGGCGAGCCTCGCATACCGCTTCCAGGCAGGCCACATCAGATGGATGCCGTCGCAGGCCAAGACGAAGTCTGGCGCGCCACCGTCAGGGCTCGAGAGAAGAACCGCAACGCCGATACAAGTCTCGGAAAAGCCGAGAATGGCAACCCTGTTTCCAGGCTTATCTAAGCCATGATTCTTTAGCGCCTGCTTGATGGGACGCTCGCCATAGGCAGATTTGATAGCATTGCTGTAGGCGTCAAAGTTTCTACCATTGCCCTTTGGCATGGTAATCTCTGCCGTGTCGGATCTAAAGCTAGCCCGCCAGTTCTTCCCGAACCAGGAGTGAAGCTCGCCGAAGTGAAGGATGATGTCTGTCATTCCTCTACCGTGCGCCTGCGGCTCTTGTTCCAGTCGAGAAGCGCCGCGATGCCGTATACCGCCACGCCTCCCATCGCGATGACCATCAGAGCGGTCAATGCAGACTCTGCGGTCTTAGCTAGCTTGCTAAACGGGCTCACCTCTTCCTTCTTGACATCGATCTCTGCCTTGTCTCTCGCCTGGCTACTGAGTTCGCTTTGAATCCTGAGCGCTTCCTTGGTAGCTTCTTCTCGACTCATGCCCCCAGCTACAAGCTTTTCGGTCTGCTCAGTGACAAAGTCCTGAGCCCTCCTCATCGACGCCTTGTCGAGGTGCGCCTTCACGACGTCGCAAACCTCTTTGACCGATAGGTACTGAATGACGGAACCGATGATGACTGCGCCGACGACGAGCCCGACATATGCCGCACCCATCGTTCCTGGAGGCGTTATCGTGGTATCCTCGATGACGAATCGCTTCGTCGCTTCGTCAAAGCCTACCCTGGGCTCACCCGGCTTGCCTAGAATGAGAGAACTGGACTGATCGACGTCATAGGCCAGCCTGCGCTTGTCGGTCGCGCCGTCGTAGCCGTAGTTGATCATTTTGGGTATCCACTTCTCCATATCACCGTAGTAGTCCTCGCTAGCCTGCGGCCAGGACTCGCTGATGATCGAATACCCCATCATCTCACAGGCCAGTTTGTACTGCCTGTGTTGGAACCTCACGTCGTAAAACGAGTCGGCGAGATCCGAGGTGATGCGTTTGACCTGTTCCCTCATATATTCGTAGAACGACTCTGTGATTCCGGTTAGACCCGGCTCGGCTTGTCCCGCTAGCATTCCTCCCGGCCTGCCAACTCCAACGAATCTGCCCGTGTTGTCACTAGATCCCAAGCCCGACGGGACCCTAGCGGCATCGACGACACCGTTTTTATCCGCCAAGACCTTACCTCCGGGAACCGCGATGAAGGTCTCCCGCGTCGGCTTGGAAGCGGTGCCGAATGGATCGCTTGTCGAGGGATCGCACCTAACCCATACGCCCCGCTTCTCGTCTCTCACCGCCGCGAGAACATGCGTATGCTGGCGATGCGGCTCGTAGCTATGAGCGACGACGCAGCCTTCAATCCCCACGCTTTCAATCGCGGAAAGGAAGGCAACAACGAGACCGTCACAGTCTTCGCCCATGAACACGAGACCGTCGCAGCCCTCGAGCGTGCAAGCGGCGCTGGGGATGAATTCACCATCGATAGGGTCTTCGATGTAGGGACGCTCTTTTCGAAGACGTTCGAGGATAGCCTTTGCCTGAGCCATCTTGTCGGCCTGGAATCCACCCAGCCCGCCGCGAACAATGGTCTCCCTGGCCCAAGCCACGGTCTTTGGGTCCATGCGTCCCTTCTCGACGCGGTCCACGATTTCGGACAGGGAGACCCTGATCCCTTTTTCGCCCCTGGGGTGGGGGCGGCTCACGGTCTTGGGACCAGCGGTTCGGTTAGGTTGTTTTCGCGAGGGCTCGTTGCGCATAGGCTATACCGTCCAGGAGGCTTTTCGATCCCCCCGACGATACGACGGGCTTTGCGCTAGGTCCATGTTGCGTAGGTACTTTTTTCTCCGTCCACGCCGGTTTACTGGGAGGCGACGGGCTCGAGACCGTGACGGGAACAGGGGCTGGGGGAGACGTGGCGACGGTGACAGCGTTCCCGCTCTGGAGCGCATCGACCGTGGACTGCGACGGCGCGAGCCGCCTCGAGAGCATGTCGATCTGTTGCGCCTGAAGCTGCTGGTTTTCCATGAGTTGCTGCTGCATCTGCTCAAACATGCGATAGGTGTCCCGCATCTCTTCCTGTCTACGAGCATCTTTCACATGCTGCCTCAACTCACCAAGCGCCTTGATACCTGGCTCAATCCACGATTTGACATTGTCGGCGTTGAGAGCCATCATGGTGAAGAAATCGACAGCTTTACCGTCCTTGTCGGTCACGTACCGAAACGGTCCCATCTCAAATACCTTGAGCGGAGAGCCGTCTTCCGCCTTGGTCTCGGACTGGACCAAAGCCTGTTGTGGCGGCGGTTGCTGCATCCACTGAGGCATTTGAGGCGGGGGCGGAACGGGTGGGGATGATGGTGAGAGCTTTTCGAACATCTCTTTTAGCTCTGCCATCTGCTTCATCGTCTTTCGCATCTCGCTAAGCGAGTCCTTTGGCTCGGGCGGCGGCGGCTGCTGTTGTTGCTGTTGCGGCATCCCCATCTGAGCCCACTGCGCCATTTGCTGCTGCATCTGAATCTGCTGCTGCTGCGCCTCGGTGGCCTTCAGTCTCTCATCCACCAATCTGGCGATTTCCTCCATGCTCATCATTTGAGGCTGCTGCATAGGCTGTTGCTGCATCGCGGCTTGAGCCTTAGCCTCCTCGAGTTGCTGCTTCATGCTATGGAGCGACCCGTTGAGAGTTGACAGCATTTGCCAGACCTGGAACTGCTGCTGATACGAGGCTTGCGTACTTGCGCTTCTCATATCGTGGTTGTTCCGCTTCTGAAGCTTCTTGATCTGGCGGTTCAATCCCTTGATCGTCCCCTCTAGCTGAAGTATTCGATAGTCGGGTTGTGGCTGCTGCGGCTGGTATGGGTTGTGACCCATTCTACTGGGAGGAGGCGGCGGAATATCCTCGATGAATTCCTCCTCTTCCTCCTCGTCATCGTCGTCATCGTCAACTTGATCCTGCGGAGGCGGCGGCGGCTGCATCCACGGCATTTGCTGCGGCCATCCCGGCATTTGTGGCTGTGGCTGTGGCCATTGCGGCTGCCCCCATTGCTGCTGTGGCTGCTGCGGAGGCGACTGTTGAAGCTGTGGTTGGGCCCAACCCTGCTGCTGCGGTGAAAGCCATTCCTGCGGTGGATGCTGCCTTTGCGGTTGCGGCTCGCCCCATTGCTGCTGCGGTTGCTGAACCTGCTGCGGAGGATCCTGCCATTGTTGGGCTCGAGGCTGCTGCTGCTGAGACCGAGACTGCTGCGGGTCCTGCCACTGCTGCTGCGGTTGCTGAGCCTGCTGCGGATCGGAGGGCAGGGGAACACCTCTGGCTTGTGCCTCGATTGTTTTCCACTCGATCCTTCGCTTTGGGTTGTCACCCAGTTTGAGATAGCAAACCGCAGCAATGCTTCTGCCGGTAGAGTACATGATGATCTTGTACTTCTGCGGAGTGCCGTCCCATTGATTGTTGCAGATATACTCACTGAGCTTACCCCAGTTTGGAACCTGATGAAGCGGTATCACTCCAACATGGTGGGCCACCGGCTGCTCAAGTGAGATCTCAACCTCGGACGACGAGCCGAAAAGAGTCATGCACTTCTCGGAGCCATAGTTGTATTTGATGCCGTCTTGACCATGCCAGGGAACCCTGGCGTGATTCTTTCGCATCTCGATGACGCGGTTAGCGGTCTGATTCTGAAGCCTGGCTTCGTCGTCGAGACCGTTTAGAAGCTCTTGTCGCTCCTCGTCCTCAGTCATCGGTCTATCACGCTGGACGGGTGCGGATAGCTCCTGTCGCTGCGGCTCTTCGTCGTAGCTATCCAACTCCTCATCTTCATCTTCATCTTCATCCTCATCCTCGTTTTCCTCCACGAGGATTTCCTCTTCCCTCTTCTTTCTCGCCCTACCCGCTACGGCTGGCTTATTCCTCGGTCGTCCCCTTCGCTTCATACCCGCCAGTGATTGATTCTGCTTTCGAGCCATATCGTCTCCTAATTAGGGGATTGGGGGAGCGGGGACAACTACGCCTTCCAAGACGGTCCCAGGTAGACGTGTCGAGAAAGCCGACTTGAAAGCACCGAGAAGTGACTGGTACTTCAAGTCGTCGGTAGGGTTGGCCGCATCGAATTCTGCCGTGAGCGTGACCCGGATCGTCCTGAGAATCTGCCCTGGTACCAACTCGCTCGTCGCGTCGGCAGCCAGGGTGAAGTCCAAAGCTCTCTCACTCAGGATATCCACAATGGGTACAGCCGCGACTTTCGCCAAAGCGGTGGCGGTTTTCATCGGAGTTCCTGAGAAAGTGAATATGATTCTGTATTCAGCGTCCATGTCTATTCCCTTTGGTCCTTGTTCAGATGTCCCATAATTGCGTCAATGGCACCCTTGCCGAGAGCCGCACCGAGTCTGCCGAAGCCCTTTTCCGCCGCATCGTTTGCGGCAACCGAGCCGATTTCCTGCGCCGCTGCGGTGGCAAAGCCCGCCGGAAGTCCGCTTGGTGCGATATCCTGCTCGGAAAGCTCTGGGAGCCAGTGCGCAGCCTCCCACTCGATGCTCCAGCCGCCTTCCTGGTCGAGTGAGCCTCGAGCGACAAAGACGACGTCGGCAAGCGGTGAGCCACGACGCTTCGATTTACGCAAAGCCTTCAAGGCTGCCGTTGGCGATATCTTTGCTTTTTGACTCGACACGCTTCTTGCTCCTTGTATAGCTCTCGCATCTTGGACGAGTCCTCGTCCATGTACCGTCGCCTAATAGCCATCTCGATCACTGCGGATCTCGTGAGCCCTCCATTGATTGCGCAAAGCATGTCCAGCATTCGCTCAGCCGCTACGCTTATACGAATCTGGATCTTCGACTTTGACTTCCTTGGCTTGGCGAATAGCTCATCACTGAGATTCGACATCTGTCGCCTCTTGTTGGCTATCCGAATCTACGGCTTGCTCCTCGAGTTCATTTTGCATGATGAGGTATTCAAACCGCATGTCGTCCGTGATGGGGATCTTTGCGAGAAACGCGATCTTGTCGATATGCGCCTGCCATGCCTGTTCGCAGTATTTCTTCTGTGCCATATATCCGACCATTTCCTGCTCGTATTGCTGGTAGGCGATGGCGAAGTCTTCCCTGCTACCGAACTGAGTCAGAGTCGGCTCTTCCGGCTCACTGGGAGGCCCCTTCTCGCCCGAATCCTTGTCGGGTAGGCAGATGAACCTGACGAATTGCGTCACATCCTGCTCCTCGCCCTCTCCGGTAATCTCCTCGACAAGCTCGATGGCTGCGATTAGGAATGGCTCGACGGTATATCCGGGTGGGACCGGGAGGTGTTGACCGATCGCGTAGACAGAGTTGGGAGTTACGATTCGAACTAGCTGCATGCTACAATTCCTTTCCGTTGGGACGCCCGCGAGCATCTCCCGCGAAATGTCCGTCCGCAATGTTGCCGGTGGCACTTTTTGTCCGACCGGCGTACGATTGTTGTCCGACCGACCTACCGGCGTCAGATAGTGCCGGGCAGCTACGTCTGGAGAGCATGACCATGCAACAACCCCCCGCCGACCCGAGCCGCAGACCGGCGGCTCTCGACATGTTCGCCGTCCTCGACCTTCTCACGGTCGAGGCTTACGTCGCCGGGATGGCGGGCGGGGACAGGGCCGCGCCCGGCGTCGAGGTGTGTCGGGCCGTCGTCGAGGCGATGTTGACCGGGAACAACGACCCGGTCTGGGTCGCCGATACCGCTGCGGCCCATATCGACCATCCAGCGGCGTATCGCGCCGCTGAAGCTATTAGGAGCATCCTGCGATGAACACCTTCTCCTCCTCCATTCTTAACGAGTATGGGGTCGAGCCGACCGTTGCCGGGGCTCGGGCCTGGGCCAGGATCGGCTCAGCCGAGCGCAGGCCGATACGGTCTGCCGGGGCCTACGTCGGCGTTTGCCGAGCCATGTCCCCCAGCGCTCGCCACATCGATGGGCGACTCATAGCGGCGGGATTCGACCACGTCCCTCCCCTCGAATGGGTCAGGGGCGAGACCGGCATGCCGCCCCGCCGCCTCGAGGATTTTGTCAATTTCTGGGCCCGGACACAGACCAGACCCGACACAGTGGGGTCCTCGTATAACGCCACACCCGAGGTGGCGTTTTCGTTGTGGCAGGGCAGGCACTGGACCTTCGCCTTGGCCGTGCCCTCTGAGCACTGGTCGAGAGCGCTGCGGCCCGACGGCTCGCTGCGACGGCGCTGGAGCCGAAACTGCGTAGAGATTGGCCGAGCGCTCAGGCGATGCTCAGCCTCGACGTCGACGTGCGGCTTGCCGATTTCGGCTCGAGCCGCTGCGGCACTGGGTCGGCTGTGTCCCGAGATGCAGCACGCCGCGCTCCAGGGCGTGGTGAACAGGGTTGAGGCTAGGGTCTCTGGTCAGCCCTGCTCGTCCGGCGGCACTGCCTGCGGCCCGCTGCCGCTGCGTGGGCGCTGGATGGGTATGCCCTGGGAGCCGATGTGTCGCAGCGATACGGGCCAATACCTCAGGCATGTCGGTGAGGAACGGTATGTCGTCTCGCACCCCTGCCTCGACTGGCCCGAGACGTGCCGGGGGACGGGCGCGGACCGTCTCGAGCCGGTTAGCGGTTTCTGCGGCAGAGTCGTCCGCATTCGCGATCTCGACTGGGCCGCAGCACAGCGAGTCCAGTCTATCGTCTCTCTCGGAGACAGAGCCAGGCTTCGCATGGTCTATGACCGCCCGAGGCGATTCGAGCGGCTCCTCGACAACCTGGCCCAGGATCGGAGCAACAGGGTCGCGTTCCTGGCCCCCGCCTATCCCCGAGTGGATTACGACACGGCTCTGCACCTGTTTTTGGGCATGAGCCCGGTCGAGCTTAGCGGCTGCGTCCTATCGCGTCGCGAGGCCCATGAGTGGCTGCTCGACGGTGGCAGGGTCAGCCCGATCGCGTGGATCGTGCGAAACCTCCCCGACCTGCCCGCGATCCGTTCTGCGAATATCGCCAGGTGGCTCGTCGATCTGCATCGCAGAGGCGGCTGGGGCGGGCTCACTCGGACCCGCGTCACCTATGGCCCGGCAGAGGCTAGGCTCGAGTTTCGCATGATCGACCGGATCGACGAGATCCAGGACGTGGACCTCGTACGCGGAGTCTCTACCTCGGTCGACGATGCGTTTCGGCACGCCTCGGAGCGACTCGGTGCGGCGTGGCTCGAGACCGCTGCCGGGGACCATCGCGTGCTCGCGTACCCACCCGCACGCTGGAGGCTCTACCCCTGCATGCGTGCGCTGGTGACGCAAGCCATGCTGGCGAGGGAGGGGCAGGAAATGGGCCACTGCGTGGGTGGCTATAGCTACGCCGTCGAGCGGGGACAGAGCGTGATTCTGGCCCTCAACGTGGCGGGTCACCGCAGCACTGCCGAGGTGGCACCGGAGGGCAGGGTGATTCAGCACAGGGCCATGCACAACGGCGAGCCTCACACGCTGTGCCAGACCGTGCTGAATCGATTCATCGAGAGGAGGATCGCATGATTCTGATCACATTTATCCTTCTGCACCTTCTACTCCTGTTCTTCGCCCACCCCTACTATGGAGAGCACGATGATCAATAAGTCGCTTCGAATGCTGGCACGGTGTCCAGGCGTCGTCGCGGAGCGAATTCTTGAGCGTGCGAAGGCGGCAGAATCGCCAGACTCATACATTATTGCTTCCGTCACCGAACTCGAGACGTGGGACCGCGAGTGCCGCGCGAAGGCGCTGGAGGTCCTGTCCCGGCACAACTCGGTTCACAGCATCACGCTGGCGCTATGGATCGAGGACGGCTCGTCGGGGACCGAATTCGCTCGCAAGGAGCGAATATCTAGGGACTGCCTCTACCAGCGAAAGCTGCGGGCAAGGCTCGAGATACTCGACCAACTCGACTCGAGGACCGCTGCGTGGCTCTACAGTTACGGGCACCAGCGGTACTCGATCCAGCGAGGTGAGACGATGCGACGTAAGACCGCCTGCGCGCCCCGCAGGGCGGCATGACTAGTCGTTAGGTGGCTCACACAGCCCGTCTAGGTCTCGCTTCGTTTCTATCGCGACGGAGTTGGATGAATTCGGTCTCTCTCTCACGTCTTTGGTTAGTGGTTGAACGATTCGTAAGCCCTTGTAACTGATCAGGAGTGGCTTACCCGGATCGTATTTGCCGACGTATCCCTTCGACTCCTCAACAGGATCTGTATCGCTGGGCTTAATCATCGATCCCCCAAGCCGCAACCTGCTCAAGCGCCATGGAGGCGTCGTCAGGGTCGAATCCGAATCGAATCGCCGCCTCGTACCACTCGCTCTCGCCCCAGTCGCTGGTCGCCCTCCCGCTCGCCTTCACGCTGAAAATGAACTGATCGAACCTGGCCTCCTCGTCGAGCCCATCGACGGGATTGGACCTGGGAGTTTTAGAAATGAAACGGTCGGCCAGGGTGAGCAGGGACGAGGACTTCTTGGTGGGGTTCTTTTTACTTCTACGTACGGGATTGTGCTTCATAGCTCTGTCTTTCCTCTCAAGCCCAACAGTGTCGTCAAGGTTGGCCCAGTCGAGCTTTGCTCCCGATAGATCTGCGCCGGTAAGATTTGCTCCTCTAAGATCTGCGGACTCTAGACTAGAGTCAACAAGGATTGCCCCGGACAGGTTAGCTTCTCCAAAATACGCACCGTCGAGATTGGCCCCTCTGAAGCTAGCCTTCGATGCATTGGCTCGAAACAGATCTGTTTCGTTAAGGATCGCGTTATCGAACCTAGCCCCGGATAGATTCGTGTCCTCGAAATCTGCGCCGGATAGATTGGAGCCTTCGAAGTTGGCCCCGGACAGGTTCGACTCGGCAAAGTCGGCATTGGACAGGTTGACACCGGATAGATTCGCTTTTGACAAGTTGAGCTTGCCTAGGCTCGCCCTCTCGCCACGCTTTCCTTCAAGCCACAGAGCGTGAAGCCTGAGAATCTCTTTCAACTCGTTTTTCGTCATATCAATGCTTCCCATAGACGACGGGGAGTCGAACCACTCTCTGGTCCCGCTTCCCACCCGTTACGCCCCAGCAGACGCGACATTCAGTCTTCTTGTTCATGTCAATCGCAATGGCGCAGCAGCCCGCCGCCTCGTAGGCTTGCGTCTTAGCCGTGCCGTAGACCTTGCCTGGGTTCTCTCTCTGAACCTTGCCCATGTTCGTCTTGGAGGCAGACATGGGCCTGCCATGCGGGTCTAGGACGAACCGCTTCTCTCTCACATCGACGATTGCGTCGTAAAACACTCCATCCTTGGGAAGCGTCGCGATATCGACGTCGGTGGGATACATGGGATAGGAGAGTGGATAGGTCTGGGCCGGATTGTCCTTGATCTTGACGCCCTCTTCTCTGATATCTGGCGTCTCCCTCTTGCCCTGGATCTTGGCCCTAGCCCCACCACCGATCACGGAGGGCAGGTAGGCGGGGCAGGCCCATGTCTCGGGGCCCGTGTCCGAGATCTGTACCTGAATCTTGCCCTTTTTGATATCGAAACTGATCGTGTTGCTGCTCGTGCCTCCGCTCATGCCAGCGACACTGGGCTCTGGCGCGTCGAAAAAGATGCCAGAGGGCCGGATCGCGAGGTTCTTGGGGAACTTGCCTTTTCGCACCACTTCCTCGAGCAGTCTCGCTCCGCTGCTCGAGGTCCAGATCCGGGTCGGGGCCCAGAAGTGGATATCTTTCATCGACCTGACGATTTCCAGCCACATCCCCAGGTATTCGCGTGAGAAGAAGTCGCCGCTGTCGTGGATGCGGAAGAAATCGGGGTGCGGAATCACAGCGAGCTTGTTCGGGTCGCTCGTCCTCGACCGTGCCCTGCGACTCACGTCTTGCGCCATGCGAATCGCAGCTTTCATCACGGGAATAAAGGTGCCAGTCTTTACCGCATAGTCGGTCCACATCTTGCGCCACTGCATGACGAGGATGATACTTGGATTGCCGTAGCTGCCTTTCAGTGCGTAGCAGCCGTTGCAAATAAACCTCTCCTTGGCTTCTCCTGGAGCCATGGGTAGGGAATCGACGTACTCCTTCGCCGCAGCGACTCTCAGCCTTCGAATGCCAGACAGTATCTTGAGACTGTCAAGCGCCCCCTTCTCAAGCTCCATTCGCTCCGCGTCGAATCCAATCGCAGAGCCGGGGCAGCATCCGCCGAACCTGGGAGGTCCTGCGGGAAGGTTCCAGGAGTAGCAACCCATCTTCGTGGTACGGGTCAGAAGCGCACAATTTCTCACGATGACAGAGGTCGGCTTGTGAAGCTCACCGGAATCAGCGAGGTACTTTTTGATGAAAGCGTTTTCCGACGCGCCTTTGCGGTCTTTTCTCGCCTCGTAAGCGATATTGTCCATGTCGCGCCAAAGCACGGGTTGGTCGAATCGGAAACCGAGTAGACCGCCGCCGACTCTATGATATCTCCAGCCCCTGGGAGTCTCTGCGATCCGCTTTATCGCCTTCCACTCCGCATCGCTTCCAGGCACCGCCTTAGCGTGTGCCAGGTAGGTATCCGGCAGAATCTCGGCTCTCTCAATGAAAGGTCGCGTCCATAGCACATGCTTCTGTGCCGTGTTTTCTGCCTCTTTGCTCATAGCCTTCTCCACGTCTTAGGGATCACGATCTTGCCTCGCCGCCGGATCGGGTTTGGTGATATCTGCCAGGTCTTACCGCCGATGTAGGGTATCTTGGTGTCTGCCTTTCGCATGCCCATGCTCTTAGGCAAGTCCTCGTACAGGCTTCGCGGCGAGCCAAATTGTTGCTTCTGCTCATAGCTCAGCATCTCGACTCGCAGCCCGGCCTTCTCCGCAATGTCGAAGACGAGAGCCAATGCGTCGTAGTAGAACCTCTCGACAAACGGCTGCATCACGTCTAGCGCGGCATGAATCTTCTCGTCGGTGAGTCCCTTCGCCTTAAGTCGGCTTTGAAACTGTTCGTCGCTAAGCCCCTTGCGAACGATGGGAAGGTCGCTCTGCACCTCCTCGACGAGAATCGATTCTTCTGCCAAAATTATGTGTGAGTACCTCACCCAGCCGATAGTGAAGAGACCGAGTTTCAGCACGGGATGCGAGGAGCGATACGACACGTCTCGAATCGCTTCAATCGTATTGAGCACTTCCGGCTCGTCACTGACCAATGCCGGGTCGATGTTGAGTTGCAGCACGTTGTTGGGATAGGTGCTAAGTCGCTGAAGCTCCGAGGTCCACTTCGTCTCGGTAATCTGCCAAGTCATGCCGTAGCTATCGATTAGCTTCTTCGCCGCATCGGGCGTCAGCGTACCGCCACCTATATCGTGCTTGACCGTCTCGAATGCATCGGGGAAGGTTCGCTTGAAGGCGGCAATCTTCATCGGCTCGGTGACCTTGGCTAGCGCCTTAGCGCCTGCTCGCTTTCTGCCATAGACTGTCTTGGGCCCGATCTTATTTGGCTCCAGAATGGTTCCGGTGAGGTTCGCGCCCTCAAGGTTCGCTTCACGGAGGTTCGCGCTAGTAAGGTCCGCGTGATACAAGTCCGCTCTGGTGAGGTTCGCTCTGGTGAGGTTCGCTCTGGTGAGGTCCGCGTCGGTGAGGTTCGCGCCAGTGAGGTTCGCGTCGGCGAGGTTCGCGCGAAAGAGGTTCGCTCCGGTGAGGTTTAAGTTATGGAGGTCCGCGTCGGTGAGGTTCGCGCCAGTGAGGTTCGCGTCGGTGAGGTTCGCTCCGGTGAGGTTCGCGCCAGTGAGGTCCGCGTCGGTGAGGTTCGCATCCTCAAGGTACGCTCCGGTGAGGTTCGCGCCAGTGAGGTCCGCGTCGGTGAGGTCCGCGCCAGTGAGGTTCGCGCCCACAAGAATTGCGTTGGATAGATCTGCCTCGGCAAGGTTGACCCCGCGCAGGTCAGCCCCGGTGAGGTCTGCCTTAGCCAGATTAGCTTGTTCGCCTCCCTGCTCATAGCCTTCCCTCCAGAGTCTGTGCAGCCTCACTATCTCGCCTACCTGCTCCTTGGTAACTTTTCGGCTCATGCCAACCTCTCATCCATCTCGTCGCTGATAACTCGCTCGAAACTCGATCGCATCGGCTTGAGCCCGAACGGCAACTTGACCCTGACGCAGACATATTCGGGGTCGAGTTCGATCTCCCCCTTGATGCCCTTGGTCAGTCCCCCGGTCGATTCGAACTCGATCGCCTTGTGATCTTCGCGCCAGCTAAGCTCGAGGTGAAGCTCTTCCTTCAGCCCCTCGGCCATTGCGATGGTCCTGGTGACGAGGTCCTTGGTGTCGAAACTGTGCGGCCTTTTGATCTCGATGTCCATTGTAGCGGCATCTTCGCACCTATCTAGGGCTGACGCAACATTGCTGATGCAACAAAGCGGCAGGGGTCAATACGGGGTCAACCCGCAATGGTAACCACCTCTGTAACGATGTGGTAAACAGACTAATCGCCAGCCGTATCTGGTTTTTTGCAGCTACTTTAGCACGAAAATGTCCCACGGCTGTTTTAGCTCGCTCAATGTTGACTAACCCTGTTCACCGTGTTACGACCCGGCTACGAAGGAGATTGATATGAGTCTACACACATCCGTTATGACAATGCTGCTAGCGCTTCCGCCCGCTCACGCGGATCTGGACGAGCAAAACAGGTCAGAAAGGGTAGAAGTCATTGCCTCTGCGATAAGCCAGGCGACGCAGCGCGCCTGCTGCTCCGGTGCCTACGCGAGTGACGATTGTCCCAGGCTCTGGACCGGGTCAGAAAACAGTCTCGCCGCGCTTATCGTCACCAAGGGCTGGTGGGAGTCCAGGTTTGCGCTCAACGTGCATCGTGGCGAGTGCAAGCCATGGGAATGCGACGCGGTGAAGCTGAGTAATGGTTCAATCCAGCACCTGGCCAGGACGCCTTGGCAGTTTCAACGCACAGCCTTCTCGGCTCCCTTCTGGTCCGACATGGTTGGGACCGGCATAGAACCTACCAGAAACGCGGCATGGGTCGCGGCCAGGATCATCAGTCACGGAATGAAGAGTTGCAAAAGCGTCGAGGGTACCATCGCGTGGTACGCGACGGGTCGTTGCCAATGGAGCAAGGCAAAAGATCGCTACGTGACGTACAGAAAGTTGACGACCTTGCTTGCGTCGCGCCGCGAGTCGTGATAGACACTTAACCTCACCTCAAGCACTGCCTGCCGCACGAGCGTTACCCCCTTTCCGCTGCTGACGGCAGGCAGTGCTCTTTTGTTCCCGCAACGTTGCGAGTCGAACAGTGTCGGGCTAGCATGGCTGACATGCCTAGTCCGTGGAAAACGCAGTGTGAGGGCTACGTCAGCTATCGCTGGCACGAAAACGGTGCCATCGAGGTGCATGGCAAGGGCTTTCTCAAGCACGACCCGTCGAGCAAAGCAGCTAAGGGAATCTCGAAATATGTCGAAAAGTACATGCCGCTTTTCGAGAAGAATGCTCAAGCCCTGGGGCTACCGGTAGCGTGGATCGTTGGGATAGTCTTTGTGGAGAGCGGTGGCAACGAGTGGGGCTGCTCGCCCTGCATCCGCTTCGATAGCAAGGGAAAGCAGACATGCTCTCTCGCCCCCAACTGTGGCGGGGGCGTGGCGAGAGACGGCAAGACCTACTCGTGCTGCGCCTACGGTCTCATGCAGGTCACTCATCGAAACGCGGTGACATACGGCATGAGTCATGGCGCAGAGCTTCTCGGTAACCCCGAGGACTCGGTCAGGATCGGCACGAGGATATACGCCGACAACGTCAAGGCAAGCGAGGGCGACCCGCTCGTCGCGGTGCGGCGATACAACGGCTGCGCACGGACGACGTGTGTCGGCGGCAGACTCACTACATGCACGCCGGAATGCATCTTCGGAATCGGTGGGCAGGGCGGGTATGCGGAGAAGTTCACCAGGGCAGTGAACACGTTCCTCGAGCTTCCTCCCGGCCCCGTGGAGCCTCCAGAGCCGCCTCTGGTCGAGCCGGTGGACTACGAAGCCTCCGTGGGCTCCCCAGGCGTCCTGGGGCTAGCCTTGGCGATTGGCGTAGGCATTGGAGCCTACTGGTACGCATCGAAAAGGTTGTAGGTAACGGTCTACACACCGTGAACCAATAATATCACGATTCGGAACTCGATGCAAGAAAGCAAAAGGAACTGGTAACATGAGCAAGGTAGATCCGGCTGAGTGGGCAAATTACTCCGACGAGGCTTTGCAGGTAGTTCTCACCCTGCCCCCAGAGCGCATCGCCAGGATCAATGGGGCCTGGGACGAGGCTTGGTGCAATCGTCTTCGAAATAGCGGAGACTTCAAGGACACCTACACCAAGGAAGAGGTCGATCTCATCGTCTCGACAATGAAGAGATACAATCCGACACTGGACGAGGCGAAGTTTCGAAGCTACGTCGTCGAATGCTCCGGGGCGACGATTGAAGGCTCCTCCTCCTCGACTTGGCTCTGGGTCGGTGCGCTGGGCCTAGCCGCTGTCGGGCTCGTGGCCTACGTCGCGACGAGGAAGTAATGGGACTCTGCAACGACAAGTCTGGTTACTACACTGCCCCACCAGATATAACGATCTCGCAGATTCATGCCTGCTGGATGTTCCATGGCGCAAAGCCTCGGGGCTGGATCGATCTTCGCTTTCAATTGCCTCTGAGCGAGGTTTGGCAGTGGAGACTCTTTCGATTCCGTGGGCAAGACGCGCCGGTTGAATACTGGGACGAGATCCGCGATAGCATGCTAAGAGATGGTTGGTGGGAATCGGATCCACTCCTTCTCATACTAGGTGCCGACGGATGTATCACCATGGAGGGCAACCATAGACTCCAAATTGCTAGAGAAATCGGCATAACTACGATACCCGCTCGCATAGCAGACTTCTACCGTAAAGTATGTGGCAGCTACCCACCTGGAATTCAGCCAAGCACGATGGCTTTCGCCTCACAATACAGGCCAGAGGTTCTTGAATGTGACTACAACGAGTTTAGGCGAGCCATTGACTCGATGAGCGCAAGTGCGCCCGACTGGGATAGCTTGGTTGACTCTGTTGTCGAGTGGTGCAGAAACGGTAAGGGTCTGGACCCGAGACGAAAGTCTCGGAATATGGCTATGATACGTGGCTCCAAGTCTCTGGAAAAACGTGAACGAGCAAAGCTCCGAGAGATGTATTTGGAATGGGTCAGAGAACAAGTCGAAAGCATGATGCTTGTCGGGGTTACTTGGCCACTTCCCCTAACTTGGCCCAATGTGACGAAGGATCAGTTGCAAATGCATAGTGGATATATGTCGGAAGAGGCTAAGTCGGAATATCGCGCGGCCAAAATGATGTTGGGCAAGCGGAATGATAGTAAAAGAGTGAGCGAAAAGAGCGATAGAGCGGTGGACGAGATAATGCGTCTACTGTCGGGGAGGTGACATGACCTCGATCTGGCTCGATCGAGCGCTGGAAAAGCTCTGGCCCCCGGTCCAACTCTGGGTCCACTACCCCGACTCTGAGGGCAAGAGGGCCAAGGCAGAGCTTCTCGACGCCTACGATAGCCTTGGGCCGAGGGAAAAGGCGGCATACGACGCGGACGTCAGGGAAGCGTTCCTCCGCGCCCACGGATCGGATCGCGTCATCGCGTATCGACGCAGGAAGGCCAGGTCTGAGCCCATGGCTGGGCTCTCTCTGTCCACACTCGAGCCTGGTGCGAGGTCTGATACATACAGCGTGTCACTAAACGATGTTCTCGTCCACTGGGCTCAGTCCGAAATGCCGCTATCGAGCCGCGCCTATGGCCATGAGAAGGAGATCATCTTGAGACGCGACGCTGAGCCGGTCCCAGTAGGTGAGGTGAAAGAAAACCCGACCCTGCTACCCGGCTCCAAAATCGTCGAGATTCTGTCCGTCATCGATACGAGAGAGTACGAGGAGGTCGCCGACGGCGTGTTCAAGCCGATCGCGGGCAGCGGCAACGAGAATGAATGCGCGAGATGCGGCAGGATGCACGAGGTACACGCCCATGTCAGGCTCGAGAGCGGGGAGACCGCCGTTGTCGGCACGGGATGCATGCGAGGCGAGAGCGTCGAGACTACCAAAGCCGTCACCAAGGCTGCCAATGCCGCCAAGCGGCTGGCAGCGCTCAAGGCCGAGTACAAGAAGCTGACCGAGGAGCTTGCGGCCTGGGACGCGGCTTGGGAAGAGGTCCTGAGCCTGACACCACCCGAGCCGGTCAGGGCGATGCATAGGTGGCAGAAAGGTGAGGAAGTCATCCGAATAGGTGATGCTGTCCTGTTCGTACGGCATATACGAGGTCCTGAGCCGACGAGGGGCGAGATGGATGGCCTGATCCACGACTGGAGACTGAAACGGATGGAAGCTACCGGTCTCAGGCATCCCGCGCAGGTAGCGTCGTACCTGAAAGAGGTTGAGAAGCGGATCAGAAAGCTGATTCCTCCCCCGCAGCTATGACCCGATCCTGCTCAAGCAGCGCGTCCAGTACCTGCCTGGGGCCATGTCTGCGCAGATACTCGTAGACGCACTTCTTGGCCCTCTCATCGGCATCCTCGACACCGTCAGCCTCCATAATCGCGATTCGCTCCTCGACGAGATGCTTACCCTCATCGAGCGGAGTCGTGACGTTGTCGGCCATGAAAAAGTCTATGTCAGCCATGTACCATCTCCAGTTCCGGCTCGTCATCGATCCCCGTACCGATCCATATCCAGGTCGTTGAATCTCCAGGATATGACTCATTCACCTTCACCCAGAGATATCCCAATGCGCGAAGCTTTTCCATCGCGACTACACTGCCTGGTAGCCACTCATCTAGCCCTATGGCTCCTGGGTCCGACATGTCGAGAAGGAAAGTTGCCTGCCTCGTCGTCATATCTGTCCAGTCCAACACAGATTCTTTACGATAGTCGATCTTGGCTCGGTACAGCCTGTTACCACCATAGCCACGGTTCGACGCCTTGGCAACGGATCTATCCTCGGCGAAGCAGTATCCGGTGTCCACGTAGTCATCACTAGCGGCTCGCCACAGCGTTTTCCTCATCTCGTCCTCCTTGACCCCAGGGTCAAGTCGTGCATTTTGATCAAGTACAGCGTCCCCGGCAGGACTCGAACCTGCAAATTGCGGTTTAGGAAACCGCTGCTCTATCCATTGAGCTACGGAGACTTACGTTACGACTTATACGAATTCATCCCCAGTGCTGCTCAGTACAATCGGACTCTGGCTCGCCTTTCGGATCTGAGAGATCAATCCTCGCAGTTCTGGTTCGCCTAGCTCTGCTTTTACCACATGCTGAGCCTCCCTGACCCAGCTAAAGGAGTAGACCGGCCTTGCCACGACTCCCGAGCCTGTCGCCGTCCCATCGTATCGCTTGTCCACGCCTATCGGAGGCAAGCCGTCGTCGAGAATGCATGCTTTGGGGAACATGCCCATGGGCATCTTGAGCAGATCCGAGAGTTGAGACTCGAGCCCCATGGCGACGCTGGGACGCATCGCCCAGACATAGGGAGTGTTGACCCAGGATAGAAGCACCATTTGGCCGGAACGCTTCACGCTAATCATTCTGCCCGCCTTAGTTCGGTTTACTGCCAGGGTCTTCGTTGCGGTACGGTACACCGATTGCTGGCGTGGCCCGCATATACACAACGAATAGCTTGTTCAGCGAGTCAATCATCACGGCTCGCTGCGTCTCTGTCATGTATCCGACAATCACTCCTAGTGCTGCTAGGCCCGCCATGTCTATGACGGAACCACGCCTGTCTTCAAACCTCCGTTTCGTTCGCTTGACGCTATAGCCGTGTCTCTTTAGGTACGCGATGAGTAGCTTGTCTAACATGAATCCTCCATGTCCGCAAGATTTGGTCGCGGGGGGTAGGGGTCCAGGGTCAAATCTCGCGATCCGGCTCGTCACTCTCCTCGACAGCCTTCTGTACACCATGTATCGCGTGGATGCTAAGGTCGATTGTGGCCTTTTTGTAGCCGATCCGCTGCATCTGGGCCCGAATCTCCTCTATCTGCGCTGGTCCCAGTCTATGCCAGGGGAAAGAGACGAGATCTTCCGGCGCGCGAAGCAGGCGCGTCACCCGCAGCAGCGCGCTGCGCATGCTCGCCGCTCCGTTGCGGCTCAGTTTCCCGAGGTAGATTTCGACCTGGGACCGCTGGAGAGGTGACTTGACTCTGCGTCGTTTATCGGACACAATAACGTCTCCTAGCTATCTGTCCGATAAGGGAGCATTATCGGACACAACCTCGTTTTGGAGTCTAGTATGTCTAACACCTACATCGTAAAGCCTGACTCGAGCGCCGCGCTCGCGACCGACCTCGAGGATCTTGCGGACCAGGCCAAGGACTTCATCAAAGCTTCGAAGTCGAAAGCGACGCGCACAGCTTACAGGTCGGACTTCGATGCCTTCACCTCGTGGTGCCGGGAACACGTTCTGGTGTCGATCCCGGCGAGACCCGAGACAGTGGCGATGTACGCCGCACACATGGCCCGCGAGGGGCTCGGCGTGTCGAGTGTCCAGCGAGCCATGGCGGCGATATCGCAGGCGCACAGAATGGCCGGAATCGAGTCGCCAACCCAGGCATCCGTGGTGAGGGAAACCGTCCGTGGCATCCGGCGCAGCCTCGGCGTGAAGCCGAACAAGAAGGCCCCCGTCACGATCGACGAGCTTCGAAAGATGGTCGCGACTCGCCCACAGACCCTGCTCGGCCTGCGAGACCGCGCGCTGCTTCTGCTCGGCTTCAGCGGCGCGTTTCGCCGCTCCGAGCTTGCCGCGCTCGACCATGCCGACCTGGATTTTGTCGCCGAGGGCGTCGTCGTCACGGTGCGTCGCAGCAAAACCGATCAGGAAGGCGAGGGGCTCGAGAAGGCGATTCCCTACGCCATGGACCAGACCATGTGCCCGGTCCTTACGCTTCAGTCCTGGCTCGACGCGGCTGGAACGAGTGATGGTCCCGTGTTTCCGAGCATCGATCGCGGCGACAACCTGTCTGGACGCATGAGCGACAGGGCCGTGGCAAGGACCGTGCAGAGAGCCGCGAGGCGCGTCGGTCTGGACCCGTCCAGATTCGCGGGGCACAGCCTCCGAGCCGGGTTTGCCACATCGGCCATTCTCGCCGGGAAATCGGAGGCAGATACGATGCGGCAGACCGGGCATAGGAGTATTGCCGTTTTCAGGGGTTATGTTCGAGTCGCTAATCTGTGGAAGAGTAATGCGTCTAAACTGCTTTGATGGGGCGCAGCTACCATACCACTGCCGCCGCCTGGGGGCTGGCCGGTCTCGACAAGCAAGATGTCGAGCTACTACTGCCACACGGGATCCGTGTTTCCTAGTTGATCTGTCACTCATGGGTCTCGACAAGCAAGATGTCGAGCTACTACCGCTACACTCGTCAAGCAGTTGGGACCTTGAGTTGGAGTGGGAGTCTCGACAAGCAAGATGTCGAGCTACTACTGCTACACGCCAGATAGGCCTCAGCGCGATCGTCAAGACCAAGGTCTCGACAAACAAGATGTCGAGCTACTACCGCTACCGCTGATGCAGACAAGCGTTTGACTGCGGCAAAGGAGTCTCGACAAGCAAGATGTCGAGCTACTACCGCTACCGGCTCGTCGCTCCCAGGGCGCGGCGCAACCAGGCTTGACAGGTCACGGCTCGACCCTGGTCTCGACAAGCAAGATGTCGAGCTACTACCGCTACCGCGCCTCGGTGAGGTATTTGCGGGAGACGACGCCGGGTCTCGACAAGCAAGATGTCGAGCTACTACCGCTACGATGACGATGGGGCGCGTCGCCATCCGAGATTGCCGCATGTCTCGACAAGCAAGATGTCGAGCTACTACCGCTACTTAGAGACGTCTTCGCCTCGGGCGACCCGGAGAACGTCTCGACAAGCAAGATGTCGAGCTACTACCGCTACGACCGGGTTCGAATTTCGCATCGAGGGCACCTCTCTTGTCTCGACAAGCAAGATGTCGAGCTACTACCGCTACAGGACAAAAAGGGGCAACCGAAGCCGGCACACCCGCCGTCTCGACAAGCAAGATGTCGAGCTACTACCGCTACGTCGGGCAGGACGATCAAGATCCCATCGACGCGATTGTCTCGACAAGCAAGATGTCGAGCTACTACCGCTACCATCCCGCTACCCACCTGGAAGGCGCTCGGCGAAATGTCTCGACAAGCAAGATGTCGAGCTACTACCGCTACGAGTCTGGCAGGACGCTCGCAATTTCGACGGGTTACAGCACGACTTGCGAGCGGTCCTCCAAGCCTACTGTCTCGGATCAATTTTCAACGACCAGGATCGGCGTAGTGCCGCAGATTCTACCTCATCTCTGAGGCTTTCGAGCGGTCCCAGCGGTTTCGGGACCACCCAGGCGCTCGCGAAGCTTCTCGTTCTCCTTTTCCAAACTCCTGACCCTTGCCTTCAGTGTCTTGTTCTCAGCCCTAAGCTCCCTATTCTCCCTGGACAGTTTATCGAACAGGTTCTCCTTCTGGGGCTTGACCCTAACCTCGGGGACGTAGTGCTTTCGGACTATCGACGCTGCGCTCCACGAACTCGGCTCTTTACCATTCCTGACTCGAAACTCAATGAGTTCTGCCATGGCAGATCTTGTTGCCAGACCGTGTACGGATCTTGACGGAGCATCGGGAGGAATGATGAGCAACTTCTCTGCCGCAGGGATACCTATCTTACGAATGTTGTCAATGCCGCCACACAACTCGACACAAAGTTTGAATCTCGCAAACCTTGTTGGCTGGGCAAGGTCACTCACATGGAGCACCTCCACAAATGTGGCCCACCCATACCTACCACCTACACCACTCTTCCATGCCGATTCGTTCTTTTCGAACCTGACGAGACCAGCCATGAAGTCAACCCCGGCCTCGGAGTATGCGGTCCTTAGCGCCTCGCACTCCTTTACGAGCGCATCAAATCTCTTCTTGGTCGCCATGTCTCACCTCACTGTTATCTATCGACTACCTAGTGTCGAGCTACTACCGCTACAAAGTCGAATTGCGCGGAGATATCGTCCGTCGCGTGTCTCGACAAGCAAGATGTCGAGCTACTACCGCTACATCTCGCGTCATCGGCTTGCTGGCTCGGCAGTTCCACGCGGTGCTCCGTCTCGACAAGCAAGATGTCGAGCTACTACCGCTACGGTCTCCATATAGACCGGCACGAAATACGAATCGATGTCTCGACAAGCAAGATGTCGAGCTACTACCGCTACCGAATTCGGTCGATATCGGTGCGATTCTTGGCTGGCGTCTCGACAAGCAAGATGTCGAGCTACTACCGCTACCCCCAAGCTCACACCTGTTGCACAGACCGTGATGTTCGTCTCGACAAGCAAGATGTCGAGCTACTACCGCTACCTGGCGTCTCGACAAGCAAGATGTCGAGCTACTACCGCTACAATGGGACAGACGAGGGCGGCAGGACGATGCAGCGGTCTCGACAAGCAAGATGTCGAGCTACTACCGCTACGATCGGATCGCGGAGGCCCGCGTCGCTGAGTGGTTGGCCGTCTCGACAAGCAAGATGTCGAGCTACTACCGCTACTGCGCTGGCCCGTGCCGTTGCGCAGTTTGACGCGCTGTCTCGACAAGCAAGATGTCGAGCTACTACCGCTACGGGTCTGGCAGGACGCTCGCAATTTCGACGGGTTACAGCACGACTTGCGAGCGGTCCTCCAAGCCCACTGTCTCGGATCAATTTTCAACGACCAGGATCGGCGTAGTGCCGCAGATTCGACCTCATCTCTGAGGCTTTCGAGCGGTCCCAGCGGTTTCGGAACCACCCAGGCGCTCGCGTTTACTCAGCCGCGACGGCGAGCATCTTCTCCTGTCTCCTGATGATTTCCAACACTTCGTTTTGCTTCCCGTCATCGTTGAGCATGTTCAACAATCTAACGTGGAATGTATCACGAGTCAGTCCGCAATGCGAGCAGGAAAACATATGCGCCTTCACATCTTTATTTCCCTTCTCGAGTCTGCCGCACCTGGGGCATCTCACTGAGCTATTCTCGACACTGACCTTCTCATAGAACACTCCCCTACCTCTGGCGGCATTCTTGATGCATTCGCGAAAGATGCCTGGGGCCACGATCTGGAGATTGGACCTCGACTTTTGTCTCTGCCTCTTACCAATCTCGCCCTCGCTCTTCTCTTCCTCTTTCTCCTTCTCCACTATCTGCTTGAAGTTGGTGCCGTCCACAAGTATTCGGGAGTACGTCCTCGCCAATCTGGCCGCGACGTTTCGATACGCATTGTTTCTTCTGCGTTTCGCCGTTTCATGCATACCCCCCTCAAAACGGTACAGATGCAGGTTCTGCTTCCTCCATGCCATCATTCTCTCGTAAATCTCTGCGTCACCCTCGAATCGATTCTTCTCCCACGTCGTGACTAGATTGGCAAGCCGCCTTGGAGCCCTCCACTTTTGCATGCGAGCTATCGCCTGCTTTGATGTCGGTGTTCCATCGACACTCTTATCCTCCTCGTCATCGATGTCTCTTGCCGTAGCATTTCGCATCCACGCTGGCAGCTTATCGATCATGCTGAGCCAAGAGACTAGCTCCTTCATCGCCTTGTTGAAGTTGTCGTCCCTGGTGCGTGAGATCTCTTCCTTCCTTCTGAAGCTGGCGAAGATTCCGCTCCTGCCGCCGTCGCTCTCCACGTTGTATGGGCTCTGCACGCATCCCTTCCCACACTCGATCTTTTCAACGATCTTGTCTCGAGACAGATCAAACACTCCGGTCTCCCCGTCCTCCGAGAGCCAATGCGCGACCCTGATCTTGTTGCCTTCCACTGCCCGCCATCCCAGCACTACGGCAACCGTGCCCCCTGCGGGCAGTGGCGGCTTCTCCGATTGCTTGTCAAGCTCTACCGTGATCTCACAGGACCAGCGCAGGTCTGGACCCCGCCTTCGCCTGGTAACGGTTACCCAGGTGATTCTCGAATTCGGTGGCAGCGGCCTATGAAGTATCATCGGCCACTTGGCTACGATGTATTCGCTCTTTCCCCTGGCGGTCCCGGCGACTGCCATGGTCAGAGTAGTCCTTGCCGCACGCCTCCTGTCGCACCGTCTTTCCGAGGTGAGCGCAACCGTGTCAACCGGATCGATGATAGCTCTATGGTCGTTGCTAAAAATGTCAAGAGGGATTTTGCCCTTGCCGCCCTGTATCTGCACCGACAAAGACCCCTCACCTTTCCACCGTTTGAATTCAGGGTTGTTGTCCTCCCTCCCTTCGTACATGGGGACCTTGGAACTCTCAAAGAATGCCTTGTCCACAAGTAACTTCGTGCCCCAGAAAGCCGGGGAGTCGTGACTGGCCTGTCTCCTCATCCTCGCCGCGATACCGTTGTTCGGTGTCTTGTCCGAAAAAGCTTCGGCTCTTGTCTTTTTCTTGCCAGTGCTTTCCTTGCCATTGATCTCGAGCATGCGGGCCTTTAGCGCTGGCGTGGCCCTCAACTCCTTGATCCTAGCAATGAGTTTGGCGATCTTTTCATCAATCGCCTCAACCTTTTCCGCGAACTCTTTGCTGGACCTGTCCTTGTCCGACTTGCCCTTGTAGAGCTTAGCCTTTTCCACGCCCAGGTCTTTGATTTGACCCAATAGCTCTCGGATGCCGTACTCGTCTTCCGCTGCCCGCTTCAGATCCCTGACCTTGCACTCCACGCTCACTAGCTCATTTCTGTACCTATGCGCGTGCCACAACTGCTCTTCCACCACATCCGCGTTAAAAACCGGAGGCAAGAGCCCATATTTCATCACCAATGGCATCGTGTTCCCCTTTCTTCTCTGCGTCATCTACTGTCGAGCTACTACTGCTACCTCGAACAACTCTCCGACCGTCACTCCGGTCGTATAGCTCTCATACCTCTCACCAACCTCTGTGAGACTAGCAAGTCTGATTCCTTTTGGCCACTCAATTGTTTCGAGCCGAAACGATTTCTCTACCCTCGCCCACTTGTACAGCGAGCCGTCGGGCCAGCTATACTGATGCCTGTACTCGATACCGTTTTGCTCCAGAGTGGACTCGACGAGACGCTCGGCTAGTGACAAAACGAAGTCAGCCCTCGCCTCTCTGCCCATTTCTTCGCGCCCAGCTATGTTGAACAGGCCACTGTAGCTAAAGCTCATCGAGTAGTATCTGTAACTCATGCCAGCCTCACGACACGGAACGGCAGCTTCGCCGCATCGTCAATCGCCATCTTCCTGACCCAGCGCTTCTTGTCTCTCTCCCACCGGAAGCCCGCGTCCTTGGCAATGTCTCTGTCCTCGTAGGGAATCTTCGCTTCGAAAACAGCCTTGGGACGAAGACCTCGAGCGAGCAGTTCCGAGACGTCGTGGCCGAGTTCCGCGACCCTGGTCATGAGTCGCGCCAGCATGAAGCAGTCGCCCAGCGCACGGTGCGGATCGACGACTCCGATCCCGTGGTCGAGACAGAGCGAGACGAGGCTCGAGCCGGGCCTTTGCTCGAGTGGCCACGTCACGTCGCCACACGTATCGATCCACGGCACCTTCGCCGGAAACGTGTCGGGCACCCATTGCCGATCGAAGTCGGCGTTGTGGGCCAGCACGGCTTCACAGCCACCCGCTCTGACGCCGACCTCGCCCCAGACATACTCCGCGTCCATTCCACTGCTCTGCCTGAGCAGACCCACCGGAATATGGTTGACGCGCTCCGCGTCATTGCCGTCGCTGTGGATGAGGCTCGAGAAAGCCTCGACCATCGCGCGGTGCCTAATCGAGTAGACGATGCAGCCAACCTCGATGCATTTTGCGCCCTGCGCCGGATCGAGGCCCGTCGTCTCCGTGTCGAGTATGCATACTAGGTCCATGTCACTCCGATCACTTTTCGCTACCAGACGTTGCCAATGCAACGCCCAGTGCCGATGCATCCAACAGGTTTCCCCGAAGGATGGGTTGATCTCCCAAAGCTCGCAGGAATATCCCGCGAGCGCCGTTGTAATCTCGATCCATTGACACGCCGGTCGATGCCGATCGGACAGTCTTTGCGCCACCAAGCTTGGCGTTGATCTCGCCGGTCCACGACACGGTCTTGCTCGTCCAAGCCTCGTTCTGGTCGAGCACGAGCTTGCCGTACTCGAACGCCTTGTGCTTCAGGAAAGTCTTGAACCGATAGTGCGAGAACGTCAGCATGGATCGCACCGACTTCGCGCGAAGCCTGCGCGCCCCGCGCCGAACCATCTCCGAGGTCTCGAACGTCGGCAGCACGATCACGTCGAAGCTCTTGACCAGAAACGCTGCCACCTTGTGGTGCAGATCGTCTACAAGGTTTCGAATCCTGACCTGCATGCTCACGATAGCACGCCGAAGATTTCGCTTCCGAAGACGATGCGTCTCCAACCTGCGCCTCGAAATGAGGTCATCCATGTGCGAGCACAACCGCTGAATCTTCCCGAAGTCGCCAGCACCAAGCTTGCCGCAACTGGACTCCGTGTAGAACGTTTGGAAGGATCGTATCCCTGGATCGAGAGCAACGACGCGCCCTTGGTTTTCGGCTACGCACCGCTTTTGCTGCACGGGAACGATCAGAAACCACCGCCCTCTTTCGCAGACTAGCCTAAGATCGCAATGTTCCTTTGGTACCTCCTCGACCATTCGAAGCGCCCCTCGGGATAGAGTCGGGTAGACCCCACCGTTTCGAAGTGCGCTTTTGGGGATGTAGCAGGACTGCACCGGGTTCTTTCTCGACCTGAACCCGACGTCCTGAAAGCCTCCCCCCTCCTTGAATCTGCGCTTTGCCGCCGACACGGCTTTACAGGCATCGCGCACCGCCACTGACCTGATCTGGTAGGGCGTCTCCTCGGACCAAGCAGGGAGACCTCGCAGCAGCCCCGTCTTGATCGACTTCCAGTTCGCCTTCGTCCCCGGGGTCTTCAGAAAGCTCACGGCAGCGTTGAAGGCGACGCGCGCAGTCCCAAACCACTGTCTGAAGATGCTCTCCTGCTGCCTAGTGGGGTAGAGTCGGATCTTCTTTGATTTGAGAAGCGTATCGTCGCAGCCCGTGCATTCGGCAAGAGAAGACGTGAATGATGGCGAGAAGATCGTCGGATAGCTCTCGCTCGGGGCTGTGTTCAACTCGATCGAGAACCAAGAGTTCGCCACCGTTTTGCTCGAGCATGTGGGCGATGAGTTCGACACCAAAGCGGGCAAGGCGGTCCTTGTGGGCAACCACAACCGTGAGCTTTGCTCCTCATGCCAATCGGTCCAGTAGGGAGAGCAGTCCTTTACGCTTGAAGTTGAGACCACTTCCGATGTCCTTGACGATTTCGGCATCAGGGAAGCGCTGTCGCATGTAGACAACCTGTCTTGCGAGGTCGTCCTTTTGCTTCGGGGAGGAGACCCTGAAGTAGCAGATGGTGGCGGGGGGCAAGGCGTCTTTGACGAAGGACTCGACATCGAAGAGCCGCTGACCCGCAGGGTTTCTAACGTGTTTGATGAGTCCAGCATCAGCGTATTTCCGCACCGTATTGGGGGCACATGCCGAGCGACTGGCATGCCATCCGTAGAGGGACGAGCTTTATGTCGTATGGTAGAGGACGGTGGCATCCGACTACCTATTCGTCAACCTTATTTCTAACCCGCATCACGATGTCATCGGGCAGTCCTATGTCCCTGGCGATTTCCCTTGACTTGCTCAATCTCCCCGCGAAAAACGCATCCTGCAGCGAGTTGACGATCGTTGCAGGATCGATTTTCTTCGCGCAGTCCCGGTCGATGACGAGGTTGACGCCAGGGCCATGGATCCAGACGTAGTCAGACTTGTCCTCATCCTCGAACTCATCGACCCTGTAGATCATTTCCATGCCAGCCTCCGGTGTGGGAGCAGGTTCTTCGGCCACTCTATTAGATCATTGCCTTTCCCGCTCACCTTGAGACGATAGATGTCACCGTCTCTCTCCCAGGTCCGCTTCTTGCCACCTATCGCTGCTAGGTCGGCAAACGCTTCAGGGTTGGACGTCACGGGTCGGCTGCCGACTTGCTTTATGAAGCAGGGCACATCGCTTCTCTCGCACTGCTGGGCAATAGAGAGCACATGGTCCAGGTTGCAGTCCCTTGCCTCCTTGCCCATCTCGCCGCCGATGACGACTTGACCGACTCCGGTCATGTCGATGTCGAGACTCGACAGTAGCGGCTCGAGCGAGAGCCACGACTTGACGAAGCCTGAAGACGAGTGCGCAGACATCCTCTTGCCCGCCACGGCTTGACTCTCGACGCTCGTGCCTTCCCAGACATTGTCGAGCGGCAGCGATGGAGGGAAAAGTGTCAGATTGGCTCGAATCCGATACTTGAGCGCATGCTCGATAAAGAGCCTCGAGTTCTTGACCCTGGCGAGGAGCTTCTTTCGCCGCGCCGGGTACTTGGTCAGGGTGAGGAAGGTGTGCTTGGGGTGGAGTGCCATGACGCCATAGACGGCATAGATGAACGCGTCGGGCACCTTGGACTGGAAAAGGTCTCCCAGGTTGGAGACGATGCAGATCTTGTGCTTGGCCCAAGCCGCTGGATCGCTCAGCTTCATATCGAGCAGCTTCACCTCGCTGAACTCGGAGGTGAACCTGCGCTTATGCAGAGCCTCGGCCCAGCAATGGTCGCAGCCCTCGCTTTTCTTCTCGCAGCCATGGACCACGTTGAGTTGCCGGTCCCAGTACGTATCGCTGCCGATAGTCACCACGGATGCCTCCTATGGTCCCAGGAGGCGGGAGGCGCGTTGCCCGCCTTCATCCAGTCGTTTAATGCCACGACAAGCTCGGCGAGTCTCACCGTCTCAGTATCATACCTGTCGTAGGGATCAAAGACGATTCGGGTCGCGATCTCGATCTGCTCCCTCAGATTCGCGTTAGGATCCATCACACTTTACCCCTTTCTTTCTTCGCATCGCCTATGCTCGTTCCACCACTTCCAAGGTGTGTAGACTCGCTTCTTTCTTACGCCGTCCCTTTCCACGATGCCTCCGACCCTTATACCACTTCCACACGTCTTGCACATCAAAAATCCGTCACCAGCTATGATATTTTCGCACGGGTCAACCCAGGCGAGTTGCTCTTCGGTATAGACCGGAGACGGCTTATCCGCTTTCTTCGCCTGCCTAACCATGACTACTTTTCCTGGTCAAGCAGATCTAGCAAACGTTTGCAGACGCGCCAGCCAAAAATGACTCTGTGAGCGGGCACGTCACCCATGTCGCAAATCTCGAAATCAATCTCATTGATCAATTTCTGCACCTCGAACATGGCGTCGCTTCGACGTATTGCCTCAACGACGTCATTCCAAGGATTTGGCTCAGACTCGACCTGTTTCATGTAGTGCAGGGCAGAGTCGAGCGCGACGGCGCTTACCCACTGCGTCGCAACGTAGTGTCCCATGCCGATCTTGGCCTTTTGCCAGACATAGTCTAGTTCTGAGCAGGCTATCCACTCTAGGATCTCTTTATGCGGCGAATGGTACGGGCAGAACTGGTATACGACCGGGTCAAAATCGCCAACCACGGACAGGTACCTCAAGCGTCGAGACACGATGACTTGGGACAGCATCTCTGATCTGCCGCGTATCCCCACGGTCCACCCAGCCGTCATGTCCGACTCGTTGCAGTTTTCGTTGGTTCCGAACCTGTCCAAGATCTCGTGTCTCGCCAATGCCTTATCGAAGGAGCCGATGATCTCTTTGCAGTACTGGTCTCTGGTGACTGGAGTCATGGCTTCACCCCAAGCGCTTCCTCGCACAACCTGACCATCTCATCCGCCTCTTCATTCACGATCGAGTAGGTACCGAGACCATACCCGTTTCTCGTCAAGATCATCCCGTTTTCTATCCTACAGCAACTCGGCTTAGGCTCCGGCATGGCACCCATAGCCTCAAGCCTGTTCCAAGTCTCACAATCCTCCCGCCACGCTTCCCGCTCCGCTTCCGTCGAACCGTCTGGGTCTGGAGCGAATCGCCTCGGGTCGCCACCTGGGAAGAATCCGTACACCTCTTCACTCGCATAGTTTTGAAACAGGTAGAGACACGTCTCGAGAGCCGACGACAGTTTCAACTCTGCCTCGTCCAGTCTCAGGCACTCACGTTTCCACCACTTCGCAGCGATTACCGCTGCTTGGAACCTGAGCAGGTTCCGGTACCCCACTATCATATTGTGACCCGTGATGACACGAAATCCGCCGTCGGGAGCCGTCAGGTACGCCAGGCTTCCGTCGGGAAGCTCCTTGACCAGTCTGGCAAGGCTGAGCCCAAACGTTTTGGACTCAATCGTTAGATTCAGCCTGGACGTGGTGTAGGGGATTGCCCCCTCAAGCAGATCTATTTTGTCACTGCCGTCGGGGGCCCCATATCGGGACAGCCTGCTGAGCCTCTCTGACCCAGCTAAAGTCTTGTTGACTCTGAGTAATAAAAGCACCATGGGCCTGCACCACGAGTCCTGCGGGTCCGGCGCGTCGCGATGCGAGCAATACTCGCTCCGCTTTCCACCGTCGCACTCGATCACGTACCACGGGCAGCCCTCGCTACACAGCGGCGCGCCACCATCGTCATAGATCGGCTTTACAGGCTTCACTTTGAATACCCATCCTTTGCCCAGCCCTTGCCCTTCAGAACAAAGCTGGTACGGGAGATGAGGCGAATCACATGCTCACTCGAATCGCAGATGGCGCACTTCACCTCTGGGTCCTCTTTGATGCCGTGCTCGATCTCAAAGCTCACCTCGCACTTGAAGCAGTGGTATTTGTACGTCGGCATTAGTTCTCTCCCGGATCCTATCGCTTCTTCCTTGATCCCCTGGGGATATCATTCCACTTGTCGAGCGATTCGAAGTAGTCGCCACCCTCGCCATCCTCCTGGTCCGTTTCCAGATCGTCGAAGCGGGTACAGAAGGCTCGAAACGCGGCAAGGGCTGAGCCGGTGGGGCCGTTGCGCTGCTTAGACACGATGATCTCGCACATGCCCTTCACATCGTCCTCGTCGGGCCAGTAGTACTCTTTGCGTAGCAGGAACAAGACCTCGTCGGCATCCTGTTCGATAGAGCCCGACTCGCGCAGATTGTGAAGCTGCGGGCGCTTGTCCCTCGCCTGTTCACAGTCGCGATTGAGTTGGGCTAGAAGGACGATGCAGACATTCTCTGCCTGCGCCATGAGCTTGAGTCCCCTCGAGATCTCCTGGACTACGTTCTCCCTCGTCTGCGACTTACCCTGCTTCGCCGCTATAAGCTGCAAATAGTCGATCACAACGACGGAGAGTTCCATCCCGTCCCTGTCATATCTCAGCTTGGCACGCCTGATGGTCGATCTGATGTCCTGCATCGATGCGACACGGTCGATGATCTGAATCGGCAGCTTCGACAGATCGTTCAGGGCGACGAAGAACCGGCCCACTTCCTGCTGGTCGAAATTGGTCTTGCGGTACTTGGAAATGCTCACTCTGGCGCTTTCGCAGGCCAGGCGCATGACCAACTCTTTTCGCGGCATCTCGAGCGAGACGAAGGCTGACGCCATGACCTTGCCTTCGTAGCTCAGTTTCCCCGCCACCGACTGCGCCAGCTTCATGCCGAATGCGCTCTTGCCCATGCCGGGGCGTCCCGCAACGACCGTGACATTGCCTCGATGAAGCCCACCCAGAATATCGTCCAGCCGCTTGATGCCAGTTGGCATTTCAGTCGTTGACTTGCCCTCGGTCTCAAGTCTCTTGTTTAGCTCAAGCTGCTTCTGGTACTCCTTGGCATAGTCGAGAATCGCGTCCCTGAGATCAACGGCTTCGCCGCCTCCCACGTCCTTGGTCCAGTCCGACATATCCTTTTCGAACTGCGTGACCAGTCCGGGGATGTCCTCCATCGGCGTGATGTAGCTTTGAGACAGGAACTTCTTGGCCGCATACTGCATCTGCCTGAGCCGGTATAGCTCGACGACGCGCTCCACCTCCCGGTACGGGTCCAAGACCGCAGGGGTGGAGATGAAAAGCTCATATTCCAGGTACTTGTCGCCGCCCGCCTTCTCGAGCCGCCCCGTGTCGAAAAGGATGTCCCGGATCGCGGGTAGAGTGATTCGCTCAGCCTTGGCCGCGATCTCCGACATCGCGGCGTAGATGATAGCGTTCTGCGGCGAGTAGAAGTGCTCCTCCCGCAGATCGGTGCTGACCTCGACGAAGATCGCGTCGTCCTCGAGGATCGAGGCGAGAATGCAGCACTCTGCCTTGACGTCGCAGGGCTGCTGCCTATCGCTCGGCGCTTCGCCTAGTGAGACAGGGGCCACCCGGTCACCCCCTTATCGTTGCCGCAATCACGATGAGGGACAGGACCAGGAAGAGACCGACGACTTCGATGGTTGGGCTCATTTCTCACAACCCTCCTGAGCCAAATGCTCCCAACCCGGAATTGGAACCCAGTGCCAGAGCGGGTTCCACTCTTCGATGCTAAATGCTGTCGGAGACTTGATATCCCTCGGATCGCTTCGACTCCACATTGTCAACCCCTTTCTACCCGCAGACGCTAGATCGGATCCCCACCTGGAGTCAAGTCAAAACGGGATGTTGCTGTTGTCATCCAGGTCGATCACCTCCACATCCTTTTTGACCATGAGCTTGACCGCTTTCAGCACGTAGAACTCGACGCCAGAGTTGCACCTGGCAAGCCTCTCGGCTTCCGCCTCGGCGGCTTTGAGCGAAAGGTGCCTTACGGTTGGCGTGCCACTTGTTGGGCTCCAGACGCAATAGAAGCTTCGAACGCTCATGTCTCTTAATCCTTTCTGCTATACACGATACCGATCTGTCCCGGCTCGTCTCCATACTGTACGTTGAGACTGGTCCCACATACCGGACATTCTCCCTCCCAGATCTCTTGACCCGGCTCGGGACCATCGCATAGTCCCTCTGCGACCCTTCTGATCGCATCACGTATATTTGCCACTTCACCATCGTTGGCCCAAGGGGACATTATCGCGTCCCCGATACAGACTCGATGCCTACCATCTTCAAATGGTATGCTCCTGATCGATTTGCATATTCGTTCCACAACGGCTTCACACCGATCATTTTTCATTTCGACTCCTATTCGGGTCTACCGGCGTGCCGTAACAGGCCGGGCATCCATCATGCCACATGTGTTCGTTGGCATCGAAGGGGCACAAGATGATGCCGCAGATCGGGCACTCGACTTCCACGCAGTCGTAGGGCTGATGCACGTCCTGAAGCGCTGTCTTCATGTCGTGCCGTGCCTTGGCTAGTTCCGCCACCTCCCGCTTCGCCTCATCAAGTCGTTTCGAGAGTGAAGCGACTTCTCTACGCAAGGCACGATTCTCGTCGGCCAAGTCGTAGATCCTACGTTCCTCGTCTTGACGTGCCATTTCATCATTTAGACTCGTCATCGCCTCTGTCTCCTGCCGCCTTCTCTGGTGGCGAGTAGATGTACCCGGACTCACTCGTAAACCTGTCGATCGTAAGGTCTGCGCACCTATCGGCAAAGGACACGCAGAACTCAGGGTCGAATGCTTTTGAATCCGACACGCCTCTAAGTGCGGCGAAGTATGCGTTCCACCAGATCTCTTGTCGTGTCATGACGTTCCTCCCTGGCTCTTTCTCTCGCGTAGCTGCACCCTGCGCATTCGCAGTTAGTTGGCGGGCATTCGCAAGCCATCATCGCGTCGTCGCGCATCTGCGCAAGCTCGGCACGAAGCTTGTCACACTCGCTCGCCTCAACACTTCCCTGCACTACCTCTTCCGGCTCGGGTACCGGGACTTCGGCCTCGACCCAGGACAGTCGCACGTCCTATGACGCCATACAGTCAAGCGCTGCCTCGGTTCGATATCACTCCTTAGTCGCGCTTCATGCGTCTCCCTTATAACTTCATTTCTTGCGTTCGCCTTCAGTGTACGTTTATCGGAATCGTATTCGTCTTGCGCCTCCAACTCAGCCCGCTTGTTGCGCTTGCTGTATATCCTCAAAACAAGTACGGTCATCAAGACTGAGACTATGGCAACAATTACCCCGCTCACAATGTGGCTCCCGTTGATAAACTTCCAAGTAGCATCACAGTCCATCGCTTTCTCCTTGCTAGTTGAGCGGATGTCCCGCCCGACGCAAGGCGCACACTATCTTCGGCTGGGGATACACCAATAGCTATTAGGTGTTGCGCGTATTCCTTGTACCGATCCGACATGGTCATTTTGCTTCCTTCTCCTTAGCGGTCTAAAAGTCCCCACCCTCAAACCGCCCTGAAAAGTCATCGATGCTAGCGTCTTCGTCGAGCGCATCCCCGGAGTTATAGCGCCTACCGTGTTCGTCGAGCACTAGGATAGTATTACCTCCCCCGACAAATACCATAAGACATTCTGGCATTCTGTCGCACACGTCCTTGAATTCCTTGATCCACTTTTTGACGGACGGATCCTGTCTCAGTTGCCGAACTCGTTTTCTCGCCTCGGCACTCATCTGCACTTCACCCCTTTCATGGCTTCCACCCCTTCGGCGGCTTCCATCCAGCCGCTGTAGCCTTGACTGCCCAGTCGGGCATCGGAGCGCCGCTGTTGAGTAGGGATGTGTTGGCGGCGAGCATGGCAAGTCTAGCCTGTTTCTCGCTGTCGAACCTGTATCCGTACATGTCCTTTCTGCCATCGGCAAAGGGTTTGGCTGCGGCGTCTGCCGTCATGATCTCCCAACGGGCCTTCTTTTTCTCGTCGCTACCACCAGTGTACTCGCTCACGTCTCGGTCACCAACGTATGCGCCGAAGTCCTCGTCCTCGGGCAGATACCATGCGACTCGCCACGCACCGTCCTGCTCGTCAATGCCGAGGTAGCTACCATCGTCCGACTTGTACCTTTTGCCTGCCATCACTCCTCCTCCGGGACCTCTCGGCAGTCACCGCTCACCGGAAGCATCGATTATCTTTGGATCCACGCCAAGCGCTTCTATGCACCATTTGATACCATATCCCTTTTTGACCTGTATCGTAGCAAACCCAACATACCCCATTTCAGGGAATGGACTAGGCGTGTCGAGAGCGATGTGTACCTCGTCTGTCCCACGAAGGCCAATTACAACTTTTACCTCTTTGATGGGTATAGATAGAATCATTTGTCATCCTCCGGGACCTCACGGTAGTCGAAGTCGAGGCACTCATCTATCTGCGTGGCAAGTTCACCGTAGATCCAGCCGTTGGGACAGTACCGCTCTCGGATCGCGACGCAGATCGCGCAGGTATCGTACCGGTCCCAGTATCCGTCCCACAGCCCACTGACATGCTCGTAGCGCTGCCCCTTGGTAATGGTGTCACCGCACTCGCAGCACTTGTGCGGCTTACGGGCCTTGCGCCACTCGACGCGGCAGATGGAGGGACGATCGCCGTCGTGTGTCGAGCAATCGCAGCTAATCACGCCTCACCTCCACGGCTTCTGACGATTTTCTGAAACGATGCGAAAGCCTTGGCTACCGCCACTGCGTTGGCCTTGGCCTCCTCGATCCCATCGGCTGTCCCCTTGTACATAGGAGCAAGCATTGGCCGGGAAACAGATACGCTTGTGTCAATGGTCGAGTAGACGCACCAGCCCGTGTCCCAAGCCGCAATCCCGAACCCGGACTGGACACTGTGGTACTCTCCCTTTGCCCTCTTCTCCCAAGCCATTTGTCACCTCAAGCTTTTCTCACCTGTCGCATCTACCAGTTTCGGCACCATGTCTCTTAGCTTACGCATCTGCTTCTCGAGCGTCTGTATCTTGCCTGCTTTCCGATTCACCACATCGATCTGGGCGTCCTTGAGCGTTTCGAAGCACATGCTGGGGTAAACTATGACCCTACCCTTGGACCACGGAACCCTGACGAGGTAGTAGCGACTACACATGCCGTTCATGTCGCTCTTCACGACCTCCTCTGCCTCGACCCTGACGATGCCCTCGGTCTCCCACCACTTGGTGACGTAGCGCTCCATGACTACCCTCCACTTTCCGGGTCCAGAGCCTCGTATACCTCCACTGCCCTGTCTCGGAGACCGTGTTCGGCGATGATGGTGTCTATGCGGCGAAACGCAAATACCATCTTCTTCTCCTCCCGCTTCGCCAGTCGATCAGCTTTCACTCGAGCCGAGTTCCAATTCGGTTGAGCAAGCACCTCTGGGGAAATCTCCTTTCCAAACCTATCGTATCGAAACATGCGAGTGATTTCCACCGAGAGAGTCCCAGCGTCAATTCTATCTCGTGTCGTTTTGAAGCAGGTATGCAGCCCCTCCTTTCTGCACGCCTTGACGCATGCCTTGAAGCGCTTTTCCGACTCCTTTCTACCCTGTTCATTGATGGTGTCGATCTGCTGCTTCAACTCATCGATCTTGGCGATAAGCTCTTCCCGCTTCGTCATGTCCCGGTCTCCAGTTCTCGCTCGTAGTACCCATCCTCGGTCTCGATCATTTCGCTGACCGGCTCGCCGTCGATGGTAAGGATGACCCGACCTCCTTCCCGCAGAACCTGCTCGGATTGGTCGTGCTTGACGTTGTCACCCACAAGCACGCTATCGCCCCTGCGGTCCAGGAGTACACCATCGACCCAAGCCATATAGCTAGCCCTGTCAAGGTATAGCGTCTTTATCATATCCAGGTCTCCTCGATGCACTCGTCGTCTGTATCGCTTCTCACGATCCTACTGCGCCCCGGTGGCAGTGAGACTCGAGCATAATCAAGTGAGTCGTGCAGCGTACAGTCAGCCTCGGCCCTGACGCCACCGGAGATGGATACCTGCCAGCGTCGAACCACCCATTTGCCGGGATGGTCCTTGGTTGTGGGTCTGTAAATCACGTATAGGTAGATCATCTATTCACCTCTTGCGCTATACTCCCGGCACTCGCGGCACATGTAGTGACCATCACCATCGCACGTCCCAGGTCCTTTACCGGAAACGAAATGTTCACATCCCTCGCGAGCCGTCACATTCCGATCCAGTGGCATGGCTCGTCTCTTCCACATCTTCGCCGCCTTCACCGCGTTGACGAGCCGAACCCTGCACTGCTCAAGGTCAGACATAGTTGTGAGTCTTATCCCGATCTCGATTGACACGGCATATCGAGACGAGCGCTGCTGGTCATAATACCACTGGATACGCTTGTCCTTGTCCGCTACCCCGAACCACTCCGCAACGGCATCGGCAATGTGCTTCGCCGCAACTGTGAGGTTGTCGTGCCCGTCGATTTCGCTTGGGCCATGGTGGGTGATGGTGACGGCAACTGGTAGCTTTGGGCGCTTCTGGGTCTGAAGCACGAGAAGGACGTCGTCGCGCTGCTTTCTCGCCTGCCTGGCCGTTCGCATACGGCTCAACATGGAAGCGTTCCGAAACGTTACGTTCGGCGAGACGAGTCTTATGCCTGGGATGTAGATCTCCATTCTCTAAAACAGGCTCAATTGCCCGTCCCCTTTCTTCTCTATGACGCATTGACCATCGGGCAGGTACAGTTCGAACGGCGACAGGTACAGCAGTCCTGGGACGTAGTCGGCATACTGCACGCGCTTTCGCTGCTTGTAGACCTTGACCCCATCGATTTGGCCCTCTTCGTAGTAGTAATGCGGCGTATCGACAGGCGAGACAGCCGCCACCAAGTCGTCGGGCCGAAACTCGACATAGGGACCTCTGCCACCGATCACGACGCGACGGTAGCTGCGGGCCACGAGGATCCTATTCTTGCCAGTGTACATGTCAACTCTGACACCAAAGACCGGGACCCTGAGTCGAGACTCGTAGTACGATGCCATAGCTAGTACATGTTGCTCATGACTTTCAGGATCGCCTCGGAGACCAGTTTTGCCTGCTCAGGCTGCATGGTAATTGTCGCCATGAGCTTCCCATCACTACAGTAGCTACGGATCTCCACAAGATCGATCCCGTCCCTATCGGGCCCAACCTCAATTCTATCTCCGTATTTGTCGTCCCAGATCTGGCACATAGGCTCTAACTTGAATGGCATATCATCTCCCTTGAATGGCATATCATCTCCCTATCTTGCGACTTTGCACGCATCCAGGCATTTGTCATAGCCGCTGTAGCATGCAGCTTTATGTGTCTCGCTCTTCTCAGCCGTTCCAAGCGGCTCGTGGAGGCAAGAGCTTCGATGGTTGCCGCACTCATTCACGCACGCCGACACCGGGTCCATCGAGCATCCGATCAGGGTGGCGAGCCAGATCAGGTTGCGCATCATGCCTCCGGTCTCGTTAGCTCATCGAGAACAGCGAGTTCCCCAGCCCCGGCTCCGTTGTCTCGGTCGTAAAACTGGAAGTCGATCTCAACGCCGTCCCAAAGCGTCACCTTGATCAATCTTCCACGAATGTAGTCAAAAAAAGGACGACCCCTGTCAGCACCTCGGATATAGGTAATCGCTTCGTCTAGCGTCATGTTCGACGGTGAGTATTCGCCAGTGAATCTCGCCATGGGTGCAACGATTTTGGTGTTGTTGTATAGCCCCATGAGAGCCTTCGCTCGCTCGATGTCATTTCGAAGCTTCATTTACACTCCTAACCTCTCGCCGCTGGAAGCGCTCTTCCAGTGCCAGTAGTAGTTGCAGTTATCGACCTGTAAGCCGTCTGAGTACTCGCACAAAACGAGTCCCTTGGTGAATCCGCTGTCGTGCCCGACGAACTTGAGCCGAGGAACAAGAATGTGAACCTTGGCGTGAGTGTAGACCCAGGCCCTGAACCATTTCGTCTCTATCCCGGCAGGAACGAGTACGAGGACTGTCTTGGATGGTCCACTCTCAAATCTAGCCTTCTTGACCCATGGAGTTATGTTTCCGTAGGGCGGGTTGCAGAAAAGGAGTCCTGCTGGCCATGGCCCACTGAGAGCATCTATCTCTGGGGTGAGGTAGTTGTCGCAGACATGGAACTTGTCGCTCGCCGCCAGGTCTAGAGTGATCTTGCCCCAGCGCCGCTCGATCGCTGCGATGAATTCGGGAGGAGTCCCAACCTCCTGCTCCGACTCGTACCGCTTATGTCTCGGCTCACTCATCAGTACTGCTCCACTGTTGCACGAGCTTTTCGAGCTTGGCGATTTGTCTTTTCAGTGAGGCGATTTTCTTCCGTGCAAGCTGCTGTGCGTGTGCTTCCGCTTCGCCACGGTCTTGGAAGAAGGTCTCGCCGACTCGAAGCTGCATGGGGTATCGGTCGGTCGTGTAGACGTACTTGCCGTCATCGTGAACTTCGACTTCGCGAATTCCAGAGGTTAGCGCGTACTTGATGTTGTAGCCTCTCATCGCTGCCTCTCCTAAGACTATCCTATAGCCCAAACGGCATTGTAAATCCGTCAGGCATGACCCATAGATGGTAGATGTTGGCGTCGTCCACGAGATCCGACTCGGGAGGGAAGATCTGAATGGCAAGCCGTTCCTGTCCCATGATCTCGTTCTTGACCCGCTGCATGTCGGCCCATGGTACATTGGTCCCGCCATCGTTTCGCCTGACCATGATCCGCGACACGATGCCCCATTCCGTAATCTCGTCCCGGCACCGGAAGACCATGTACAGGTTGTTGATCCAGGTCTCGTAGGCATCGCCCACCTTGCCAACCGGGCTAGGTCCAGGCTCAAACCTCGACCAGCCCTGACGCATGAGCCTGCGCCCATTCGCTTGACTGGCTCGCATCATCTTTCGGTTCATGGCTTTCTCACTTGTCCTCCTCCTCCTCGTCACTGCCCGCGTCGGGAGGTACCTACTTTTCTTCCCTCGGCTTGGTGAACATCAAGCCCATGGACATGCCTTCGGGTTTTTCGAAACGCTTGCGAAGGATCTCGTTTTCTTTCTCGTTCAATCCCGCAACAGCCGCGTTGGCTGCGACCAGCGTGGCTGCGACCGGGTTGACCTCTACGATTGACGCGGAAGGAACCCTTGGCCCAAGCGTTGTATCTGCGACCTTTCTGATCGAATTCGCTAGGTGATTGACAGCGTCATACCTAGTTGGCGCATCGATATGAAAACTCATGCGATAAGGAACCTTCTCCTCAACACCCTCTTCGTGCGCCACGACTGTCATAGCCACTGTGAACCTAGGCATCATTCATCTCCTTTCCGTTGGGTCGTGGCACTGTTTGTACTTCATAGCTTCGCCGCCTATGCTCCTCAAGGGCCTCTGCTGCTATGCCTCGTAGCTCTTCGCGGCTGAGATCGTAGTAGGCTATCGCTCGCAACGTTTGCTCCCACGCTGCGAGGCGGGCGGCGAGGTCGGGCCGTGGGCGGGGCACGACGCGGACGACACGCTCACCTGGGCGTGGATTGGGCCGAACAAAAAAGCGGTAGGCTTGCACCTGTTCCTTCAAAAAGGATTGCCCGCTTACGAGGTACTCATCGCCTCGCTTGATTACCCAGTAGCTCATGAGTACGTCTTAGCCTCCTCGTACGTGGCAAACACATGGATTCCATGCGTACATTCCTCGCGGATGTCATCGTTGTAATCGTCGGGCTCGATCCACTCGCCGAGGACGTAGCGGGTCATGACTGCATCACCGTGCGCGAGGTTTGCCCACTCCGTGCCCGGTGCGTCAGACGCGATGACCTTGGCCCGCGCTACCCGGCACTTCCTCGACTGTAGACATGACGTGCGAGGCGCATCATGCGGCACGAACAGTGTCAGGACTGCACCTCGAACCTTTTTGTAGACCACGACGTGCCCGGTGTCGGGTAGTGCGTGATAATCTGGCAGCAGCGCCCCGCTCAGGTTGGCCCAGTACAGGTAGGCCCAGTACAGGTTGGCCTCGTACAGGTTGGCCCCGCGCAGGTCGGCCCCGCGCAGGTCGGCCCCGCGCAGGTAGGCCCCGCTCAGGTTGGCCCCGCTCAGATTGGCCCCGCCCAGATCGGCCCCGCTCAGGTTGGCCCCGATCAGATTGGCCCCGATCAGATTGGCCTCGTACAGGTTGGCCCCGATCAGATTGGCCCCGATCAGGTTGGCCCCGATCAGATTGGCCCCGATCAGATTGGCCTCGTACAGGTTGGCCCCGATCAGATTGGCCTCGTACAGGTTGGCCGATGGCTCGATTTTGTACCCGTTGACGATCATCTCTTCGCCGCCTTTCGGATCGCCTTGAGCTTCGCCTCAAGCTCCTTCACCCTGGCGCATGCCTCGTCTCTCTCGCAGATGAGCTTTCGGATCTGGCGCTTGAGTTCGTCCTCGTGCATACGCTCAAGTTCGCCCAGTTTCGGAATCCAAATTGCCATCACCACCTCACCATCGCGCACTCAAGCGCGCTTTGCCCAAGGCTCTCGCCATCCACCACGACATCCACAAGAGGGCTAGTCGCTGGGTCTCCGTCTAGTTCGCCAGATGTGACCCATTCGACCTCGTCGTTCTTGTTAGAGCAATGGTGACATAGGCTCATCACTGCTCGGCGTTTGGCTATCTCGATGGCCTCGCTAAGCGATGTGGCATCGACGGCAGTGTGGAGCGAAATGCTCGTGTTGACTACTAGGACATAGTGACTCATCCCTTCGCCGCCTTTCTGATCTCGTCGCGGATGCGGCTGGCAAAGCATTCGCCGTCACCGAAAGAACCTATTGGGACTCTGCCAATCCATACTCTGTCCGTTGCGTACGATCCTGTGAGAGGTGTCACTGCCACCGCCGCGCACACCCGTTCGATTGCGGCATCGCGCCCCTGCTCTGCCGCTGCCTCCACCGCGTCACGATGCATGCGCACCGCCCGCGCCGCTGCCTCGTCTACGTTCATAGGGCCCCGGTCCTCGATTACGCGGAGCCGGTTGATCTCCTCGACGATTGCTGACACGTCCCAAGGTACGTCGCTGTAGCCGATGGCATGCGCAATGGTGAATAGGTCGGCTTGCAGTTCGGCCTCCCTTTGAGGCACAAGGTCTCCAACTCGGCGAGTTGTGACGTGTATAACCTTAACTCGTAGATGGCCCCATTTCTTGGCAATCTTCACCTTGAGACGAGCCTGTTTTTTATTCGAGAATCGATGCGCGCGAATTCTATCTCCCCAATCTCCAATTGCTGTGAGGTAATATAGCTTCCCCGAACTATCGGTCCATCGGACCAGCCAGTACTCATTTACCATCGCTTCCCTCGACACTCGCAGCGAAAAGACCAACCTTCTCCCTAATCTCCCCGAGCGTAGAGACACTCGACTCGTGCAGTAGCATATCAAGCATGCGACCGAGCGCAATAGAAATCTGATGGTACCAGCCTTGATAAATCCAAACCTCTTTTCCGTCTCTTGTCACGTTGCGTCGCTCGACGACGTAAAGCGTCGAGTCGGCCTTCCTCGCACGAAAACCTTCGTATTCAAACGACTCGAACGTGACAGAATCGAACCCGGCCTTGGCCGATTTGATTCTGGCGCATATCGCATTCAAAGCGTCTCGATTCGACTCCTTTTTGCAATGTGTCGCAAGCTCTGCGATAGCCTGCTCCGGTTTGAGAAAAAAGCCCTCACTGACCCAGTCCTCGTTGCCAGATTTTGAGACGTTTCGCCTCTCAACGACGAATCCCGGCCCAGTAGAAGCTACCGCGCGGAAGTTCTTTAACACGATCATTTTGACTGTTCCCCTTTCCTGCTCGAATTTGACTATACAAGCGATCTTCACCAGTCTAAGCTAGGGTGACCTACCATGCAACCCGAAAGTTCCGTAATCGGCAGCGTCGAGGCAGCAATCAGCATTCCTGCGGCGACCCGGAACCCTCCCGTAGCGCCTCGGCCCAACAGTCTGCGAAACTCTCGGCCATTGCAGCGATCTGGTTCCAATCGGCGAGGTCGAGGGCTCCACGGCTTGCCCAGTCCACCATGCGTCGGCCCAGGTCTACGGCAGTACCGCTGACTAGCCTACGGTCAGGCTTGATGCCTGCGGCGTGGAGCCTAGCCTCGAGCAGCGGCACGAGCGATGCGCCACGGACCCTGGTTCCACCCCCAACGATCCACTCGACACTCGGCGGCTTGAAATCTGGATCTGGTTCCTTCACGAGCAATTGATTTTTTGTGAAAAAAATCTCCAGCGTCACAGATCCTGAGTGAGGAGAGGAACCTGAAGGAGAAAAGAAGATTCTCTTCTTTTCTTTTGGGGTCGAAACCGACCCCACAGTGTCGGTTCCGACATTCTCGGTGTCGGTTCCGACATTCTCGGTGTCGGTTCCGACATTCTCGGTGTCGATTTTTTTGGTAGCAAACGTTGTGTCTACACGCTGATTCGAGCGAAATTTAGCCGACACTGCGGGTGTCGGTTCCGACATTCTCGGTGTCGGTTCCGACATTCTCGGTGTCGGTTTCGACACTGCCGATGTCGGTTTCGACACTGCGGGTGTCGCTACTTTTGCTGGCAATTTGGAACCGTTTTCTCGACACGTTGTTGGTGTCGGTTCCGACACTGCCGATGTCGGTTTCGACACTTTCGGTGTCGCGAAACAGCGAGCAAGTTCGGGGTTCAGATTCGGAATTTCGCTTAGAATCTCACCGATTACCTCACCTACAGAGAGGTTGTTCGAAGTGGCGTAACTAAGTAACGATTCGTTATCTTTAGATGCCTGAAGTGAGTCATCGATGACACAGTTGTTGGAACTAGTTGTATTCCTGATGTTTTTAGGTAGCGCAACACTGCGGGTGTCGGTTCCGACACTGCTGATGTCGGTTTCGACACTGCGGGTGTCGGTTTCGACACTGCGGGTGTCGGTTTCGACACTGCGGGTGTCGGTTTCGACACTCTTGGTGTCTCGTTTCTTCACCCTCTTTTTCATCCCAGGCTTCGGAGGTGGATCTTTTGGAGAGTCGTCTCGTCTAACTTCCCTTGACGAGGCTAGCTTCTTTCGCTGCCTGTATGTCTTACACTTGATGGTGTTGTCATACACCGCTGACTGTGCCGATTCGAAATTGGGGATCTCGAGTGTATCGTTGCTGACGCAGATGCTTCCCCGATCAATTAGCATCTTGACATAGGGTCGAATACTGTTGGGCTCAGCCTGTATCGCCTGCGCTATACCGGCAATGGCGTCTTCTCCAAGCTCAAGCCTACCGCCCGCGTCAACCTCTTGCAGAATGAGGGACATGAGACCCCTGGCATTCCATTCGAGAGTGCGCCACTTCGGGCGACGATCTTTGTAGAGTCGAACCCATAGCGTCTTGGAATAGTCAAGCGGCATGACGGCTACCTCGCCTGGGAAGTATGGTACGCTTTATGGTTTGCTTCGGCATCGTAGCCTTCCAGTCGTAAAGCTCACGAAGGTGTGTTTCCGCCCATGCGCCTTGCCTGGCAAGCTCGAGCCCGTCCAGTTTGGGAAAGAAGATCTGAAGCCAATCCGTAAACTGCCCCTGTATCGGCGGCTCGTCGCAGCACTGGGCCCAGAGAGAGAGAAGCAGTGAGCATGCCGCGCCTGGCGTCTGCGATAGCGCCACGACATCCTCTGTCGCGTAGAGCCGACCCAGCAGGTTTCTGGCCGCAACGGCTACCTCGGCTAGCTCCTCCGTCACCTCAAGGCTGGGGAAGCCGCCTCGAGCCAGCCTGAGAAGCTCGATGGCGCTGGGAGGAACCTGCTTTATTCTCACCCAGCACATGCAGACGCAGAGAAGTGCTAATCGCTGTTTCCCTGCAATCATCTCACCCTCCTCGTGTGCTCGAGGTCCGAGTCAATCTCGCCCTCGATCCTGTTGAGTTCTTCCCGCAACGAATCGAGTTCGAGAAGTTCAGCAATAATTAAGGCTTCTCTCGGATCTGGTGGCACGTAGAGTCTGCAAGCTTCGTGGCAGACTCTGGGGTTGTTACGAGTCGAGGCGTGGTCGAGGCACTCCTCGTACTGGTCACAGTCGTGATGGTCTCGGATCCGCTCGAATATATCGAACGCGATCCGTGTTCTTCGTCGCCTACCCTTTCGTCTCGCCATGGCTACTGCCCGACACTCGTCTCGGAGTAGATCCATTGCGCGAAATCGAGCATAGAGAGTTGATCTTGGGAGTGAAAGACCGGCTTTCCAAGCGCAAACATCTCGTTTACCTCGTCTTTCGCACCGCTGCTATCTGTCCAGCCCGGCACGGTAACCAAGGCGTCGCAGCGGCGACAAAGCTCGAGCGTGCCGTCGAGCCAAAACTGATCATCGGCAACGCCGTCCATGTGAGCCGTGTTGGAGTGGGGGATAAGCAGCATGGCTCCCAGCCTCGCCACCATCACTCCCACCTCCCTCGCCTTGAATATGTTCTGCTCGATCTGCCACTGCGTAGGCGCTCGGTAGGGACCCGCAATGTACACAACCTTCATGGCCCTTGCTCCCTTTTGTAGATTGGAGATTCAATCGTGTCGTCCCACTCCGTTATCTCGCCACAGTTTCTCGCGCCTAGCTTAACGAAGATATCCGCTAGAAGCGATCTGTGGCATCTAAATGGGTCGGCACAGTAGCAACAGAGTACCACTCTCGGCGAAGCCAAGACAAGGTCCCAAATCGGCCTGTTGCTTTTGTAGGACAGGCGCATGTGCTGCAAATAAGCCTTGACATACCCGTCCCAATCGAGTAGGCCAGCCCGAGCCTCTCTCGCCATGTCACGACTGGGAGCAAATGCTCTATTCCCGGTCTTAAGGCTTACGTCGAGCCGGTCACCTCCCGGATACCCCACGATGGCTGTGTAGACCTGTAACATGTCAGGCTACCCATTAGGATTTCGTGTGATGAAGTAAATCGAGTCCAGTCGAGACTCGGCAGACTTGGCCCTGACGCGAAGCGATTTAGCGGCTCGATGCATCCTGGCGAGAGCCAGGGCACGCTGGCGAGAAGCCTTTGTCACTCTCTCGAGTCTCTGCTTGAGACGACTGTTTTCCGCCGCAAGGTCTAAAGCCTGTTTAGCGATGATCTCGAATACTTCATGCCGAGTCGCGACGCGGGGGCATTCACCTTCAATATGCCAGTACAGCGTCGCCTTTCTCTCAATGGAGATGGTTTTCGTCACTGGATCGTTCATCATACCTTCTCCTCCCTCGGCCATAGGGTCCAGTACCTGTCCCCTCGCCTAAGCTCGATTCCCGGCACGAGACCATCTTCGATCCGCTTTACAAAAGAGGATCTCGCCGTTGCAGCGGTATGGTAGTGGTGACTGATGTTGTCGAATAGCTCACGAAGCGTACAGCCTGGGTACCTTTTGACATATCCAGCCGCGTCGCTGCATGTCTGCCGAAACGGAGTCCATTGCCCGCCCGGCTTGGAACCTGCGGCGAGAGCCGTTTTGTGCATCTCGCATAGCGACTTGGTCCAGGTCGTGACCGCTTTTCTATGCAGCTTGGGTCGAACCACTTGCTTCACCCTTGGGTTGTCGTAGACATACTTTGGCGGCTCCCCGACCTCGAACATGCCGACACCATCCATGGCAAGCACTTTGCGATGAAAATCGCTACGCCTCGTTTTTGGCCTGGGGACCGCCACCGAGACGAGATGCGCGTAGCCGACTCTCGCGCATGCCTGCTCTATCACCTCGAGGCCGAGCGAGGTCTTGGTCTCGACGATCCACACGACCGGAGCCTGTATCGCAACGATGTCGGCCCTGCCCTCGTTGGGGAGCGTGACCTCCTGCCACGTCTCCCAGCCCTCATCGGCGAGGAACTGTAGCACGGTGGCCGCAAGCTCTGTCTCCCTCACGCCTCGCCACCCTTGCTCATGGAGACGTACCTATCCCTGCCAGCGCAGACCGTGAGGCTGAAGTTGTCGTCTTCCCTCGCGTCAACCACGTAGATGCACGCTACGCCGATCGGGCATTGCGTGAGGTACGCCATCCACAAATCGAGCCTGAACCTGCTGTCCGCTATCAGCAACAACCACTCTTTCAACTCATCTTTGGTAACCCACCCGATCCTGGCCGGTTCCTCGTGAGATATGAGTATCACGATTCCGGCAAGACCTGGGCCGTGGGGAAGGGACATGAGGTGCGGAATTACCTCTCGCACGGCTGGGACCTTCATCTCGCTCCATGGTTGCAATTGTTCCATGTCTATGCTACCCTTTCCGAGTCGCCTCTTCGCTGTCAGGTGAAGGGCCACTTCCACTGTGTTGGCCGGTCCAGAAATGGGTCGGCCAACACTCTTTTGTCACTCTCCCCTGATCTGCTTTGTATACTTCTCCCAGTTCTTTTCAAAGACCGGACCACTGTTATGTGTCCTGTCCCACTCTTTTGCCTCTTCCTCAGTTGCTTGACGGACGCTGCTTCTTTTGACAATGATGTAGTCTGTAGCAAATGGTGTACTAGGGTACACTATGATTCCATCGACATCATCATCGTCATAGAACCCAAGCTTGCCACGGTGCTTACCTTTTTCGATATACACAACTCCGTAATCACCCTCTTCAACCTTACTCATGGAACTGTCCTTTCTCGATGATTGAATCAACCGGCTACGTTTGAGTCGCACCTATGGGCAGATCGGACACTTGCGTTGCTTGCCCACCTCTGGCTTGGTGTACTTGGTTTCGTTTCGAAACGAGACGCAGACCTCATGTCCGCACTCGAGCGTGAGTCGATACGTGGTCGAGGGGACAATTCGGTCTCGAGCCATCATCGAGCTACTCGCCGAGGTCACCTTCACTATCTTGCACAGCATCACTTTCCCCTTCCACAGCGACCCACAAGCGAAAGCTCACGGAGTATAGGGCCTCCGCATCGGCTGAACGTTTGCCGAAAGCTCGTAGTTGACATGGTATAGGACCTCCTCGCCATTGTCGATTATGACGCTGACATCGGCACCATTGGCAATGATGTCGTCCCTTGCTCCCTCATTCTGCTCAGAGTCTAGCCAGGCCAGTACGGCAGCTTCGATACTGAATGCTTTTACCTCAATAGGCTCCGTGCTCTCATCCCAGATCTTGAAGATCATCGTTATTTACTCCCATTTGTAGGCTTGATACTAAAGACGGTTTTGCCACATCTGGAGCAGATTAGGTATGCATTACCACTTCCGTCAACGGCATCGAGTAATGGGTCATTAGGGTGTTCCAGACACGATGGCTCGGATGTGATAATCTCGTTTCTACCCGAAAGGGCACAGGCCCAACACACACCTCTCCGTTCGCAGTCTTTGTAATGCTGGTCAAACGCTGCCCCAACTACTCCGGTGCCAGGGCACCCATTCTCCTCAATTACAAATCCTGCATCAGAACCATCCGGCACTTCGACGTCGATTTCGAAGCTGCATTTAACACGCATTTTCATGCCTCACCTCCCATCGACATACTGGGCTGGTCCCTGGTCGCGCAGATCGTGACAAAGTTTACCCTTTTCGATATACACAACTCCGTAGTCACCCGCTTCGACGCTCATTGTTCTATCCCTTTCTAGCCGCTTAGACGGTTATCCAACTCCGAATCGACAGGTTCAACAGGTCTCTGAGACCAAGGGTTCAGAGATGATTGTGGTACAAAGTACGCATTTCTACCATCACCACTATCCCAAAACTCTTTTTTCTTAGCGTCAATGGCCCTAATCCATCCAGCAATTCTATAACTCGGCGCTGTACCCACTACTAGAACAAAGACTGTGGCGTCATTGTCCTCGTCATGCACTATAAGTCTACCATTTTCTCTCCATGTACTCCTCACCTGCCACTGCCCAACATCCCCCGGCAATTTTCTTGGCGACCTACTATAACCTTGCCAGAACACGTCAAGCGCCTTTGCTACCACCAACTCTGCGCAGCATCCTTCTATGTCTATGTTCCACGCATTCTGAGGAGAACCGTACCTATCTGTCCAACCAGACTTCAAAGCGTTCACTCTTCGCATAATGCCAACGAATGCTGCTTGCATCACCTCTGGCATGGTGAGGTCTATCCTCATTGTCCATCTCCATGGCAGGTCTCATCGATCATTGCGCACCTCGCACAGATCGACCCATCCAGCTTCGAGCCAGCTATTCAGCCAGGAGATACGTAGAAGAACTTCCACCCGGGGGCAACGTGGTCTCCATCCTCGCTCCACCACTTATGCTTCAGTCTAAGCATTCTCTGAAGCAAGAGTTGATTCTCGTCCGGTCTCGGTACCATCTGTCCCGTAACTAGGCTTCGTACCAGCGTTAGCTCTCGTATCACTTCGCACCCCTCTCCTTCCCGAACTTCGCCAAGAACCTATCTTGCAAAGCATCATCTACTCCGTTTTCTGAAGTAAGGGAATGGAATCCTTTCCCCGTAATATGCTGCAATTCGGTTTGCGTCACCCATATATGGCTCATAGAATGGGACTCTTGCTAAATCCCACTCCAAATCCCTTAGCGATTTCGGTTCTGGAATGCTGAGTCGGCGAAGTCGTGCTTCATTTGCCGCATATATCCTATCCTCTTCCCTACGCTCTCTCTCCTCTTCCAGCCGCTTCCTAGCCTTGACTGGGTTTATACAGTGAGGGGCCTTTAGTGGACTATAGCCGATTCTGGACGGAGTCCGAGAGCTAGATCGAGAGTGAACGTCACGACTTGCTGCGTCGTTACATTTATCGCAGAAACATAGACGGCACGCTACCTCAACAGCAAACAACTTGTACGACGCGAACTTTCCAAGCAGATATGTTCGCTCATTGTTTATGTATTCTGGGTCGGAATACAAGTAGGCATTCGCATACCCACTAGCCAAGTACCACCCGCCGTCACCATATCTTGATATGACCTTGTCTTCCACAGTCTCACCACGCTTAGTCGTTATGCCTCTGGCGAGCCCGATCCAGTACCTTAGAAGTCTTGTTTGGGGCATGTTCGCTACTGTGTACTTTTCGGTTGGTAGATGGATGAGAGTGATCGGGTCTCTATTCTCTACCTTACCGCACAACTTGCAGGGAACAGGTATGATTTTACCTTCGTGCAACCAAGCATTGATGTCTCGTTCACCGTTGTCGTTGCAATAGGAGCATTCTTTGTCAGGATCTCTCATCCTCTCTCCTTCCCAAACTTCGCCAAGAACCTGTCCTCGACCCACTGCCGTGTCTTGCCGTGCTTCGTGGCGTAATCGACGAGCCGGTCCCATGCCGCGTTTTCGATCTGAAGCTGCTTCTCGGAGGGAAGCGGTCGAAGCGACCGGCCATGGACCTTGGGTCCCTTTGCCCTCGCGCCGCATCTCGGGCACACCGAGGTTCGGGTCCGAAACTTGCCATGCTCGATGGGGGCGAGAAGCACTTTGCATGCCGGGCATCTCCGCTCCTTGTCGCGACGCTTTTTGCCCTCTTTGCTCTCGCTGAGCCGGATCGGTTTTCCTTTGAGCGAGAAGGTCCTGTCCGCGTCGGGGCTGCCGTACAGGATCGCGTTTCCCGCCAGGTCGAGGCAGAGGCTGCGTCGCTTGCCAGGAAACGGTCTCGAGCCTCTTCCCACCATTTGCAGGTATAGGCTGACGCTACCGATGCTGCGGGCCAGAATCGTCGTCTCGATGGGCGGAAGATCGAATCCCTCGGTGAGGATCTGACAGTTGGTGAGGATATCGATTTTGCCCTCAATGAACCTGTCGATGGTGCGCGACCGCTGCCTACTCGTCATCTCACCCTCGACATGCGCGGCCCTGTACCCCTTCTGCCGAAACTCCTCGGCGACCTGGATCGCGTGATCGACCGAGGCGCAAAACACGATGGTCTTGGTGCGTCTCGCATGCTTTTCCCACAGCTTGACTGGCACGTCGGCCACACCGTCTCGAATCGCAAGCTCGGGAACGAAGACGTCGGTTGGCACCAGGAAGCCCTTGGAGATGAGTTCTCTCTGCCTCGCCGCCACGACGAGGTTGGAGAAGGTGGGGTGAAGCCCTCTGCCGTCGGCGCGTTCCGGCGTAGCGGTTAGCCCGAGAAGAAAGGCTCCTAGCTTTTTGCACTCCTTGGCCAAAGCGTTCCAATCGTCGCCCAGAGCGTGGTGACACTCGTCCCAGACCACGACGGTTACCCCCTCGGGTATCACCTTCATGTTTCGGACAATGGTCTGCACCGAACCGACTTGTACCGGCTTGTCTCGTTCCGCCTTGGCCCAGGGCGCGATGATGCCGGGACGAAACTGGAGCGCGAAGGACAAGGTCTTTGCGGCCTGCTTGATTAGCTCCTTGCGGTGTGCGACCCAAAGCACCTTGCCCTTGCGAATCCTAGCGATGTCGAGGGCGGTCTCCGAGCCCATGACGGTCTTTCCGCCGCCCGGTGGCATGACGAGGCATGCGCTGTTCTTGCGATGCGACAGCGCCACGACTACGTCTTTCGCTCTCTGCTGGTAGGGTCTAAGTTCGATCATTGCCCCTCTGCCTCAATAGCTAACCTGGCATAGTCGTTTCCAGACCTGTATTCGGGATCCGACGCGGCACGCTCCGCGTCCCTGTCTCCCCTGAGCCCAGCCTCGAACCCATCGGCCCAGGTCGCGGGCTTGCTATCGACGAGTTCCGGGAACAGTTCAATGTATCGATTCCACTCGAGCATGACTTTGTCTCGCCTCCTCGTAGATCTTGGCTAGAGTCACCGGAACCTCGTAACCTATCGACCCGCCACGGGCAAGCCTGGCGTAGACACTCATAGCCTGTTGCGGCGGAAGCATGGGTACGTCAATGTCCTCGAGCAGCCTGCCGGGTCGCATCATGGCACTGTCCAGCTTGAGCCGAGCCGCGTTTGTGGTGCATAGGATGCGGACGTCTGCGATGGTACCAAACATGCCGTCGGCCAAATTGAGCATGGTGGAGATACTGAGCATGTTGTCGCCCATCCGCTCGACCAGCAGCATGTCGGCGTCCTCGATGACGAGGCACGTAGGCTTTCGCTGCCGCAGCAGAAGCTCGGCCAGCCCCGGAGCGGTAAGGGACGGCACCATTTGTGACGGGACCAGGACGAAGCGGATGTTGCGGCACGCCTCGATCAGTCCCCGAACCATGTAGGTCTTTCCTGTGCCAGCCGGGCCATGGATGACGACGAGCCTTCCCGACGGCTCCTTTTTCGAGAACTGGTCCACGACATTGTCGAACTGGGCCACTGCCCTGGGCGTGTAGTTGTCTCGAATAAGCACATCGTCGAACGCGGCAATGCTCTTGAGCCTCATGCCGTAGCGGGTGTGGTTGAGGATGTGAAGCTTGCGCTGCTCAGCCTTGTCTCTACTCAGCTTCTGAATCCGATAGGTGTCGGCGATCTTCTTTGCCTCCGCGTCGATCCTGTTTACCCATGGGGTAAGGCCGAATAAGGCGATCGTGACGGCTCCGCTTCTGCGGCTCGTCACTCTCTGGCGCATCACCCTTCTGCCCTTTACGCGACGAATCACGCTCGAGTCGTTGTGCCAGGTGACGTGGGCGATGCCACTGGGGGAGTACACCATCACGTTGCGGTCATCGACGTCGTGGATTAGCGCGTGGCTTGAGCGCTGAGACGTGAGCCTTTTGACGATCCGATCCGACACCTCTCTCGTATCGACATCACCGTATCGCGTCGAATGAGTCTTGATCTGGAGACCGTCGAGCCCCTTGATCAATTTTGCACATGCGGTGCGGTAGACGAGGTCCTCGTAGTTGCCTTGGTAGAGCTTATCCGCCAGATCCGTGGCAGTCATGCGTGTGAATAGCTTCATCGCGTCCTTTCCTTTCGTTGCACTCACGTTCTATCTAGAATGCTTACCAGGTGCGCAATACACACTATTCGATCCCCATTCACTTTCAGAATTGCACCACACTCGTGCCGCCAGGACCCGCCATCTATCCTAGGAACAGGTGTATAGTTCAGACAGCTAGGGCATAGACTACTAGCCAATGGCGACACTGGCATAGTGTCGTCCCATGCCCGACCACAGTCCGAGCAGCGCATGAGCCCGGAGGATAGCGACTGGAGATTTAGATGCTCACATGTCATGCCACAGCCCTTGCATCCTGTCTCACCATCTCGACCTGCCTTCTCGTTGCGTGGTAGAACGCATCGACGAGAACAGACACCTCGACGGGGGACAGAGATTTTCGAAGCCCCTTGGGGACCATGTACCAGGCCCGCAAAAAGGCCGAGTCGGATCGAATCGAAACGCGACACTGGTTACGGACGATGCTTCTCTTGCTCATTGTATTTCCCCTTTTAGCACTAGCGCTGATCAATATCTTCTCTTTCCCATGTCCAGAACAGTCGATAACTACAGGCATCGCGAGAGCACGCTGCCATTGACACTAATTTCCAATCCCCACCGTGTGGTTTTACAACTTCCGGGATACGTTCATCAACTATACCGCCATTGTCGCAGTGAGCGGAGATATATACAGAAGTTGTGACACATCGCTCTACCTTGCTCATAACTACACCTTGGAGTGCTCGGACAAATTTTTCGTTGCCGCCATCCATCTACTCTCCGTTAGCGGGGACGCGACAATGGGAGCGGTTGTCCGCTCTTGACGATTCCGACCGCGTGCATGAATCGCCTATGGTAGGTGTCCTCTGTCAGTTTCGTGACGAGACTCATGGAAGCCTTGCGCTTCGTCACGACCGTGACTTCGGTATTGTTTGCGTCGATGGGATGAATCCATGCGCCCATGTACGTTCCCCACGAGATCAGATTCCACCCGCTGCTGGTCAGCATGTAGCCTTGGTCCCTATGCTCTTCTACCTCGTCCGCGCCCTCCCAGTGGAAGACCATTTTGGAAATGTCCCAAGCCTGTTCCGGGGTCACGGGATACACCCTCGTGACGCCCTCGGATCCGCTTTCCTTGGCCCTCACCACGTCGCTCATGGACGCGCACCCAGTCAGGACAAAAATCGACAGTAGGATAATCGTATGCTTCATTTAGTCCCCCTTTCGGTTTCTACTTCTCCTAGGCATGTCCACGACGTTAGTCACCGGCTCGTTTCGTTTCTCCGATAGAGCCTGCACCATAGTCTCCGCTCTCTCGAGGAGCTTGGCCAAGTATTCGGCTACCTTTCTCTGCTCGAGCCGGTTTCCCCTCGGCCTCGTCACCGTGACGAAGGGGATAAACTTCTCCACATTCTCGTAGCGGTTGAACTTCCGGCTACCAACGCTGATGCTAAACACGTCCCCCTTTCTCGCGACTTGCACGCAGATGTCTCGCATCGACTCTTCCGCATCCTTGTCTCGGATAACAGCGACAAGCTCCCATTGTTGCTGGACTTGATCACTCATCTGCATCATCTCCTTCACGATAAAAACACCACTCTTCTCTCGGTTTTGATACAAGACCGCCCTCCTTGCCTACTCGAATCAAGATGTCGCGCATCGCTGCTGCCCTCGCACCCTTTTTGAGTCCGCTCGCCTCTTGGTACGCATCTATCGCCTTGCTCAGACCAGACTTGCTAATCGTGATTGCAGCGTTCATGTAGCTACCCAGCGCCTTCTGAAGGATGGGAATAGCGACGCTAGGTAGCATGGTCTCGGTCCGCTTCTGCCTCGGGCCCCAGTACCTGCCGTTGCCGACTGGGATCGGGCCATGCTCCTTGACCCAAGCCTTGAGGGCCAACTCCGACTTGCCGACCATCGAGCGGATAATGGGCAGCGTATTTGCCATTTGGACCGCCATTTCCGTGCTGATACCCGGCTCGATTTGGTCCACGCTCATCCCAAGCAGAGTTTGCACCGAGTGTACCTTCACGGGGCAGGAGGTGAGGGCGGGGCACCACTGGCAGTGGTAACCCTCGACCAGTTTGACATTTTCCGGCGTGGCCGCGCAGATCCTGGCGTGAAGCTCGAATACCTGCTCACGAACCTCACCGAGCCTTTGCTCGTCCCAGGGCGTCTCGACGACGTCCCAGATCCCCTCGCCCCTGCCGACGTAGATGATCGCTGGCACAACCGTCTTGGCCCCGGTCCACTGAGCCGCCTTGACCGCTGCGCTCTTTAGCTGCCAGTTGCGCTCGACCGGATCGACCCAGGTCTCCGAGCCGGTCTTGTAGTCACAGACCCAAAGCACGCTGTTGCTGGGGCATGCCGGTCTATCACCTCGCCAGAAAATGGGCTCGGGCTCGGCGAAGAGAAGGTCGATGGTGCCTGGCGCGCCGACGCGCCACCTCGTCTCATACCTTCCCTGCCCACCGCTCACGCAGACCACGTCGGGCTCGCCATCGATCGACGTGTTCCAGGCTAGAGCGATCTCGGCTATGGAACCTTCCGGTGGCTGGAAGCTGAAGTGCCGACATCTCGCCATGGCGATGTCGCGCTCCACCTCGTTTAGATCGTAGTCAGCAACGGTCTGCTCCAGCATCTGCATCGCTTTTTCGTAGCCATGCAGCGCTCGATGCTCGAGGTGCTTGTGAATCGCAGACCCGGAGTCTGCCGGGGCCGACAAGTGCTCTACGGTTCGAAACACTGCCGGACCAAGGCACTTGGCGAGGACCGGCAGACCCGAGTCGCTGCGATTCGATAGGCGCATCACTCACCCCTCTAGCAGAGTCTTACCACGCATATCCGTTACGCGGTATACGCTACTACCCATCGCTGTTGCGTCACTTGCTAGGTCGAGTTTCCCCTCAACGACGATTCTGGTTCCGGTCTTGATAGGGCCACCCGGCATGAATTCACCATTGATGAGTACGCGCCGACTTCTCAAGTGGACCCCGGAATCAAATACGTCGTTGAGATACTCACGGAATCTCCAGTCGGACCAGCGAAGATGTGAGCCCTTGTAGCGCTGGAGCAGTTTGCGATTAGCCGCCCAGACGCGGGCTCGATACTTCCCCAGCCGCCTTCTGTCTCGGAGTCGCATCACTCACCTTTAGCTGGTAGAAATTCCCACTTGCCTACCACGTCGCCGTCGCGATTCGAAATTACCTTGTCCAGCGACACCTCGACGTCTCCGAACTGAGCCAGAAGCTTCATTTCGGCCATGACTGCGGCAGCTATGTCTTCGGGCGTTCGCAGCTTATCGTCGATACTGAGCCGAAACATGTTTACCCCTCTACAGTCTAGTCACATCTGTGACGCATGTTTGGTAGGTAGGTCTCGCGTGTTACCAGATTCGACGATATGGGCGGCAACGCCTCCATGGTTTCGAATTCTTTTTGGACCTTACGCAAGGCATATTGCTCGATCTGACGAACCCTCTCTCGGCTGATTGGCTCGCGAGTTTCCGCGATGTATGACCAACGTTCATCTCTGGGTCGCTTTCCCAGTGCCACGCCGATATCGCGAAGGGTCATGTTCTCCGGGTGTTTATGTAGTTCATTTCGCACGCAATCGATACATACAGCCTCCAAGCACTCCACACACCCGAACAGTAAGTTAAAGGACCTCTTGCAGTGACAGCACTGGAGAACCCGACCCTGTGGAAGCTTGATCGGGTAGAGATCTGCCATGCGCTGCTGCGTCACGCTCTCCCTGTACTCTTCTGGATCCATTGAGAGCAATATTTGCTCCGCTAAGCGGCTGGGAGCAGGCTCGTCTTCTACATGCTCTACATAGAGAGTTCCATTCTCCTTCCACCACTGTAAGAAGAGTTCTTTCCTAGCATCTCTCCGAGCCTGTCCCCAACCGCGCAATGTTTCCTTCCGGCACGCATAGCATGCCATGTTCTGCTCATACCTGTAAGCGCGAACGATATTCGAGCGAGTGCGCTTCTGGAGCGCACCGCAGGAGCATCGGCACAGCCACTGCTCCACCGATCTTCCATCTGGTAACTCACGATCCTCGCAGCGAGCAAGAATACGCATGTCGCCCACGTAGACCCCTGCTAATCGCTCTTTCTCGCTGCGGGTAACCATCAGTCCTCGTCCTCGAGTTCGCCCTCGTCGTCGATGACCTCGCCGTCCTCGGTGATGTTGAGCGGCTTCTGAGCCGGTTTCGGCTCAGGGGCGGGCTCTTCGCGGCGGGTCCTGGGCCGAGTCTTTCGCGTCGGTTGCGGCGGCTCGGGTTCAGGGGCGGGCTCGGACTTGGCGGCGGGCTCCGCTTCCGGCTCGACCGGCTTGGCAGCAGCGACGGGTTCAGGCTTGGCTTCGGGCTTCTCTGTGGTGGCAGTCGGGCCTGTGGATCCGGGGACCGGGAATAGCTCGTCGATGTTCGATCCCTCCTTGATCGCTGTGCCCATGCCGATCAGCTTTTCCAGATCGGATGCCGTGATCTGGTCCACGGAGGCTCGTCCGAGGGCAGACAAAACCCTTGCCTCGTCAATGCCGAGGTGCAGCAGGCGAGCGAGGATCTTCTTGCGACGCTGCGAGATGACCTCCTGGTCGCCAACCGCGCAGTTTCGAGCCGCCTGGTAGATCTTCTTGACGCAGGCACCGGGCACGATGCGAAAAATCGCGTTTCGAAGCGCGATTGACGCTGCCGCGTTGCCCGTCATCATGATCATGTCTTCGTTGTAGCGTCTACCATCCTTGGTCGTGATGCGACGGCGCGTCTCCGTGCTGATTCGCACGTTGGCCTCGAGGTCCCAGACCACGCCTTGCGCCACGACGTAGGTATCGGCGACCTCGATGATGCGTGCGCCAAGCTGCAAATTGCCGTACTGGCTCGCCACGATCTCAGCGAGGCGAATCGAAGGCCCCGTGATCACCTCGCCGCCCCTCGGTGTCGAGTAGATGCAGGCTTCCGCGATGGTCTGGTCCATGGTGGCAAGCTGCGTGGCATTCGACATGAACCTCGCGAGTTGCCTCGGTCGCTTCGCTGCCGCGTCGAGTTGCACCTCGATCTCGTCTCGGTTCATGCTGCTCGAGCCGGTCAGGGCGAGAATACCATCGTCTTCTCGCTGCGCCAGAGCCGTCGTGGTCCCGCCAACCCTTGGTTTCCCGCTGTATTGTGTCATCGCTGTTCTCCCTGCTCCACGTTGAAAAAGTGGATGTATGGCATGCCGCCAGGCATTGCCACCCACAACTCTCTCGGAACGCTATATGTTGCCAGCCCGAGACCGGCGGCGAGGCAGAAAAAAGCCTCTGCCGTGGCTTGATCCGCCCAGTTCTGCCCCGTCCTGTCCACGGTGAGGTAGATGGCAGTATTCCCACCTCCACCACCGAGTAGGAACGTGTCATCCACGACATCTCGGATCAAGATCTTTATCGCGGATCGGTTCGCCTCAAGCCTATCTCGGTGGAATGCGAAGGTCTGAACGAATCCATCCACAATCACCCTGTCACGCTCCTCCTCTCCCTGCGAGAAGAGCGAGTGTTTCACCATCGCATCGACATGTGCTGCGTAATTCATCGTCTCACCTCCATGCCCCTGGCGGGATCCACGATGCGGACCGGGGGGATTTGCCACATCGTGTACCCGGCCAGGGGCACAAAGCCCCCTTTCGACCTACTCGTCGCTCTTCAATTCGATACCAGCCTTGGCGTCGTCGATGTCGCCGCAGACCCACATGAGAGCCTTCAGGAACTCGGGATGGAGCCCCTTGCACTCGACCATGACCCGCTTGATCCTGGGCTTTCTGGGGCCGGGAGGCGCGCCGACCGGAGCCTTGCCACGCTCGGCCCTCGGCTTCTTGGCGATCTCGACTTGCTGCTTGCGAGGCAGTTCCGCGTTCTGGATCGCTTCGCCAATCGACATCTCTCCGGTTGCCACTGCCTTCTGCACCGGCTCGGGCGTCGCGCCCAGCTTGAGCCAGGTATTGATGGTCTGGACCGTGACACCGAACTCAACGGCGATGTCGAGCATCGACATGCCGAGCGCCTCGAGACGCCTGGCCTTGGCGACCTTGACCTCGATACTGTCGCTCTGCTTGATCTCGTTTGCCGCCACCATCATCCCGGCGAGACTCTGCTCGTTTTCGCGGGTCGATACGAGGCATCGGATCGTGATGGTCGAGAGACCGTGCTCGGAGCGGCGACGGTTGATCTCTCGCGCCGCCTTGACGCGTTGCCTGCCGTCCCACACGATGGGACGGTTTCCGTCCTTGTAGACCTTCACCGGCTCGATTACGCCGTGTTTCGAAATCGAAGCGACGAGCCGCTCGTCGATGGGAAGCTCGATGCGCTCATCCCACTGCGGATGCTCTGCGCCATCCGGTGTGTCGAGCCCGACGATGATGAGTTCGTCGGGATCCATATAGAACGTCGAGGATCCACGCTTCGCGTCGAGAGCCGACTTCACGCGTGTTATTGTTGCTTTCCCCTTTTTCATCCCGGTACCCCTTTTGTGTATGTCGGGCTTGGCCCGATGTGTGACTCGTCACGCTAGCACATCCGATCTCAGAATCAAACCAATTTTCATCGCGATGTTCATTTTCTGATCCCATTACGTTGCGTAAGCAAAGAGCGTCGAATATGATAGGCGTCATCATGGCGACAGAGGATCAAGACAGCTACGAAAGCGTCAAACGTTGCATAGATTCCGGTGAGTGCGAGGAGGCGAAGCGGCTCGCTTCTAAATACCTCGGGATCGACCCAGACATGTCGCAGGCGATACTCGACTGTGCAGAGTCAAGGGACTCGGAGGCATGCGCCAAGGCATCGGCGCAGCTTGCCGCGACAGCCGCATGCACATATATGACCGGAGGCGGCGGGGCATACCTTTGCAACAAATACGCGCCACAAGTCGTGGATGCTATCTGGCCTGTTTTAGGCCCGCCACTCGTCGGCATGTTCGATATCGGCTTCGGGTTCATGGGTGCGACATACGAGTTTCTGAAAGGTGTCGTCGAGTCTTTCGGAAAAATGATCGGCATAGGCTCGTCACCCGGCGTAAACTGGGACGATGTGGTTTGGAAACTGAAGGCTGCGGGCAGAAAGACCGTGGCGACCGGTAGCGAAAAGGCGATTGAAGCCATTGCCTCGGCTGACGCCGCGACCCGAGTCGAACTCGGTATGAGTGACGGAAGCCTTGGCACGCCGCTGCATGACGCTATCAAGAACAACTCTGCCATGAAGTCTGTTGTCGATAGATACCTATTGACTTCGCAGCGCTCCCTTGTCTCTGCGTTGAAGGGCAAGCCAGCGTTCGCAGGGGAGATTAGGGTGGCATGGTCGAAGCAGAAGCTCGATCCATCGCTACAATCTCTGTCACAATGGGTGAAGGGGGCAAAGCCAAGGCTTGTGTCAAGTTCGTACTGGCCGACCAAGGACGAGTTGATGCTCCAACTCTGGGGAGTGGACACTTCGAAGTGGAATCCTGAAACCGTTGCAGCTATGGCCAGCAGCGGCACCAGAGCCAATGCGGCTGACATGGACTTCGCCGACTTCAAGGTGGTTGACTCGAGCGGTAACTGGCCTAGCAGCGGCAAGAGCGTATTGGATCTGCAAGCCGCGTTTGGTCTCGCGATGTCCGAGCGAGTCAAGGCTTTGCAAGCCGCGTGCTCCGAGTCGGTGGGTGAGACGGTTGGTGCCGTGATTGCGGAGAAGCAGGGTATCGATCGCGAAGCGAATAGCGGTAGTGGTCTTCTATGGCTGCTGGGACTTGCCGGGGCTGGAGCGCTACTGTATGTGTATCGAGACAAGGTGTTCAAGTGAGCTATAGCGATCTTAGCAAGTTCTCGATGCTGCTGGGAGTTATCCTGGGCGTATCGGCGCTTGCCGTTGCGGTCATGGAGCCGCCAAAGCGACCCGGTGTCGAGCCTCCCACAGAGCCGCCTATCGAGCCCAAGAAGCTCCCTTTGCTCCGGGACGGGGATAGGGTCGTGCTTGCCGGTGACAGCCTCGCCGTCGGCCTGACAGGTCCGCTCGGATACCTGCTCAGGGAGGATGGCTACGAGTTCCGCAGCGTCGCGGTGGGCGGCACCAACATCACGCAATGGTCTAGACCGAAAACAACCGCTTTCAAGAAAATCGTAGGCACCGACATCATCCTCGAGTCCCGGCCTACGCTGGTCCTTCTCAGTCTGGGGACCAACGACGGTGCGATGACGACGAAGATGCTTGAGGCAGAGGAGGCCGCGCTTCGCGAGTTGATCCAGGTCATCCTGGACAGCGGCGCGAGACTGGTATGGATCCTTCCGCTCGCCTCGATTCAGGTGCCGAACCTGGACAGGGCCAGGTACATGATCGTTGAGAACATGGGAGGGAGACGAGATGGATACGTCTATGCGTGTCAAGTCGATGTTCCCCTTTCACCCGACAAGATCCACCCAACCGGCTCTGGCTACAAGATCTGGTCCGCAGACCTCTATCGCTATATGATTACCCCAAGGTAGTACGGAATCCTTTGGCTCTTCAAGACACGTATAGCCTTGCTAATACGCTTCCAGCGACGTGTTCTTTCCTTCCCAAGCCTCCTTCGCTGCCGCAAAGGAAGTGGACTCGGTAGGGGACGTTCGTAGATAAGATCACTTCGCTTCACGTCTCAATCCTCGATTACCCCGGCTCCCATGCGACTTGGGACACGCAGTCGATACTGACGTGGCCGGTCGCGCCACACTCGATACAGACAAGCTCAATGGTCAGTGGTGCCGGTGCGATGTTGGCGTGAACCGTATATCTCACATCGTGCCAGCCGCTGGAAGAGACTCTGCATCTCGAGTTGGCGTAGGTCGATTCGAAATCTGACGAGCTTAGCGTTCCGGTCCAGCCACATCTATCGCATACCACGCTTGGACAAGGCGAGCGACGCCAGACGAGGTCCACCTTGCCTGCCTGCTCACGAAAGCAGGTTCCGTTGCCGCAGTTGCACCGGATCCCGCCGCCTCTCGGACGCTTCGGCATGGGCGCATTCGCGCCGCACCGGGGGCATACCAGATCATCGACGAGCGGGTCTCCGGTACGCTTCCAGTACTTTACGCGACGCCTAGACATGCTAGCTCCCTGTCCACCATGATGCGCGATAGCTCTTTTCGGATCGCCACCTTGGCTCGATACGCAGGCATCTTACCATTGAGTTTTCCGCTTGGGTAAAGCACGTCGAGAAGCGATACGCGATATACCACGCAGACGCAGGCGCAAGCCTCGATGGCTCCAGGCACCCTTCGGAGCAACTGAGCCTTTTTGTCCTCAAGGTATCTGGAACAGTGGCAGTCGCGACACGTGATGGACCAGCCTCGCCCCTGCCGCTGCGTGACCACGGGCTCTATCGTAGAGCCGCAGTGGCGGCACTGAAACCCTCCCGGCCACACAGCGGCAACGATGCTCACGCCACGTCTCCCGCAAGCTTCTTTTCCGCCTCGTCGAAGATTTCGGCCAGGGTCGGCTCTGGCACCTCGTAGCGTAGCCTTTGAGCGCTCTTGACCCTGCTTGTGAGTCGAGAGGTTGACAGCGAACCAGCCGCCGAGGGGGCAGAGCGACATGATCCGCACATTGACCAGTTTGTTTGATACCTGGGCCTTGTAGATGGCCCCGATTCTGACCTCTTTCTTC